AGTTGATTTGAGACCGGATCAAAAGTGTTTCCCGATTGGTTTTCCGATTCGGGAGTCATTGGTCAGTGGTCAATTGTAAACTAATAATCGAATCGGTTCGTGCAACGACCGATTGGATTCGGCGCGTAAAAATTCTTGATCGATTCCGCTAGGGCGATTACCCCTAGCCACTAAGTTTTCCTGTCAGAAGTGTTCGATTCCTATGCTCTAGCATGTCGCTAGGGTATTCCGTTTCTTCCATCATGAAAGGCAAGTGTTACTATGGCAAGCGCAACCTCCCACAGCACGAACGTCAAGGTCGGCGAAGTCTTCCATCACCCGGACTTCAACAAGGCTCGCCTGTCGCGGGAAACGAATCCCACGAAGGAAGCCGAGTTGCACAAGTCCATGGTGGCGGACGGCTGGCGCATGAACGGCGACGGCGTCCTGGAAGTGGTCAAGATCAACGATTTCTGGCGGGACTTCGCGACGAAGTTCCTCCAGGAACGCTGGGACGGCCTCAAGGAAGCGGTGAAGACCGATTCCAAGAAGCAGTCGGCCCTGCACGTCTTCGAGGCCACCCGCACGAGCAAGGGCAAGCTGGTGATTCCCAAGTACATGGGCGTCTCGGGTAACACCCGTGACAAGCTCCTGGAAACCGGCATCACTGGCGAGAAGCCCCTGCCCGCGGTCAATGTCGCTCGATACGATGCCGGTCTTCCGCTGATTACGGAATACCCGGTCATCGTCGTCGAATTCGAGAACGACATGGAGCGCATCATCGCTCAGGTCTTGGAGAACTCCGGCAAACTCACCGGCTTCTCCAAGATGACGGAGAAGGATTTCCTCCTGGCCGCGAAGGAGATTTACACCGAGTCGAAGAAGATTCGGAAAGGCTCCCTCAAGGGCGTCCAGAACGACATCCGCCGTGCGGTCGGCGAGACGAGCGGGCAGAAGCTCTACGGCATCATGGTGCTGGACGAGCGATTCCCGAACGTCAAGCTCTTCGATCGTCTGACGAACCGCAAGCCGGAAGATGCCGGCTTCCTCCGCTACGGACCGATTTCCGGGCCGGCCCTGCCGAACCTGGTGATGCGGTCCGATCCCACGGAACTCGCGAACGAGAACGTGAAGCGGCGCACCAAGGGATTGGAGCAGTACGCGGCTCTCACGGAAGAGAAGTTGGAAGAGTTCCTCGGGACTCCGAAGACCAACGCTCAGAAGATCATGAGCAAGGACAACATCGCCGGCATGGACAACGATTTCCAGAACGAACTCATCAAGGAGACGGCGAAAGCCATCTACCGGAACGATGTCGATTCGCTCAAGAAGTTCGAGGTCCACTCCACGGTCTACAACACCGTCGCGTCCATCTGCACCCTCGGCTTCGGCCCCGACCTGGAAGAGATTCTGGTCGGCATCACGAAGGCCCAAGACCCCAAGGTCGCCCTCGCGTCCTTGAAGAAGACCGTCAAGGTCTAAGCCCATAAGGGCAACCCGCCACTATTCAGGCGGACTAGGCGGAATCGCCGTACACTACCCAACCAAGGAGATAGAAGATGAGTCTGTTGCATAGCCTTCACAATCCCGAATTGATTAAGGCACCTGGAATGGTGTACGAGATTTGGGAAGACGGCGAGATTACTCTGACAAAATCGGGTGATCTCTACGGAATGCGTGGTTTGCACACAATTGTTCCGGGCAAAGAAGGCGTGAATGTTCCTCTCCCGGTCAAGCGAGGGGAACACTCCAGCATGGCGATTGCCGATACTGACATCGCGGTCGCCCGCAAACTGATCGTCGGCGACGATGATCCGTATGCCACTTGCTTGCCGGGCAAGAAATACGACAACCCGAAAGACTTGCTCGACGAGATTAATCGCCGGAACACGATTGCGATGAGCTAACCAGGGGCTTCCCAGTGGTATAACTGGGAAGACGGAAGCGCCGTGCAGTCAGGTGAAAGTGATTAAGATCCGATCAATGCGGGATCGGCTAGGATGTTGCAACATCTAGGGTTGAAACCTTAGCCCGTGGTACAGTCATCATGGCGAGTAAATGCCAGTCCAAGGCCACGGTCGAACACTAGAACCTGACGATTCCGAGTCCACTCTTCCTAGGAAGTTGCAAGGTGGAACCATCAGGGTAGGAATCAGCATGGGCGCTTCCGGGTCCGCCGTACACTCAACCTTTAGGAGATTCAGTCATGTACGTCATCGTGATCGATTTCGGCGACGGTCAAGTGGAAGTCCTCTCGACGAGTGTCGAGAAAAAGGCTCAGCGAATTTACAGCATCGCCCGGATCGTCTTCCCTTCGGCTCGAATCGAAGTCTACCTCGTCAGCCGAGTCATGTGAAACCAGGGGCTTCCCAGTGGTCAATAACTGGGAAGACGGAAGCGCCGTATGCCGAGAGATTCAAGAGCATCGTCCCCTGTCACACCAGTTGGGACCATACACCTTCGAGCCTAGCGTTGATTGCCGAGTACAATGGGCCATAGCCAAAGCGGTCGATTCAACACCGACACGAGGCTAAGACGTGCCAACCTAGCGGAATCGTTAAGACGCTAACCAACAAGGTCACTGTGGTTCATTCTAGACAGCTGGCGACGTGTTCACGATGACATCGCACCACAGGAATCAACAGCGACCAAAGTCTGGACCTAGTGATTCTAGCAAAGGACACGGCTGGCATGTGGTTAAGCATCTCGGCTCTTCCGGGTCCGCCGTACACTCCAACCATGAGGAATCAAATGAGCAGTCCCATCGGAAAGGCATTCGACATCGAGCAGTTCGATGCACGAACGCACCTCCGCGAGAAATTCGCGGAACTCGCCGCGGCCGATGCCAAAGCGAATGGTGGTCTCTATCTCAACGCACCCTACAAGGTTCGCGTCGGCGATGAGACCTACAAGGGAACGATTCGCGTCACTCCCAAAAAGGAGGAAGACGGCACTCGTGAAGTCAAGAACGATACCTACACGCTCGTCATCGAACGCCCCGTGCGTCACATGACCAGCATCGACTTGATGAATCCGTATCAGTAAAGCAACCGGGCACGATCCAGCGGGTTATACTGGGTCGTCGGAATCGCCGTACACTCTTACCTCAAGGAGAAAGCCATGAGAATCATCTGGCAACGGCCCGATGAGAAAGACCCGACTCGCAAGATTACGAAGATGTCCAAGGTTCTCACCGAGGACCAGGCTCAAGAGTTCGAGAAGAAACTCGATGACTTGAAGCTGGTCCACAAGAGAATCAAGGACAAGGTTCCGTCGGTCAAGACTCTGGCCAAGTACATGGACGATTCCATCTGCCCCACGCCGGACGGCTGCAAGGTCGAACCTGATGGGACATGCCAGCATGGGTGGAATGCTTGGCTGCTGATTTTGCATGTGATCTGACGTTCCCCAGCGTATGATTCGGCCCACGTTACGGACCGAACGGAAGCGCCGTAACCTCAACTTTCATGGAGAATCAGTCATGGCTGAATCGAAACCGCATCAGGTCATCGTCGATGACAACTTCAAGACCGAGATTCGCCTGTACGAATCGGAAAAGGACAACAAAGTCCTGCTGGTTCGTCTCACCCTCAAGGTGACGGATTTCGTGGTCGTCAAGGACGGCTTGCGTCAAGTGTTCACGAATCTCGCGGCAGCGGTCAAGAAGTACAACGGATAGAATCAACTCTGGGTTCCAGCCTGCGGCCCGGATGTTTGCGTCTGTTAGGGGACTTTCGTCCTCAAGTAGGCTCGGAAACGCCGTACACTAACCCGGAGGAACCAATGTCAAACCAAGGTCAGAAGTGCAACCGCACCGCATGTAATAATCAGGATGCTCAGTGGTACAACCACAGCACTCGGGCTTTTTACTGCGAAGCGTGTGCCGTGAGTCTGAACAAGATTCACAAGGTCGAAGCTCATAAGCTCTATGGGCACGATCTCTGTACTCTCAGTCCGCAAGACGGCGATCTGTGTGTTGTGATTACGGATAAAGCCGTCGTGAGTCAGGGTGAATGCGATGTCATCATCGACACTGGCGATCGAGGCCAGACCGTGATGATTCCTGGCAATGCGATCGAGGCTTTCTTGGAGAAGCTCAACAAGCTCGATCTCAAACAAATTGCCAAGCACTACCACGAGATTCACAAGTAATCGGGGGCTACCCAGCGAATACTGGGTAGACGGAAGCGCCGTCCCTTTTCTGGAGGAATCCATGTTCATTGTCACGAGAGTGGAAGACGGTCTAACAACCGTTGTTCCAGCACGGACATGGGCGGATGTCATCCCGCTTCTCAAAGTGAAAGATTGCATCCGTCGCTTGTCCGTCAAAGAAGACGGCAAGTTCATCTTGCTCGTCAGGAGATACCATGTGGCTCATCATCCTCTTCATGATCTACCTTCTGGGCGTTGCGACGAACAGAAAACGTAGATAGCCCGTAGGTCCAGCGGACAAACTGGACCAACGGAATCGCCGTACACTAACCAGGAGAGAGCTATGCAACTCTTTGACAACTACCATATTGATGATCGTATTGCTGATGCAGTTTGGGAAGCTCATCTTGAGTCGATTGCCAAACTGCGAAAGGAAGCGGTCATCGAAGAGACCGACTCGGAAGAAACGAAGCAATCGAAACGCAAGAAACGCATGGACGCGGCGGTGAAATCGATTCAGTCGAAACTCGCCGTGGTCATGGCGGACATGCAAGTTCTGTTGCAATTCTGGGTCGATCGTCGGCTTGTCTTTGTTGACAAGAATGAAGGAATGTTCCGCGAAGAACATGGTTGTCCTTTCGTGGAACGATTCCAGCGAGTGGCTACTTTCATGGAGGAGATTGATGAGGAAGCCAAGTTCAATGCTGCGAAACGTCTCGTTCAATGTGGCACGGAGGAAGAAGCCCGAGACGCGATGGAACAACTCAAGCTAGATTGTGAAATCTGACCAGGGGCTACCCAGTGGTATATCTGGGTAGACGGAAGTGCCGTACCCTTACAGGAGAGAACCATGCCGTTGAAATTCCGACTGATTGAGGAAGTGAATGACTTCGGTTCTACTCTTACCACGGAGTATGAAGGCTTCACTCACCAGATTACCAAGGCAAACATCAGAGACTACATCTTTGTGATTGCCTGGTTGGACGGTGAGCAAGACTATTGGATTGTAGACGGTGAAGCTGGCATTGCCGAGCTAAGCCGACACTACATGGACATGGTAGGAATCGTTCCCGAGTTCATGAGGATGAGATATGAAGACCCTACAACAAGTTCGTGACTTCGTCGAGAACAGCAAGGGTCGAATCTTTTCCGTTCGATTCGTCAAGCGGGGCACAATTCAACTGCGTCAAATGCGTTGCAAAACGTATGTCAAGGATGCCTTGAAAGGTGGCGAGCAATCGTACAACCCCAAGGACTACTTGCTTGTCAACGTCTATGACATGGACGCAAAGCATTACAAGTGTTTCCCGCTCGATGGGTTGAAAGAGATTCTGCTCGATGGTGAGTGGCACGAAGTCAAAGGCTAACCAGGGGCTTCCCAGTGGTATAACTGGGAAGACGGAAGCGCCCTATACTCAACCAAAGGAGGAATCGGAAATGAACAAGCAACAACTCGAAGCCAAGCTGCAACTCCTTGAAACGGAGATGATCTTGGCCAAAGGTGGCACTCAGAAGGAAGTCCGCGAGAAGTTCGGCGACACGTTGGGCCAAAAGCTCTACGGCATCACCCAACTGAACAAGCGATTTCCGAACGTCAAGCTGGTTCACCGCATGACGGAACTGGACCCAACCGATCGGGATTGGATCAAATTCAAAGATATTTCAGGGAGTCATCTCCCGAATCTTTTGATGCGTTCCAACTCGGACGAATTGAAGGCTCAGAATCAGAAACGTCGGGCGTTGAGCCAAGAAGAATACTCCCCTCTCACGGAAGAGAAGTTTCAGGAGTTCATCACGAGTTGCACCGTCAAGGTGAACTGTGCCAAAATCATGAACAGGTCGAACATGGAACACGCTGCTTCGACCTATCCCATCGGAATCGTCCGCGACGTATTCAACGCCATCTTGTCGAACAACATGGACGTTCTGAAAAAGTACGCGGAACGTGCCGCCGTAATCGACGGCGTGGTCGAAGCGATTATGAAAACTTACTAAACGGGGGCTACCCAGCGTCAAACTGGGTAGACGGAAGCGCCGTCCTCTTACAAAAGGAGTCCCTCATGTTTGAAGTCCATGACCATGATGGCAAAAAGGTCGATGGGAAATCGCCCATCATTGCCAGACTGGACACGGAGAAAGAGTGCATTGATTACATCAAGAAAGTCCATCGTGGTCAGAAGATCACGTTGGATGCCCCTCCCTTTGGACCGGGCAAAATGGTGTCAATTGATGGTGAGTACCGCTACTTTGTTGGGGATGATAAGCCATATATCCCCGACAAAGATGCGGGAATCACTCTCCATGTCCAGTGTACCAAATGCACGAAGCTCACGGGCGTCGTAATGACGCAGGAGCAAGCGATTGCGTATGGCAACCCTGAACGGGGCACAGTCGCGAGCATCTTTCCCAACCAGAGCATCGAGACTCAACGATTGTTGAGTTGCGGTATCTGCCCGGAGTGCTGGTGATGAAAAGTGACAAAGCCATGATTCTGAATCCGGACCTATGGCCACGCTGGCCCTGGCTTCCGGTGAAAAAGAGCAGCACGACGTTACTCACTGGCCTTCTCTGTTGTTCGGAAGAACACCTGGAAGGCAAGATGATTATCTATCATGCTTACCTCTACAACATGCCTCCAACGATGGAAGGCGTCAAGACCACAGAGTATCCGAATGTCGATGCAATGCTTGCTGATGGATGGGTCATCGATTGAGCCGGTTGCCGGTTCCCGACTGAACCGGACGGAATCGCCGTACACTCTAACCAAAGGAGGAAACGTGATTACATCTGAATTCGAGTATTACTTGGTTCAGGAGTTGATCGGGATGCCGGATCGTGAACTCGCCCAAAAGATCGAGTTGCATATCTGGTATCGTTGTGCAACTCCACAGCCAAAGATACTCGCGAGATACTTGAAGTTGCTCAAGGAATCGGAAGACTCCGAAGGCTTCATCGAGGAAGCTCGCAAGTATCTCGACGAGAGCGGCTTGGAATTCGTTCAGCATGAAAATGGCGAATACATCTGCCGCACGCCGAACTTCAATCCACCTGATTACATCGAGATTCCCGCTCAAACGGTTCTCGATGCCGAGAAGCAGGAGCCACAATGGCCGGACTAATAATCCTCATTGTGCTGGGTGCAATTTACATCTGGCTAACACGCCCAATCGACATTGTTGTCTATGACATTGTCGATGAAGACGATGATTAAAACGGTTGCCGGTTCCCGCCTGAACCGGACGGAAGCGCCGTCCCTTTCTTTCTCAAGGAGACTCTATGTCCAAGACCGAGCAGATTCGTCAAGCCCTCATGCAGCATCCGAATGCTTCCGTGAGCAAACTCGCCACCAAATTCAAGGTGTCAACGGGTTTGATCTACGGCATTCGGGGTGCGATGAAGGATGCACGAAACCCGATTGTCCAGCCAAGGCCGATCGTCAAGGTCGATGGGGTCAAGCACACCATCGACACGATCATCAACATGAAGAAGCTCGCCGAATCGGTGGGCGGCTTCGACCGTTTGATCGAACTGGCGGACGCCTTGCGGTGAAGAAAGAAACCGGGGGCTTCCCAGCGGTATATCTGGGGAGACGGAATCGTCGTACACTTGATAATCAACTCTGAACGTGAGAGCTATCGACTATGGGTTAGCGATTGCTAAAGCGTACCTTTGGGGTAAGCAGTCTAGCCTAACGTCTCGGAGTTGTAACACCGGGCACGATCCAGCGGTATATCTGGGTCGTCGGAAGCGCCTTACCTAACTGGAGGATTTCCATGCAAACCGTAGCTAAGACCTACGCCGAACTGGATGCCCTCGTCAAGGTTTTCAACCAAGGAAAGTTGGAAATCATGATCGTTGAGGGAACAGCCGGTGTTGGCAAGTCAAGCATTGTCAAGAAGAATCTGCCGAGCGATGGGCACTTGTGGCTGGAAGGCCGCGTCAGTGCTTTCATGTTCTACAAGGCTCTTCAAGAGAAAGCTGATTTGCCTGTGTACTTGGATGATGTTGACGGATTGCTGTCCAACAAGGACAACATCAACATCTTGAAGTGTGTCTGTCAGACCGAAACGCATAAAACTGTTTCGTGGCACACCAACGCAAACAAGGAAGAAGAGAAGTCGTTTGTTACGACTTCCAAAGTCCTCGTGATTACCAACGATTGGCGGACGCTGAACAAGCACGTCGATGCGGTGGATGATCGAGGATTGCTCGTGCGTTTCAAGCCAAGTGCGACTGAGGTTCACAATCATATCAAGGGCTTCTTCGACCAGGAAGTGTATAACTTCATCGGAGATCACCTGAGTCTGATTCGTGAGCCGTCGATGCGGCTGTATCGCACAGCTTCGCAGTTGAAAAACCTGGATTGGAAAGCGATGCTTCTCGATTCGTTCAAGATCAAGAAGGCGTCGTGGATTTGCGTCCTTAAGTTACGCGCCGTACAAGCCTCTGATAATCAGAAGTCACTGTTGTTCGCACAAGAAACGGGATTGGACCCGCGAACGTATTGGCGGATTAAAAAGGAATTGAAGAAACTCGCGATTACGTTTCCTTGATAATCGAATCGACCGATTTGATTACATAGTGAACAACCGTATACTGACAAACTGGCATTGAATTTTCAATGTCAATTTGTCAGTGGTCAATTGTCTACTGACAAATTGACATTGAATTTAAGGCGCGACGCGGGGAGTGGCAAGATGCCGCTTCCCGCGTCTTTTCGCTTTGAATTCAACGGAAGCGAGCGTAAATTTTCTTTTTCAAAATTTCCAGAAACGCGGCACCATTATTGCCATTGTTTCCACGAAAAGGTAGCACCATTGCGCTTACATTTTCGGTAATCAATTGCTTAAAGTGCGATTCCAAAGGGATCATTTGAGAATTCGATTTGGTTTTTCGATTTGAACTTGACGTGTATTACTGAACGTAGAAAAGTCGATTAGAAAAGGTGTCACAGAATCACCTTTTCAAATCAAAATAGTTTCACCGATTTGTCCCAAAAAATTCACGCGGCCCAAAATTGACCCTACTATTTTCTTTTAATTCTCTATATTCATATCCGAGAAAGAAAGAAAGAAAGAGTTCTAATAAAAGAGAAGAGAATTGAAAAAATTAGTAGGCGAGTTCGCCGCGCCGCTCGCAGCATTTGAAATGCCTCTAGGATGCCGTTTCCCGTTGCCAGTTTCGACGGGGCCGCGTCCGAAACGTGAAAAGGTAAACTCACCCATTGACCCATCGCAACGCCCTGGCGCGGCATTGTGGAAGTTTCAAAAATTCCCACAAGAATTTTTTGGGCGCAAATCGTGAAAGAAAATTGAAAAGAAATGCCGATTACTTGACCACTGACCCATGACGAATGAATCAACGCTCAAGTAATCGGTGTTTGGAAGTGTGTTTAGACATGACCCATGACTCATGAGTCAACTAATCTACTTCAAATGTTCAGGCGTCACGGTTACAGAATTGTATTTCTTCAATCCGTTCACACAACTCACGTACAATTGCAACGCCCGTCTGACTACCTCCGATTCCTTTACTCCCTGCTCAATGGCCATCCGAACCAGTGCATCGTAGGTCGCTTCGGAAAAGCCGAACTTAACACGAATCAGGTACGCTTCCCGATTGAAACGCTTAGCCGCCTGCACCCTGGCGTCAATCATCTGGCCACGTGTGATCGTGTTCAAGTCTTCCCACGTAATCCCTACCTCCCGAAGAGCATGAAGGGAATCGACGCTCATATCAACGAGTCGCGGGTTGTCAGGAATCAAGGCCATGATTCTCTTTATCAGTTCTTCCACGTTCACTCCTAAAAATCTTGACTGTGTTCCTAAAAAAATTCGGGAACGGCTGACTCGCCTCCGGCGGAACGCAGTCAAGGCAGCGAGTCCAACTTGGGTGAGACCTTAATCAGTTCGTGTGTATCTTTGACTCTTTGCAACCTTCGACACTCGTCAATGTGTAATCGAATGTCATTGTCCACGTGTCCCCATGCTTGCATTGGTGGGAATCTCTTGCCGCAGAAGTGGCACCGTGGAATCCACATCTTTTCCTCCGGTGCAGAAGCACACCCACCAAGGAAGGCCACAATGAGGGCAACGCAAATCAGGAATCGTGTTGTCATAGCAGTAACACTCCGTTTCCGTACACTTAGGTTGATGCCACCACTTCATGAATCTATGAAACCTTTGACACGTTCGTATGCGTATGGTGGGAATCCCTCAGCTTCATTAAGTACAGCAAGAATCTCTTTTTGACTGACCCATGAACCCTGACGCAAACGTGCGGCATCAAGACACTCTTGTTCACCCTTGGACAAAGGTTTCATAGCCTCAAGGTCTTTGATGATCTGCTCAAGTTCGTTGTCCTTGGCACCAGCGGTAATCGCAACACATAGTGGGTTCATCGAGTTCTCCTGTACTCTGCCGATTCAACGTGTTTACCGTCGACATCGTAACCCCAACTAGGTCGCCTAGGTCCACGTAGAATCAAGGTCCATGCACCATTGGTTCTGACAACGCGGTGATACTTCTCAGCGGTCCTAAATGTAATCGAACCGCTTTGTCTTTCGTTTAACCTATCACCCACTTGTTCCAGATATGATCCCCAAAGAATCAGGGACCAGAAGGACCAGGGATGATTATGTTGATGCAGGTCGCCATCAGGTAATAGAATCCTGTGAATGTACAACCCGAACCAAGGTAGTTCGATCAGTCGCCAGCGTGTAAAGTGCAGGTTTCCGTTTCGATCACGGATATCGAATCGTTTCATGTGTACTCCGCCAACATGACGCGAACCTTACGCTTGACAAGGTACTCTTCGCCACTCGACTCAAGTTCTTCGAGCCACACTTCGTCATCGTGTAATTGTAATCGAAGAATTTCGACGTGTTCGCCGCCAGCGAACGGACCAAATGAACGCTCGAACTGGGCGGCTTCGACACAGATGAATGTCTCATCATCCTGGTCCAGAACGTCACCGTAGATGGTGACAATTGTTTCAAGAATCTTTTGCATGTTTCACCCTGGGGCAATGACACCACGAGCCACTTCGTCAGGCGTCCGCGACGCCATCATCCTTCGCCAGCATTCGTCTCTTTCTTCTTGGTGTGCCCGTTCAAATTCGAGCATATCAAGAAGCTCATTCTCTTCCTTGAGACTACGCTCCTTCGCTTGCAGAGCATACCGATCCTTGTACCAGCTAATCGGTAATGACATTTTCTTTCCTCAGTTGTTCACAGTAGAACTCCGATTGCTCTATGCCTGTGACCCTTAAAGAAGGATTCAAAAGGCCAGCACGAAAGCAAGTTCCAGTGCCTGCGAAGTAATCAACAAAAGACCCACCTTCGGGACAACTGTACTTCATGACACGATCATACAAGACGACCGGGTGTTGCGTCGGGTGCCATGAACGACGCTCAGCAGCATTGCCCACCACTCGGGGGAAGTTCCATACATCTGATGGAATCTTTGGGCCGGCGGCTCGTTCGTCTCCCATCCGCATCCTTTCGGACTCTTCACGGATTTGATCGGGGAACCCTGACCCCTGACGCTTGATAAGGAGAATAGGACGGTAGCCATGTGACAAATCCTTCTGGTTGTACTGGCAGAAAGTGTAGAACCAAATGATAGTTCTAATCTCTCTGTCACTATGCCAAATGGCATAATCGTTGGCCCATGCCTTAATGGGTAAATCCCAAAGGGCATTGTAGCTACACCAGACAATAGGAGCAAGTTCCGTGGCGTGGTTAATCAACCGACAAAGCCACGGAATGTAATCGCTCCGTTTGTCCGTGTATCCACTGTACTTGAAGCCGATGTTGTCAGGTGGGTCCATGAAGATGCAGTCGGCCTTTTCGTTCCAGTCGTCACACTTGCCGTGAATTAGTTTGTTCATGTTCAGGTATCCAATTCGGTAAGAGTTTGAACTGCACCGACTTCAAGACCTGCATTTCCTGAGCCTGGAAAGCACGGAAATCTTTTTCCCGATTCGCTTCGGCCCAGGTTGACATTTCATGCTCAGTCTTGAATGTCTTGGCGAGTTCTTCGCCGTGTGCATCTTTCCAAATGACGATGTTCATTTCGGCCTCGCGTTCTTCAAGATGAAATCCAACACTTGGCCTTCGGCCCACTCTTCGGCGTCCCTGACCCCTGACAGGCTGCCCCAGGAATCGCCGTTCCAGTAGGCAGAGGTAGACCTCTTGTCTCTACGGGCACGTTCCTTCGTTTCCTCGATTCCTTTGAGCAGCTTCTTAGCCCACTCTTTGGGATCAGTTTCTTTTGGCTGGCTCACGGTGTAGACCCTCTTGGCGTGATACGCTGCTCTCTGATTCATTGAGCTTCCCCCGAATCCAGTCAGGTGTCTGGTTGATCTTCTCAGCCAACACTTCGATCGACATGCTTTTCAATAGTCGTTTCAAAGCGGTGGCGTACTCAACCGGGGTTGTTGTTATCTTGTGAGCGCAAACAAGAAGTTGCATCTCTTCGATTTCGACATCACTCATCGACTTGATTTCCGCTGGAATTGTTTTCTTTCCACAGTCAAGCGAAGCGTGATACCGAACCAAACCTGTCACCAGTTGAAACTTCTCACCCTTAGGTGCAAGAATCACTGGTGACAGGACACCGAGTTCCTTGACAGATTCAACAAAGGCTTTGTACTCTTTGCTGTTCTTGTCAACGAACTCGGAGGGTGGTTTCAGGATGTCTTTCAACTTAACCAGCGTGACCAAAGCTCACCACCGCAGCGATTGCTGACGTAATAAACCCAGGGACACTCAGGTAAAGCGACATGATCGGTGGGTCCATCAGCACCCATGGCGAAACATGTCCATGGGTCCGGTAGTATTCATCCGGTAGATGACACTCACTGACCCATGACACAAGACAAACGCCAGCAAGGAACACGAATCCCAAGCCGACGGGAATGAACCATTTCTTGTTCATGCTTCACCAATCCCGTCCAAATGGTGGTCTTCGACGAAGGCATCACCTTCCCAGGCGTCACCGCGTCGAAGAATCTCTTGGCCGCGGTCCGATTCCGCGAATTCCATCATCTTGGTCATCGGCCCTTGAAGGGCGTTTGGAATCGCACGGTCGACTTCACCGTAGGAATCCTTGATCGCACGACAGATGCCGATATGCCGGTTGTAGCTATCGGCGGGGTTCACCTTGCTGAACCCGACTCGAAGCCCTTCTTCATCGTAGAAGACGATGATGGTGCCGATCGGTCGGACCTTGCACAGTTGCTTGGCGTTCTCCACCAAGGTACGGGCTTCGGTGGTCATGACAACGCGATCGGTTTGGTCACCGTAATCGCCGTCCTTGACCCGGTCGAACAGGTACTTGGCACGGGCCAGCCAGATCAGGGCCACCTTGGGATAGGTTTCCTTCTTGACATGCCGCATCAGGTACTTGTGATTCTCAGCGAAGTCACGGAACTCCGCTTTGCACTTTGAAATGTGCAGGTCTCTTGCCTTATTCATGTCATGTTCTCCAGTTTGCGTTTGTTGATGTTATGGTCCACCTGGAACATAACCAGCTGCAAGAACTGCGTCACCAGTCCCGGTGTCGCGATTCCTACCATTTGTTTTATGGTATGGAGGTTATCTTCTGCTCCCGCCCACATCTGATCGAGCGAGGCTTGGTTCGCATTCAGCATCTTCTCGAACTGTTCTTTGTTCATTTCATCAACCTAACTGCGTCGTCCATCTCACAGATTCGCCCGCAGCGTGGACAGATGTAATAGGAATCGGTGTTGTCGTTTTCCAACTGCAACACCTGATGCACGGTGTACCGGCGACACGGCATACACCAAGGTCGGTACCACCAAATCTTGATCTGTTCCCAGAAGGTCCAAGTCAAGATGCACACCGTGCCAACAAGAATCACAATCGCTTGCTTGTCAGTAACCATCCCTAATCCCTTTCTTCATCATGTGATCTTGAACCAGACGGGACACCTGACGCCCGACATCATGCTCCACGTAGTTCAGAATCTTGCACAAAGCCATCGGCTCTTTCCGTGCAGCCCTGAACATACCGAACTCCAGCGATCTCAAATCGATCTGCATGTTGAAGTTCAAGATGTCGCAAGCGTGGCTCTGGAATGGATGGGCCGAACTAACAGCCGATCTAAAACACTCCAGTTCCTTGTACTTTGAAGTCTCGGACTTGTGGTCTTGGAGCATTCGGTTGCTCTCGAATTTTGCGGCCGAAAGCTTGGATTCCAAGTCCTTGACTTGTCGTTGCAAGGATTCGATCTCCGAGTTCTTGGAAGCGTTTGAACGCTCCGAAGTGACTTTGGAGAAACGTAGCCTCTTGCGTAAATTCTTGAGCTTTTTGTTCGGCATTGGGCACCACCGGGTAATCCAAGAAGTCTTCCATCTGGAACGGTGACCAGATTCCAAAAGCCTTCTTCTTGAGTTTGTGCATGATGAAGTATGCCTCCATAGCACACTCACTATCTTTGCCGTACATGGCACCGAACAATCGGTCCTTGGCCCGCTTGTACATTTCCATCGCGTTGCACTTCGGGCCGACGGTTGCAAGGAAAGCAAGACTATTCATTGTGTGTCCGCTTTCTTGAGCTTACCACCGCGGTGGAATTCCAGGCTGGCAATCATCCGACCACAGTGGCCTTGGATGATGATGTGCGAGGTACCGTTTACATGTGGTTGTGGCACTTGAATCTTGACTTGCGGTACAAGTTTGCAAAGCTCTCGAAGGTGTTCGAGAATCTTATGCTGCTCAGACACAATGGGTCTGACCACTGACACCAGACTCCCGACATCGAGACTCGGCTCGACAAGTACCGGGTAGTATGTGTCGGTGTTCCAAACCATATCTCCGATGAGTACATTGCCGTTCTCGACAACCATGTACCCATCGGGAGTAATCGGTTTCTTCTTAACCATGGAAGCGACCCGCTGGTGTGTACTGATCCGCACGGAAGTGCAACCGAGTCACTTCCTCAAACTGCCGTGGTTCCATTTGGATCGCACGGTCAAGGTACTGTTCCTGTTCGTCAGCCGGCAGGCGTGCCAGGTTGTAGCAGTTGACTGCGGGTGCAGCTTCGACCATCTGTTCTTCCTGGGTCAGGCGACTCAGATTCAGAATCGAAGCAATCGTGTGAGCCGGCACAGCGAGTCGGATACCGATCTCGGCACAGGTATCATTACCTGCGATTCGGAGGATTTCATCAACGGCGTTCATTCTTAATTTCCTTTTCAAGTTGTTGAATCTTGGCTTCGCTAGAAAGCACAGCCAAGATCAGGAGGATGATCCAGAACCAGAGCCAGAATCTTGATCGTTTCTTTTTTGACACAGGTTCCCCACGGAAATAGGCAACCCAAGTGACTTGGCCGCTAATCGTACCGCTGTTGTCAGCTTCCGATCAGGCGGGCAAATACACTTCGGGTTATTGCAGAACGTCTTGTCTTTGTAGCTAATCATGTTACCCCACCAGGTGTTGGTCTGATTTCCACTCTGTGAGTAGACTCCAGATCAGAGTGAATGGGTTGGAGCAACAGTGCATCCAACAACCGTAACTGGCTACCCAGCATGGCCCATGACTAATGACGCCAGCTTTCTCACGCCGGATTCTCACTTCTTCTGCTCCAATTTTTCCAGCCGCAGTTGAAGCTGTCGGCGTTCCTTCGCTTCATCAGCGATACAGCCACCGACAAAATTGCCGATGAGCAAGCCGACGAAAACGAGAGCGGTGTTAATTGCGATGTTCTTCATTCGCTGATTCCTTGTGTTTGAAACAAAGCGTCATAGTACGCCTTGTAGTCGCTGTGAAGGAACTCGGTGTAGTGGTGGACACCCACCTTACCCGAGCCGAAGTCGCTGCCCAAGACGCCAGCCAATTGATTCGGGTTCACCATACGGGCATCGTAGGTGTAGCAGTAGCTCTGGTCCGTGCTGAACCCATGAAAGATCAACTTCGCATGGACAGGATGGATCACGATTCCTGCTTCTTCGGAACACTCACGAATGGCGGCTTGTCGGAAAGTCTCGCCGGGATCAACCTTGCCGCCCGGCAGGATGACACCGCGACCCTTGGAACATTGAAGACCAAGAATCTTGCCACCTTCAAGCCGGATCAACATTGCGGTTCCGATGATAATCATTTGCCTACCAGGTAAAGAGAAACGATGTTGTACGTCATGACCGCAAGGATCAGGACACAGATGATTGTTGCACAGCACATGTAGAAAACCGATTCCGAACTTGCCCGTAGATTGGGTAAACCCACGGCAGGACGTACAGCACACGGACCTTCGTGGCCTTCTTTACGGGAGCAAATCCAACCAGCAGGCGGCTTGTCACAACTCATCCTGGCACCCTCGTATCGTCGTAAGGAATGTTGGGATAGAGACACGCTGCAAACTCAAGCTTGATCGGTTCATAACCAAGCATGAGCAAGTGACACTTGAAATCTTCCCAAGTCGATTCCGGGTGTGCACGTTTCCAATCTTCTTGGGTCTTGACCATCGGTTCTTCCGTGCCAAACCAAGCTTCGCCGTTCACGATATGAATCATGCCCGGCTTCTTCAAACCCATGTACCATCTGGTCCACTTGCCATCAATGAAGACATCGTAGCCACCATTCTTTGGTTTCAAATGCACGCAGCATGGTCCACGATTCTCTTTGACGAGACGTTGATAATCGTGCCAGTTGTTCATTGGAGCGTGACCTCATGTGTGAACTTAATCACATCACCGTTGAGCGGGGCACCAGCTTGAATGAAGCCGAGCCGTTCAATCGAACCGACACACATCAGTTCCGTATTGTTGTGGCATGGGTGGTAATCTTGTTTCTTACCACGTACTTCAAGCTCTGCGACACCTTTGAGGCTTTCACCTTGGTGAGGGCAATCGCTGCACTTGGGTCTCATCGAAGCACTCCTTGAATTTCATTGCCGGTTTTCAATCCACGTTGACGATTCACTTCAATGAATCGAGCAATGTCTTGTGGAGCCATCTTACGAGTCTCTTCGATCATCTTGCTAACCGCAAGAATCGTGCCTTCGAGACCTGGACCTTGAGCCGATGCGACAATCTTTCGGCTTCGCAGTCCACCTTTGAATCGGTGAACAGCTACGTAGTACAGTTCCTTACTGGCCAGATAGCTGACCATGACGCCCGGAGCGATACGATCGCCTCGGTATATCCTGGCGATTTGTGCGAGTAGCTCTCTCATAATGTACCTTGTGTATACAGGCCGTGGAAACCGAAGCTGTCCTTGTACGGTTCATTCTCAACCGAGAATCGCCGAGCAAGTTCAATGGGTGCGAACTTCACACCGTGACTCTCTAGCTCTTCACGGTAGTTGACACAGATTCGCCAGTCTTCCGGGTGTGGATTGCCTGGGTTTATCTTTGTCAATGCGTGCAATAGCCGCTGACCCCCTGAGACTAAACCCACCATTCCCGACACCTGCACCGTGACACCAAGGTGCCCCGATGTAATCGTATTTCAGAAACTCACCAGTCCATGCTCTCGGGTTCACAATGTAACCATCGTGTTGTACTGTGAGGATATGATCCTCAAACATTACTCGATAGTTAGGGAGGTCGAGGATCATGAACTCGGAGTATTCCTCCATGCTCTTGATCTGAGGAATCGTGATGCAAGTGACGCCTTTGATGTTCTGGCGTTCGTGCGTGAACAAGTATGCATCGCGAAAGGCAAACTTGTTCATGCAATCTTTCATCACCTTGATCGTTGCTTCAACATACAAGCAGTCAACGGCTACGAGACTGATCATCCTTGCCTCACGATCGGGTGACCCAAGCAGCTATAATGTAGCCGCTTGTAGCTTGAGTTATGGATCATGCAATTCTGGAACATCGTGTAGTTGAAACCCAAGTCAACTATGTCCACGAACCTATGAGGGTGTTGACTCTTGATGTTCACAATCGCTTTGGTGTAAGCAATCGGACCACACAATCTCAACACACCAATCTTGCCAACACCCATGTAAGGTTGGTAGTCTTTGATGTTCCGAATGACACTACCGATTACTTCTTTCAAGAATGGATGTCCTTGACGCGTGACAATATGCCACTGTTGAAACTCTTGGTATGGTTCCAACTCTTCAAAGAACCCTGCACCAGGATTCCGATGTTGGTTCCAGTACGAAAGGATGTACTCGTCATCATCCCTTAGTACACTGTCCAGCGGTACGTCAACCGTGGACTTGATATCCAAATAGACCCCACCCGTATGGTACATCAGAAGATACCGAAAGAAGTCGGCTCTCGCAGGACCATAAGCTGGGTCAAGTGATTCGTAGACCGGGAGCAGGTCGTTGTAATGATGATCGATAAAAGTTTGAATATCGTGGTCATCATATAACCTGTAGCTCCAACCGGGATTTAACCTCTTTAACTTCTGTGCGTTTTCTACGAACGCAGGGTTGATCTCACTCTTACTTGGCAGAGTTTGGTGAATGATCTTGGGAATCATGGAACCCTATAGTTAATGTGGCCCAGTCTTTCGACTGGGCCACGGACACACGTATCACGATCCAGGTGGAAGGACAACGGGAGGCTGAGGCGGCGGAATCACAGGTGCCGGACATGCAGCCAGCACTCGGGAAAACGCCTGCATCGCTTGCTTGTACTCGTTGTTGTAACGAGTCATGACCGGACCAGCATCAGTGCCAGCCAACGCCGTCTGTGCCGAGTTCATCGGAGTTGCCGGGTTGTCCAGCATTCCAACGATTCGGGCAACATCACGCTGAGCATTCGCCGGGGTAATTGCCCCGGTGTAAAGCTGCTGTTGCATGGTGCGGAAGTACCGCTCCATCATGTCCATGCCTTCGCCGGTGCGTTCGTTGATTGCACGACCGATCGAAGTCGGTCCCAACCAAGTCTCGCCACGGGCTGCACGCAACGCTTCGATCAGACGGTCGATCGCGACAACGTAGAACAGCGTGCAAGGATTTGCCATCGCTGCCATACGGCCACGAGTCTCGAACTGGAAGCAGTCCTGAATGAGGCGTCGTTCCGCACGGGCACGAGCTTCAATCAGCGGATCGAAAATCCGGTCCAGTTCTCGCTGACCAGCAGGACCAATGACACCGCGTCGATTCGGCAGCAGTTCACGGTAGCGTCGTTCAAGGGCTTGAATTGCGGCGAACATCGCCTGGATTTCAGCCTTGAGCAACTGGCAGATGCCAGCACCGTCAACACGCATTGTGCGAATCGCTTCGCAACGTGCGAGCAAAGCAGACGCAGCACGCTCGATGTCGTTCATGCTCGTCAACTGAGAGATGCTCTCAATCAACTGAACACCAACGGCCACGATCATCACCGAGACACCCGCAGTACGGATGACTCGTGACACCGCACTCACGCCGGCTGCCCGATTTGCGGCGGCAGCTTCACCCTCAAGCTGAGCAGCAAGCCGCTCAGTCTGTTGTTCAAGAGCTTGCATCTCTTGAACGAGACGTTGATATTCGGCCGGCGTCAACCGTTGCGTTTCAACGATTCGTGTGGCTTGTTCAGCCGTCTCACCGAATCGTTGCATACGCGTTCGGACTTGAGCCTCGAACGTCGGAGCCTCAGCATCGGGGATGCGAATCGGTCGGCCATTCACGATACCAGGTCCTTCCGGGTTCAATGGTCCGCGAATCGCAGGTTGGGCATTGGCCAGGTCAGCCGCAGCTTGACGAGCAGCGAATGCCTCAATGTCTCTGACGTATTGCGTCATGTCATTGAGACGATCGATTGCTCGACCATACGCACCGGCCATTTCCGCTGCCAAAGCAGCGTCACCACCGGCGTTCACTTGGGCAGCACCCGTACCGGCCATTCCAGGTCCAGTAGGGATGCTGTCTTGTGGAGGTCTGATAGGATCAGGCATGAAGAAGTTTCCTTACAGGTTGTTGAAAGAGACGTTGTACGACACGGTGAGATCGACTTCGCCGACGATCGAATCGAGCTTGACGGTCAAGGCAACGGCTTGGCCGTTCGTGCCCTTGACTTGGCTGCCGTTCGCGTCGATCTTTCCGTTGTTCACGGCGTAGACCTTCATCGCCTGAGCGTAGGTCTTGACGCCGGAGATTGCGGCCAAAGGATGACCCAAGAACAACGAACCGCTGGCTCCGCCGCAAGCACAGCCATCATCGCCGGTCGTAACAGCGAAGTTGGCACGGGCGTCACCCTTGACGACCGATTCGATCGAGTTGATCCAAACCTTGATATAGCCGTTGAGGCCAGCAAGGCTCGCATTCGAGATGCCGATGACCGCGGAATCTTCGACCTTGTCGTCGCTGACGTTCAGCAGGACCGAAGCGTTGCCGCTAACCGGGTTGCTGTTCGATGGCGTGAGGTCGATGAAGTCGCTGACCGTATAGTTCAACGTCGCCTGACGAATCGCGGCGTCGTTCTCGAACGGCAGACTGAGGCTCAGAACCAGCAAGTCCCAGGTGCCATCGGGGTTCACACGCACGGACGGTCCCGGCACGCCGTTGTTCACGGCGACGTAGACTTTCTTGTCCACGGTGTAGCTGCCTTCATCGGAATCCAACACGCTCACCAACACATCGTTGTTGAGAGAGTTGTGATTCGGCACGCGAACTTCAACGTCGCTGCCGTAGCCGGCGATGACGTAACCGGCCACCAAGATTTCGATGATGCCAGTCTTGTTTGCGAATTGACTGGCAGGCACACGAACAGCTTGGCGATCCACGCGATCCTTACTGCCAAGCACACGAGTCGTAATCGAAGCCATGAATCAATCTCCAAAACGGTTTCAACACAACACGGGTCAGACAATGACCCGATCCTTCAATTGGACCTGGGTGACGACCCAGTAGTAATCGACCTTCGGTGGCTCCTGAACCACGACTCGAACTTCGTCCATCGTGGTACAGCCCTTCAACGATTCCGCGATCGAGTCACCTTCGTAGATGTACTCGGTTTCAGTTCCGTCAGATTTCCCATCCTGGAAGAACTCGCGTGACACATGAGCCACGCATACTCGCTGGGCATTTGCTTGACCTGCGAATCTGCCTCGCTTCTCGTCCCTGATTTCTTTCGCACGAGCTTGCACGGTCGGTGCGAACTCGGAATGGTGCATGACCTGAGCCTTGTCCAGGAACTTCAACTGTTCCTCTTCCGGCAACCTTGAAAGCAGGTAGCCGTTGGTCAAGTTGATTCGACCCAGGTCCACAAGGAACTTGGAGTCCTTGTGCAATCGACGCGGTAGGCCAAGAATCTCTCGGACCCACTTGGGACTCTTGTGTAGCTTCTTGGCCATCTCGATCAAGGTGATGGTCGGGCTGTAGGCACACAGCTTTAGCACCGCATTGGCGTATTCCATCGGCTTCACTTCATAGGTGTGGCTCGATGCAATCGCCTGAATCTCCAGTACCTCGGAGTCGGTCGCCGAAATAACATTGGCCGGAATATCCGTGTGTCCGGCGTCCCTTGCGGCCTGATAACGGTGCTGACCTTTGATGATCTCGTAACCGCGTTCACTCGGACGCACGAGAATCGGCATCAAGACACCGCGATCCTTGACCGATAAGGCCAAGAACTCGTAGTCGTATGTGGACCGATTCACACCACGTAGTGCATTCGGACTCTCGTGGATTTCGTCGAGCTTAAGTCTCAAGAGCATGGTAGTAATCCGTGGGCAATGCGATACGCATGAAACTTCTCTGAGTCGGCACACTCACCCGCATCGACTCATGGATGCAATCGGGTGAGAACAAGTAGCCCAAGTTTGCTGGCAGAATTTCGCCAGGTCCAAGGTTGACATGGCTCAGGTCGCCGTCAGGAATCGTTGGGTGGTCCACCGTCGGTTTGGCATCAAACAAGCCACCCCACGCTTTGCACAGTGCCACATCGCTTGCGACGATGACCGGCATTCGCTTGAACGGCACGGCATTGCAACTGTGATTCCAGCCGGAACCACCGCCACCTGACCAGCCGCCACCACCTGACCAACCAGGGGAACCACCACCCCAGTAGTTCATGTGTTCAAGGAAACACCCATCCACATGGGGACCGGGCTTTCTCTGACTCATGCCAGCGGGAATGATTTTCTCATCCACCGTCAAGAACGCCTTGCCTACAAAGGCTTTGGCTGCTGTGCACAAGTCCTTGACGATTTGAAGGTAGTCTTCAAACCCTGTGGGTACTGTCGGTGCTGCCAAATCAAAGCCGTGCATGTAGTGTTGACGGTTTGCAAATGGCAACGTAACAGGGACCAACTTTTTGTACCACGAAATTAACATTCAAATCCTCTTTCCTTAAAGCCGCCCTGAGGCGTTTGCTGGAGTTCCTCTTCGCTCGCCGAATCTTACCACGGCGACTGGTGATGCACCCTGCATCGTTACTTTGCGTAATGGTTCTTGCAACCATTTCTTTTCGACGCATCATTTCTCCGCGTAAATGTGCCAGACATATTCGCCTTCAATGACCGTGCCAATGAAGCGACAGTCTTTTGGAATCTCACCGCATCCCGTCCCGACGGAATACAGGATCATCGTTTCACCGAGTTCGTCAGGGTCAACCTCGAACCAGACCATCACGGTGTCAACGCCTTTGACTTTTTGAAGTCCGACGCTCAGAGCCTTTGCACCACGACGAGCGGGAATCTTGAGCTTCCAAGTCGTGCCGTGTTCCGCGTCGGGTCGAATCGGTGCCTTCCAAATCGTCTTCATGCTACGACTCCCAGAGTAATTTGTGCCTTCTTCACACAAAGAGCGGCACAATATTCCTCAAGCCAGATGGTCCCGTTCTTAAGTACGATGATTTCCAGGACTTCACAACGCTGACCCTTACGCCAGGTGCCGAAGTCTTCTTTGAACACAGCGTTGACCACTGTGAATTCATTGAAGACTTTTTCAAAGGTCACAATCTGACGCAAGAAACTGATCATGAAACTCTCCTGCTCCTGCATCCATTGCAGACCTTTGATTGCGTAGACCTCACCAAGCGAGCAAGGTCTGTCGCGACCACCAAGGACAGAGACGGCGTATGCCAAAGCATCAGTTTGAGACTTCGGCTTGTCGATTGTTGGACCCCACCGTTGTTCTTTGGCTTGCTCGTTGAGACTACTCATTGATGAAGTCCACGGTGTTTTCGAAAATCTTGATCAGCATTTTCGGCAGACCAAACTTCTTGGCATTGACTTCGATGCTCTTTCGGATGTTGCCGGTATTATGGCGTTCACTCGACGCCTTCCAATCGCAATACATCTCGATGATGTCAACCAGGTCCATGTCTTCGCAACCATTCTTGAAGTGTTGCGGATGGTGCCGATTGTTGGCATAGTGATGCTGCAAACATGGGTCCATTTCCTTTTTGATTCGTTCGCCTTCATCGCTACCGAACACAGTCGTCGCCAGCATCGGCGTGTACTGTGTGAAGACTTCGACCTCAGGCGATTCGAGTTTCGATTCGTCGTGGACTTCGCCTCGCTTGAGCAAGGCGATCGCGAACCGATTCAACAACTGCTGCACACGAGCAATGTGCTTTCGCGTATCGTTGTTGCAAGCCTGTTGTTCAAGAGTCAGTGACATTGTCTTTCCTTTCAGGGTTAGGGCGAAAGAAGTGGCGACGGGATTCGAACCCGCAACTGACATGCCTGCCCGCTCTACCGTTGAGCGTACGCCACTTACCATATCGTTACGAGTTCAGCCGATCTTCTTCGGCCGCGTCGTCGAAATCACCGATGGCATGACCACCACGCATGGGCGGGTCGATGTCGTCATCCGCATCGGGCGGAAGACCGTCTTCGTCGTCCAGGTCGTCATCGTCATCGAAATCGTCATCGAGATCGCCTTCGTCGTAGTCTTCGTCGTCGTCATCGTCGATGTCGTCATCGTCGAGATCGTCATCGTCGATGTCATCGTCGTCGAGATCATCGTCATCGTCGAAGTCGTCGTCATCGCGAACATCGTCGTCGAGTTCGCCGAAATCGTTCAACTCGTCGTCGAAATCATCGTCTTCATCGGCCATGATTAACCTCCAACTAAGTAGTTGTCGAAACAGGTTCGTCCTTCACGTTCGCAGATTTGCTCTGCCAGGTCATCCAGTTCGTCGCCCAGTTCCTTATCGGTCAGAACTTGGGACAAGCCGAACAATCTTTCTTTGAATGATTCACGAAGGGCTAAGGCTTCCGCCCTCGTAAGCGTAGTTGTGGACTTGACGCCCATGACAATCTCCTTTAATAGGACCGGTGGGATTCGAACCCACAACCCTGGTATTAAAAGTACCATGCTCTACCAATTGGAGCTACGATCCCACGTAGGCACGGTAGGATTCGAACCTACAACCAACCGCTTAGAACGCGGTTGCTCTAGTCCAGTTGAGCTACGCACCCCTACTCCGCGTAAATACGCGGAAACGGACCCTTCTTTTTCTTCTTCCGAAACAGCTTGTCGAAGGCGGTCAGAATGCCCATCGCCAACAGCACGATGGCAATGATTCCAAACACCACAGCGAATGGAATCCACAGCGGAGCCATGACCCACCACCACGACCAGTCGATCACGTTACCGAGTTTCAGACCGATGAACAGGAGTGTGAGCAATCCGAGAAAGCCCACCCCGCCACCGTGAACCTTAACTTTTACTTCGCTGCTCATTGTCCATCCTTTCAAGGAATTCATCCAAGTCTTGGTACATCAGTTGGGCGGAGAACTCTGGAATCCCAGCAGTACCTCGTTCCTTCTGAACGGCTTCCAACAAGTTGATTGCTTCTTGGAGCTTACAACTTGTCGATTGCGTGAACTTTCTGGTGCCCGCACCGATCCAACTGCCACACTCCCACGACGAATACAAGCTGCTGTTTGTTTCCAGCTTGCATCGTGGGCACAATCGACTCGGCGGACAAGGAGTTTCAATTTCCATAAAGAACCCATGTTAGAAACTTCTTGGCCCGTGACGCAGCGGTGTACGTCCACTTATTATGAGGCCAAAGATCAGTCTGCTTTTCCTCGAACACAATCGTGTTGTCGAACTCGTCACCTTGAGCCTTGTGACACGTGACGCAGTATGCGTAGTCAATTGGGACAACGACGCCCCACTTGTCCGTATCGGTCATCGTGTACTTGAACTCTTGACCAGTGTCAAGTCGCAATCGCTTTGCATCACACCAAACAACCGTACCTTGCTGACCGTTGTACACGGCGTAGTCACGGTTGTTCTTGAGGATGATGATTCTATCACCCTCAACCAAATGATCCGGCCGTTGCAAGTGCTTCCTGATTCTGCGGTTCAAGCCCTTTCGGGTCGTGTTGAACGACGCAATGATCTGGTCAGCAGCAACCAATTCATCGATCGTGATTTCGTGAGGGTGTATAACCCTGACCCCTGCACCACGCCACTCAGATGCAGACTCTCCTTCTCGGAGCATCTCGGCGAACTGAGCAATCGGTCCGGCGTTCCTGTGAATCTTTTCCAGCTTGAAGTCTGGGTTCAACATCAGGCTACCGAAGTCACCGACTGGCGGGAGTTGACCGTGGTCCCCGACTGCAATGATCGGTACTCGATAGCTCTGCAAGTCAGCCAAGATATTCCCACCAACCATGCTGGCTTCATCGATTGCAAAGCCTTGTGCTTCTACGTCCTTTCGACTTTTCAGTTCCCACGCAATGGGTGGGTTCCCAATCGGACGATAGATCGTGGAATGAATGGTGTTTGCACGGACACCTTTCTTCCGGAGATTCGATGCTGCCTTACCAGTGAAGGCTACAAACTTCCAGCCGTGCAGTTCATCTTGCAAGTGGCTGAGAATCGTAGTCTTACCAGTACCAGCATAGCCACCAAGAGAAGCGATACCGTTCTCTATGGCGTAGTTGACAACTGCATCAGCAGCTTGACGCTGCTCAAGAGTTAGGTCAATCAAAGGATAACATCCTTACGGACGCCACGCACGATTCGGAAGAAACTACTTGCCATCGCAACAGCAGCTTCCGCATCCATCTGGTCATGAATCGTGGTCCAGTAGTTCCACTTGCCATTGTAGTGTTTCTCCACAATGTCACCGACCGCGAACGAATGAACGCCAACTCTGAACACGCCTGCCTCCGATCGACCAGTCAGGGTTCCGACAACATTGAACTTGGGATGAATGACCATGAAAAAGATTCCTTAAAAAGAAGAAGACCGGGATGGCCACGGTCTTCGGCCTTCGCTACCGGCCGCGGAGGTTGCGGAAGAACTGGCGAATCGGACCAGTGCGTTGCACCGGAGCGGCCGACACCTGACTTCCGCAGCACGAACCGCTGACACCGCGAACCACAGCCGCCGGAACGGCGACCACAGCCTTCGCAACGGTCTGCACCGGAGCGACAACGATTCCATCGAACAGTTGGTTCTTGCACTTGTCGCCGGTGCAAGGCTTTTCAGCCGCGTTCGCACCGATGGCCAGAGCAAAACAAACCAGCAGACTCAATCCATAGCGCATGACTTTCTCCTGAAAAGGGGTTAATGAAAATCCGGGTCGTAATACATACTGTCGTATGAATCCCAATCCGGCTCGGGTGTGAAATCCCCTTCAAGTTCACACTCGCACTCACTACACAGCCAAACAAGCTGTACATCATTGTGTGGTATGCCCCAGGCTTCGGTGTAACCGATTCCTACATCTTCTTGATAGGGCGTGCATTCCTCGCCACATTCTGGGCAAATCATTTCACTTCCTCGTGAGGACAGCGATCACTTCGTTGTAAACGCTCCGCCAACACTTCTGACAAAACTCAAACTTCCGAGTGTCGCCGCCACGATTCCACCAAGCATTGTTTACAGCTACAGTGATCTCTGTGGCAGCCACACCGTAGCGTTCAACTTCGACCTCTTCGCCGCACTTGTCGCAGAGGCACTTAGCTTTGGTGGCTGGAATCCTCACTTGTCCGTACTCCCGAATCCGGCCGCACCACGCACCGAAGTGGGAAGTACGTCAACGACCTGGAAAGGACCGCTGCCGCACATCACGAACACGGCTTGACAGATTGCCTTGGCATTCGGGTTGTCAAGCACGCCTTCGAGTTCCATCGGTGTGTTGCTGGTGTTGTAGAGTTTCACCAGCCATTCACCGCGGTAGTTGGAATCGATGACGCCGGCTTGCTTCATCAAACCCTTCCAACCCCAACCGCTCCGGTCCAGTACAAGACCGACCCAATCGGGATCATAAGCGGTTGCGATTCCAGTTTTGAAAATGCACGTGCCCTGACTGGGTACGATACCTGTGTGCAATGCCCAGATATCGTACCCAGCGTCACCGTCTTTGGCCTGCGTGAAGACCTTGGCACCGGGGACAAGAATCTTCGCAAGAGGCTTGAACATGATTACTCCTTGTGAGTGTTGAACTTGAGACGTCTGCGTTCCTGTTTCCGTTTCGTCTTTGCAATCTTCTCTTGTTCACACTTCCAGCAATACTTGAAGTAGAGTGTGACGAAGAAGTTACTTTCAGATTTGCATTTCGGACAACACATCTTCCTTCTCCTTAAGGACGTTTTTCGGGACGTTCGCCGTTCTTGAGAAGTTCGGTTCGCCAGATTTCCACTTCACGTGGAGCGTCGAACACTAACTTCACTTTGCCCTTTTCGAGCGAGGCCAAGATTTCGAAGGAGACATCTCCGACGAAAATCTTGACCTTTTCCTGGTCTTTGCGGTCGATTACCAACATGTATCACCTTACATTTCATCGAGTTGCCGAGCAAGTCGATTGAGTCGTAGTTGCAAAATGACCAGAGTTAGTACAGCTTTTAGCGTTGTCTCTGGCAACGATTCCAACAGCATATTGATGGCGTCAATATGTTCCTCCGCGTTACGCCACATTTGATCTAGTTCAGATCGCGTTTTCACTTCGTAGCTTCGTAGCTCTTTCAGGTCACGATAAAACTTCTGGTCCATTTAACACTCCCAGTAAGCCTTCCGAAGTTGGAACCATCCTTCAAATGGTCCTGACCGATACTTCGGATTCTCTTGACCTTGAGCCACATGCTCAAAGGGACTACGATGACCCAAGTCGCCCGAGCCTTTAATCAGGTCATGGGCAAGGAGAACATCATCCTTGATGGACTTGAACTGTGACCCATGACGCTTGTAGGCAACACGGGCACAACGGGCGACAGACGCCAGGTTCAAATCATCAATGCAGTTGTTGGCACGGTCATCGTCCTCGATGTATGGCTGATGCCACAAGGTTGTCTTCGGTTCCGATTTTGCCAGTGCATCCCGCATCATCCCAGCAATCTTCTGGAAATGAATTTCCGCGTCGGGGTGGCAGCGTTGGTCGAAGAAATTCTTCCATGTCGTGGCAGTCATGACGACTTTAATCCACATCCACGGTTCAGTAATTCGATTCACCAACGACTTATGAATGCCGAGTTTGTTCAATTTCTCTGCCGCAGCGACACATGCATCACGGGCTTCGAGCCAAATCTGCTCGGCTTTGATTCGTTCGGTCAGCCCGATCTGATCTCCAGTCTGCATCCCTTTCTGATTCGCACCCCAGTAGATGGGAATCACAGGGTTACTGACGATGTCAGCTAACATCGTCGAGGAAGGAATTGCTCTCGATGAGCCGCTGTTCCTTGCTCTGTCACGATGGGTCATGATCTCTGAGTGGATGAACCTTGGATAGCTGAGTTCCAAGGTTGTAATCCGCGTCGAGTAGAAGCTGTCAGCTACAACTCTGCATCCAAACATTGAACACCTTTAATGTTATTACCTGAGAATCTCTTATCACCAAAGAGCATTTCCCACCCGATTCCAGCACCTTTGTACTCAAGACCAGTATAATTCCCTTCGAATACTGCACCTTGAGCGGTGATAACTCGGTACTTTTTCCCAATTTCCATCACAATTGTGACAAACATTAAAGATTTTCCTCATTCAATGCCGTCATCTCCGTAGTCAAAACAGAGGCGACGTTCCTTCGTGTTCTGTCATAGGCAACACGCACCATGAGAGTTTTCTCCGGGGTTTCCAATTCGACATCCCAGAGAGAAATTCGATTCGTAGACTTCACATGCAGCGTGGCCTTTCCACTGTGAATCTTGTGCAATAGCTGATCCTTGATGAACTGGGTGTAGACCATACCGAAGCGTTCCTGGAAACGCTTTGCGGTATGTTCTACTTGGCAACGCTTTTTACTCTTCATGGGTTAACCCAGTTTGAGAGCGGCCTTCTCACCGGCCGAAGCGACCTGGACCACGCCACGTTCTTTGTCGTACTCCGATTTGAGCTTCCCGAGGATGCTCTGAATCGTGAGTTGAGCGTCGTGCACGCTGTTGGCAAGTTTGATCGGGTACGTATCCGCACCGATCTTGCCGAACACGCAAAGCTGCAACACGGGTGCCGCTTTGCCTTCCGGGTCAGCCTGTTCGAACATCGGCTTTCCTTCGGAATCGTGCTTCTGCACTTGGCCCATGACCAAGGCATCGATTTTCATCATGTCAATGGACGATCCGTCCATACAGCCAGCCCAGAGAAACGGCATCTTCTATCTCCTGAAACGAGAGTGGTGACGAAACGAAGAACGAGTATTCGCATTGTAGTTACACAAGCGAATACAAAGCAACGGTGGTTTGTAGCCGACAATCGGCTTAGGTCTTAATCTCTGCGAGAGCTTCTGACACCGGCGTGTAACTACGCCAGCGGGGAATCTTGACGCCCATCTTGAATACGGTCTTGACATTGAAGAACCCTATTGCCAAGTCGAACATCTTGATTAGTTGTTCGTGCGTGCCGTTGTCGTTCAAGTCAGTGATACTGCGGAAGCCCATTTGCTTCGCGGCAAGTGCGAGTTCTTTCCGACAGAAATCGCGGTCTCGAACGAACAAGTTACAGGCGGAAAGGGCACACCATCGAACAGCAGTCGGGTCAGAAGCTAGAACTTCTTTGCCGTCCTTATCGACTGAGTAGTGGCCCTTGTTCCAATTCTGGGGGTCTCGCAGGAGTTTTCGGGTACGGATGTAATCATTCTTCCGCATCGATCAAGCTCCACGTCTCGGTGTTGACTTGACCATTGCCGGGATTACTGACCCATGACGCCTGACCCTTGCCGTCTTTGAACCGGATGGTCGAGACGCCAGTCTGTGCGTCTTGAGTCCAGCCGATTACGAAGCGGTCCTGGTCCATGTAGCCGATGCCCTTGAGGGTAGTCGGACCAGTGTACTGGTAGACGACAAACACTTTGGAGTTCGGCGGCTGGACAATCAGTGCCGTACTTTTGTAGCCTGCGGCCACAACAAGATACCGGCCGGGAATCGCCTGAGTATTGACCTTGAGCAATGGCGGCTCCGGTCCCTCAGGAAGACGCTGTGGGATTCTTACATCGGCCATAGCGATTGTGCCGATCGTGAAGAACACCATCGAAAATAGGATGCGATCAAAGAGTGTCATTTGCATTTGCATGGGTTACACATGCACTCCGGTTTGAAGCGATTCCATGCTAGGCAGGCAGCACAAACCGCACCTATGAACAGCACAGCAATGAGCAGGTCTTTCATGTAACTCTGAACTCCTTGTTGCCCCAAGCGGTTTTGATTATGACGATGTTTTCTTCCGTCTTACCAACCGTCAGGAAGTTGTAAACCGCAAGAGCCTTGGTGATCAGATGCAAGTCTCCGCGACTCTTGCTTCTGCGAACAAGATCATCGAATCGTTTCTCAGCTTCGTCGTCCAACTCAATGGTGATTGTTCGCAAAATAATACTCCAGTTGTTCTTTCACATGGGGTAAGGTTGGCAACTTGTGCCAACGATTCGAGAGTAATGGCACCTGAACCGCGACACCGCCGGCTTTGACCCATTTGTCCACGTTGTCGTCATGGTCATCAACGAGCAACTTTCCAGGACCAGCAATCGGTTCTTTCCGCATACCGATTAAGTAATTGAACCCTGGCATATCTTTCTTGATCCAGAGTTCTTTCCCTTCGGTGCAATGCGGAAAGCCGGTGGGCTTTGAAAGTATTGTTACCTGTTCAGGCTTGACATACTTCAAAATCTCGGCAAGGATTGCACGACCATCTGGCATCCACTCAAGATCGAGCCAGAAGTCCTGGTCCAACACGCCCCAGAACTCTTGCGGTGACATGCCGACAAGGTGTCGCACATCGTACCGCCCATGATTCTCTGGGTTGTCGTAGGGATTCTTGATCTTGTGGTAGCGAAGAAGGCCACCAAGAAGATCAACTAAAACCCCGTCAAGATCAAGGAACACTTGAATCATGCTTCACCTTGTCGATGTACTGGACGATGTCCTGCACAGTGAATGCGTCGAATGCCGCCGCACCCCTGGGGAACATTTCGTCGGTTGTGATCTTGATGTTGAACTCCCGTTCAAGACGGAAGACCATGTCAAGAACGTCGATCGATTCCGCACCAAGGTCGTCCTTGAGTGTGCTGCTCGGGCGAATTTCACCCGGCTCGACATTCAGGGCTTCGGTCAGAATCGTTACGACTTTTGGGTAGATGTCCTTCATCGATCAAATCCTCAAAGTAGTGATCCCAATTCCATTTCTTTTGTCCCCAGTATTCACGCCTGAGGACAAGAGCTACACATTCCGTAATCAGTTGCCGGTGTTGCTCACCGTGCTTCGCGACGTACTTTTCAACGATTTCCTGGGACATCGACTTTGTCTCCAATCTGAACCTTGACTCCGCAACCGCTGAAACCGCAGCTTACGCAGCCACCCATCGCGAGCAGGAGTACAAGCAAAAGGATACAGCCGAAGTCACTATCGCCTCTTCGCTTCATGGATTTTCTCCTTCAAGAAGGCCAATTTCAATTTGAGGTTGCGAAGCTCCGCTTCCTTCAAAGCGATTTCGCGTTCAGTCCGGATAATCATCGATTGTACCTCGGACATAGTATGGCTCCGTAAAACTTGTCAAGTTAAACGGCGAGTCAACTTCACGGAAGCCCAGACGACACCACCCCTTCCAGGGCAGCTTGATCTCGCCACAAGGATTCAATGGCCCGGTTTGTTTCGGGATAACCTTGTAGGATGCGTAGTTCCGAATCTCGAAAGGACTCCTGACCCATGACCCTGGGAACATATGATAGAAGATGTTATGACACTCTTCGATCGTCGGCATGGTCCATGTACCAGGAATCGTGACTTCCGATTTACCCAAGCTTGCAGCAAGTTTGCCAATGTCTTTCATTCGACTTTCTCGATTCTGACACCGACCATTTCCAGACCAAGTGTCAATTCAGTCTTCTCCGCAAGTTGCCTGAGAACATCAGGTAAGTTCGCGGCTTCGATTGGGTTGGGTTTGTTTGGAACCTCAACGATTCCGCCCGGTCCTTTGATTGTGAGAAAGAGTTTGAACTTCATGCTGAAAGACTTTCTTGAGGTTCGTTCTTGAGCTTGAGCAACTGAGCTTCAAACTCATTGATGTAAGGATTCATGGACTTCCAGATTTTGTCCATGAACTCTTGGGCGTGAGACATATGCTCGAAGTCAGCAAGCACCACGCTAAAGTCAGACAACTTGGCCTGAATTTCAAGCTTGCCGTTAACATCGACAACGTCGATGATTTCGACATGTTCCAAGTTGATGATCTCGCCAGCTTTGCCTCGAATGAATTTCATGGTTCAAGCTCCACATACTTGACCCCTGCCTCAAGAAGAATGCCTCTTGAGTAGTTGAGGTCAGCAAGCCAACGCTCGGGGATTCCCTTCGGCACTGGCACGCGAACTTCCGCGATGCCAGCTTGAATCATTTCGACAGCACAACGTGTGCAGGGTGGTCCGCCCCATGTTTGCTTGGTCTTGGCGTCAATCGCCCAGATATACATGGTGCAACCTTTAACCGGAATCCCGACACGGGCCGCAGCAAGCACGGCGTTCATCTCAGCGTGAACGACCAATTTGATTTTGGTGTCACGATCGTTCAAACGCTCCGGTGTATCTTCGACACCGCGAGGAAAGCCGTTGTAGCCTGTACCACGAACCTCGTTATCCGGGCCAACGATTACCGCACCAACTTTTGTCGATGGGTCTTTACTCTTCGCCGCGACGAAGAGACACATGCAAACGAAATGCGAGTCCCAACTATTCATTGCTTGACCCATGACTCACCAACCTTGTTGTACGTGTAGATGTCCCCGTTGTAAAACCCGATGACGATTTTCTGGTCGGTTGCGTTAATAACGAAGACATAATCACGCATCGTGACAAGCTCGATACCTTTCGGTAAGGTCTTGTACAATTCCTTTGCCGCCTTCTTCATGTCGGTGTCCCAATCTTTGGGCCACATTTCAGGTAAGGCAAAGTACCGCGAAATCAGATTCGGAAGGTGCGGATCAGTTTGAATCGGCTTGTTGTTTTTGATTTGGTCAGCGAACTGATCCAAAGCCGATTGATAAGCTCCGCCAAAAACGGAATCGTTGTCTTTCGCCATCAGTCGAACTCCTTCCCACATGCCGCACAGTATTGTCTGCGTTCTTCATCGCGTACAATATCATGTGGACAGTGGCGTTGCAGGTCACGCAGGGTTTTGTCAAGATGTCGTTGTTGATTCAGGTAATTCCGTTTGATCTTCCGCTGTTGAAGCAAGAGTTTCCTGCCCTTGACCCGTGCCTCATAGATCGTCATTTAATTACCCCACATTCGAATACGAATCCGTTGTAGTGGCGTACTGTTGGTGACTCGAAGATTCTGCTTCCGGTCCCGGAACGCTCTGATCTTAGGTATGAAGCGTGTCCAGTCACAAGCAAAGATCGTCCCTGGAATCTTCATGTCATTCTCCTTTTGTAGCGGCTGAGTTCCAGGGTGTCACGGCAGACCCTATCACTCATTTAAGGCAACTCCGATCCGTGTTCACAGAGAAGACACACCGCATAGTGGGGCCGGGTGGATTTGAACCACCGACCAAGGAATTATGAGTTCCCTGCTCTACCAGCCTGAGCTACGTCCCCAGAGTTGAGTGGGCTTGGCAGACCCACTCATTAAGATTCATGCCACCACTTGAATAGCCGGGTGTAGAATCAACCTTGACCTGTTGAGGTCGGCGCCGAAGAGAAAGATTTAGAGACAACGGTTGATGAGGCGTTTCATGGGACACCATCCTTTCTTTAATAAGGGTGAATGGAAACTTGTTGTAGAACGAGCCACTCAAACATCGTGCAATCAAGCACTTCCATTGCCTTAAGCCCACTAGCCCAATTAAGGACTAGCGGGCTAAGGCAAGCAACGCCGGGACTACTTCTTTTCCGGGAACGGGAAGATCGGAATGCCCGGAATGATGGTACTCGGAACACCACCAGTCCAGCGGGATCGCCATTGCGATTCCATTTCCAGCGTCTTCAAGCCGATGATGAAGTCCTTCGATTTCTCAAGGACTTGGTACTTGTAGGCTTCGGCATCAGCCTCGGTCTTAATCGCCAGAGCTTTGGCTTTGGCGACTTCGATCTCGACGTTGACCGCTGCCAACCGAGCCTTGGCTTCACCTTCGGCTTCGGCGATTGCAGCAGCGGCTTTACCGTCAGCCTTGAGCAAGAGAGTCTTGTTGTCGATCTCTTGGTTCAACAGCTTCGTTTGCTGCTGAACCTTTTCTTGCTCTTGCTTGGCCTGAGCGGTAATCTTCAACTGCTGAGCGGTGATGGCCGAGTTGATCGACTTCTGAATCTCATCATCCTCGGGATGGAAGCCACCCACCATACCGAGTTTCGTGATGATGATACCGCGGTTCTTGAAGAACGGAATCACGTCTTCACGAACCGCTTCGACCAAGTCATGTTGAGTACCGCGAAGGTCTTCGAACTTGAACTTGGACGCGAAGTCCGTCGTAATCGCCTGAACACGTGCCCGCACTTCGTTGTCCATCACATGGGTGAGAGCATCACCCCGGTAATAGTACAGGAAGTGTTCGGTGCCATCCTCTTCTTCGGGGATGTACGCGGTGCAGACGTAGTTGCAGCTAAAGGCCATGCCGTCTTTGCTCTGGGCCTTGATCTGGTCACGTTCCTTGTCTTCGCTGCTCCAATCGGTCTTGACCGTGGCACGAACGACCTTGACCAGACGCTTCTCTTCCTGGAAATAGCCGGTGGTGTAGAGCCACCCCGACCGAATCCATCGCTTCGGAATCTGGATACGTTGAACGCTGACCTTGCCAGCCTTCAAAATATCCAGAGAGTCCTTGATCTTCTTGCGGCCGTCTTCCGCGCCGGTGTCGTCGTTCAGCGGCAGAAGGAATCCGGTTTCATTGTTCTCCAGGTCAACGAACTTCGGTACGTTGTACGGAGGAATGAAACAGAACCAGATGATCAGAAGCAGGACCAGAAGTCCCACAGCGGTGGCACCGAGACGAATCAGCTTGTCCATTTGAGGCTTTCCTTTCATAGTGGAGAAATCTCCTTCGATTCTACAAGACCAGCAAGAAAAGAAACAAGGTACGTTATCATGTCCTGTTCTTGCTCAGGACCGAAAACGTATCGACCGCCTTCAACTCGTATCTCGATCGAGGTTTTATCCTTGATGTTGACACGAATTAAATACCAGTCCCAATCTTTGTAGCCACGAATGTGGCCGACCTTCAAGACCCCATCTTCGGAGTCCGTCGAGATGATTCGTTTGTTACTCCGAATCTTCGTCAGAAGCTTATACAGTTCCCGGAAGGCATTTTCCGCCCATCGAGCACTGTCCGCTTTCAGGACTTTCGCTCGAATCGCTTTCAGAATCGTCTTTTCCATTTTCGCTCCTACACGCGATGCTCACGACACTTTCAATTGTGATGCAGACCGCCACAACACAAATGACGGTTGCAACACAGACCCAGAAGATTGCGAAGTCGGTCATGCTCTTCCTTTCAAAGGATGTTGATTTGACCAGTACACTCAAACGCGGTTATAAGAACCTTAACGTCTAGCTCACTTGCTTTCTTACCAGCAAGGGCCAAATCTCTTCTCGCACCCGCACACTCCTGTGAAGGCTGCATGTGGCAAAGATGTGCATGTTTCGCAATCGATGCACCCAACGCAACACCGCCTTCACTTGCACGACGATGTGGGCATTCAATGCACATTATGCCTTCCTCCAGTACCGCGCTTCCTTGGGGATTCCGTCATCCGTGAGTTCACGGTAACGGAACGTGACCTGGCTCCCACGAGGGAACAACGGGTTGAAAATCCAATGAGGGACTTCCTTTTCAGGGTTCGCTCTTGCCCATTCTTGGGCATTCAGTTGTGTATCGACCGAAGCGAGGGTACGCTCCGATTCTTTGAACCCTGACAACTCCAACCTTTTCCCGTTGTAGTTGGTAATCAGGGCACCCATCATGCCGAGCAATTTGCTGCCCTTGTCGGTCTCTCGGCCAGTCGTATAACCCGTGACGATTGCTTCCGCATCATTGAAGTCTTTGACTTTCAAGATGTTGTAGCTTCGTCTTGGTTCCCAACTTGCCGAAGGCTTGCGAAGCATGATTCCTTCGCCGCCCTTATCAAGAACCTCATTGAGCATACGCTCCAACTCGGCGACTGCACCCGGCGTACTGAATGGCATACGCCACTGAGTATGCACTTGAAGATTCTCGGTGATCTTCAAATTGCTGCACAGGTAGTTGTGAATCGCCTCGTAAGAGGACAACGGTGGCATGATGCCCTTGAAGTTCTCTTTCCACCAAGGGAAGCAACCTCGGAGAAAGACCTTGTAGGCTTGGACAGAGACATCACCATCCTGAAACAAGCTGGCAGGCCAAGGCATGTCGAAGACCATGTACTTGACATTCCGCCAACCCGGACCAGGGTTGTGATCCTTGACCGTGGCCTGATTCGTCTGGAAGTTTCCACGACCAGACCACAGTTCACCGTCCAAACAGTAGTTCGGAAGTTGGTCAAGGAACCAATCCGGAGCGTAGATCACGTTGCCATAACGTGACCACAGACCCGTGGCAATCACTTCGTTGACACGAATGTGATCCTTTTCGGTATTGGCATAAGGCACCTGAGATGCAGATTTGCCACGGCTTGCTCCGCCGTCCCACCACGCTCGTTGGCCGTCAAGTTTTTCACTTGCGTACCAACCAGCGGGTGAGTGCTTCTTGGCGTCATAAACGTGAGCAAGTTGCACATACTCACGTTTCAAAAGATTGCGACTTGCCATTAGTTTGGCCCTTGTTGTTTTTCAGGATGGTTATACGTGAAGCGTTCGCCGTCACCAATGACAAGGTCACGCTCCATGCGTTTACTCATCGTTTCGATTTTGACCCTTGACTCTTTGACTGGCGGCTCAGTGCAGCCAGCAGCATGGGCCAGACGCATTTGACGAATCCGTTCGTACTTGGTCATTTGTCGCTCTCCATGTGCCACGGTGCAGAGAACGATCCGGCGTGTTTGTGGCCACCACCGCCGAATCGGGTACAGATTTCGCTAACGTCCATGCCGTTGGGGTCAGAACGTAACGAGTAGCAGAAACGCTTCTCTTTGTCCTTGTTCCACCAGATGATCGCGAAAGGTTTGCCCTTCGCAAGTTCGCCGCCGATTTCCGATTGCAGAACGGTGGAGTTCACAATCGGAATACCATCGACATTGTCGAACTTAATCGTTGACGCCTGACTCACGGCTTTCTGAATCAGTTTCTCTTGGTACCGAAGAATCGGATTACCTTGAGCCACGCACTCAGCATAGCCGAGCTTGGTCAGCATCTCGCAGTTCTCCATCGAGAATGCGAACGACTGGATGCAAGCGTCAACGGCCTTGGAACCGGGGAGTTCCCACTTCCAAAGATCGCGGTCTTGGATGTAGGGAAGAATCCACGGTCGGGCACACATGGGATTGTAGTACGACCATGTGATTGCCGCCCCGCACGCATTGATGTCGTAGACATACTCGAATGGGTACGAAGGCTTGAAACCTTCCATTTTGATTTTGGAAGATTTGTGATGGTCGAGGATTTTGAGGGATTTGTATTTGGCAGATTCCAAGGTCTCGCGTTCAGGACAATAGTCCACGCAAATAACATCCCAACCATCGAGGTCAGGAATCTTGGTTTGGTAATAGACGGGAACCAACTCTGCCGACAGATTGTGGAGATGCGCGTAGTATGCCGCGAAGATTCCGTCGGCACAGTTAGCGTGGTAAAGAATGGCTTTCATTTCTTTGTCCTTAAGAAAGAGGCTTGCTGAGGTCAACGGTCACGATTCCCGACACTTGTGACAACGTGGCACCGAAGAACTGTTCGAGTTGCTCAGGCAACAATTTCTTGGTGAACTTGCTACACGCTACAAAGAAGGTCTTCCCAAACTTGGAAACCTTGTAGGCGGCGTCTTGTTCGGTAGCATTCCGTGGAGTTCGAAATCCAACCAAGTTCGCTTTCTGGTCAAACAGGACCAAGAGAGCAGACTTATGTTTGAAATCGAACGTCTCGCCAAACTTGGCGTTAAAGAACATTCCAGTGTGTTCAAAAGTGACACACGGCTCGTCTTGATAACTGCCAAATTTGGATTTGAAAATCCGTTTTGCTTCTATCTCAAAAGCCATAATGCGTTCCTTAAAAAGAAGGGCTGCTCTTATACCGCCGGCCAAACTGGACGGCGGTCAAAGGGAAGTCCTTACTCTTCGAATGAGTATTCACGCGACCGAATGAAGTCGATGATTGCCTCGCTCCATCCACTGATGTGGACGAACTTGTTGTACCCGATTCCATTCTCATTGCAACTGATGTTGATGAGGTAGTTGGAATCACCGAAGGCGTTCGCCTGCGACGGATCGAGCTTGCTGCCAGGGGTCTGGCAATCTTGCTCGTCCGTGATGACGATGACGCGGTCAGCCGTCCGCTCTTCCTGATACACATGGTCCATGACCTGTTTCAGGAAGATACCACCCTGGCCGATTTTGTGGCGAAGTTGTAACTCGCTGAAGATTCGCGACAACTCGAAACCGCGTCGAGCCGGAACTTGCATCGTCGCGTGGCGACATGCTGTATCGTTACCGGCCGTCGCATAGATGACCGGGTTCTCGGCGATCTCTTTGACGAGAATCGCCAGGGCACCGGCAGCATCCAACCGCGACAGGTCGCTCTTGGCCGAGACTTTGCCCTGAGTCATGGACCCTGACGAGTCCACAATCAGAACCGTCTTGCCGGGGAGCTTCGGCATCTTCTCCAAGCAGCGTAGCATCATCTCTTCGATCATGTTCTGCCAGGCCGGAACAGCACGGTAGGCCGCGATGAATCGGAATGGCAACACACGATCGAGGTTGACACGCTTGGCGTAATCAACAACGAGTTCCTTGGCCACGCCGCTCTGTTCCATATTGCGAAGATTCCGCAGGAACGCGAGGGCACCGAGCTTGTCCTGCTCCATCAGACGCGTGAATGTCTCGCACTTGTCGGCTCCCGCAGAAAGCTCAACTTCCCAAGTATCGGGAGTTTTGAGAGTGCCTTCCGCCAGCTTGTGGTAGAGGGAATCGGTGTGTCGAAGCAAGGACTTGGCATGTCCATCTTTATAGGTGCGGTGTTTGATAACCGCAGGACCCACGTCAGCCGGCTTGGGGTGACAGAGGAACATGGCGTCCCGGAGCTTGACGGCCCCGTCACGATTGTACTTAGCCAAGGCGTACTCATTGAAGTTCCCGAAGGCTTTCGCCAGTCCTTTCTTGACTTGGGCGGAAATCGGGCACTTGCCATCTTTCCAATAAATGGCAAGGAATTCCGCCAACTCGTCAGCACGCTGAATGATTTCCGGGAGCAGGTCTTTGACCAGACCCTTGTGGCTATCCAGCCGAGCCATTTCACGAGCGATGAGCAGCGGCACATGGCGCAGCTTCTGATTCGTGCGGGCGTCGATGGCCATGTTCGCCACCTTCTGCGGGTCCACCTGTTTGATCAGGTTACAAATCCGCTTCGCGATCGTCTCGCCGGATTCATAGAAGGTGTCTTCCCACAACATGCACGCCATCACGGATCGCCGAAGTTGTTCTTCGGGATTCACGTTGCTGGCGATTGCTCCGCCGTGGGTGCGCTTGACAAGCTTCGGAACCTTGGTCTTCACATTCGTCTTCATGATGCATTCCTTAAAAAGGGATTAACCACTCATCGCTGCTTCCACTGTCGGCGTCGCACTTCACCTGGGGTGATTGCAAGACGGCGACTTTTGTTGTTCATTGAGGTTATCTCAATCTTCGGCTTGGGTCCACCGATGTAGAACCCAACGCCGAAGATTGCAAAGGCACCTGTCACATACGGAGGAATCGGTGCTTCCGGATGCATGTTATCTCCGTGGCAAATGCCAGACTGGGATGTTCGGTGGCATCCTACCGCTGTAGAAAGCCTCTGCTCCGATTAGCTCACGAAGCAGACCTAACGCTTGACGCCTGACTGTGACATAGTAGTAGTCACACCGGGCATCACGAACCGTGTCCCACACTTGGTACAACTGGTCCGTATCGACGATTGCATCTCGGATGACATCCGCGTGGATCAAGTCTATCTCTAACCTCTTGTTCAAATCGTTTCGATACGACCGATTCAAGGCTAGGAAGTCGTTGATCAATTTTCTTTCAGGATACCGAGAGCATTCTCCCAAATAAGGCAGACCCTTGAAATCTTCATTACGACCTTGCAACATCGCGAGATCACCAACGGAATCTTGCGTGAGCAGGAAGGCACGTTCCCTCGGATCAAGAATCTCACCATCAATAGCGAGAGCCAAAATCGAGGGTCGTAATACTTCGATCCAAGCTACATCTACCGGAACGTCTTTCGGCCCAGCTAACAAAGCAGCCGCTAAGACGATCTCACAGGTGAACATGACATAGACACCCTCCAAGAGAGGAAGGTGGCCGACGGGGGTCGAACCCGCAACCTCCGGAATCACAATCCGGTGCTCTGCCAATTGAGCTACGACCAACATGAATTTGCGGGAACAAGCGGAACGGCTGCTGCCCTTTCGGGCGATCAAACCATCTTTGAAGTAACCGTTTCCTAACGCCACGCAAACAAGGTTGTGGGGAACAATCGCTGTAGTTAGCCGGTATCGAGCCGGCAACCCTTTCGGGCCATCAAACCAAGAAGTAGCTACAACTATCACCACCACAAAAGGGTGACCCCGGCGGACTTGCACCGCATTACCGCCTCGCGGCGGCGTGTTACCTATAGCATCCCACATTATAGGATGCAGCCGGTGATTACACTACCTGGGTCGTAAAAGTATTAGAGGGATAATAATCGGCAACAGGGGTTGGTCTTTTGCTCTGCCAGTTGAGCTACGTCCCGAAGAACGATGGGATTCGAACCCATAACCCAAAGAAGTAACTGTTACCTACGCCACTCTAATTCGGAGCCGATGGCGGGGTTTACGAAAGACTTATCGACTTACCCGCGAAACAGGATCGTATCATGCTTTTGGTCTCGATTCCTCATCCAAAGCGGACGAGGACCACTAAGCATTGCCACCACGCTAAGGCCCAGTGCACTGGGATGTCCGCGTTCATCGGCGATATTTTGGTCCAGAGCCTTCACGGTAACACACCGTGGCCTGCCCAGCAAAAGCACTCTGGACCAAATCGGGATCGGGGATTAAAAGTCAGGGCGGCACTTTTAACAGAAGTAACCCATGACAATCGCCACCGAAAGTTTGTTACTTGGGCTTCCACTCTTCGGGAATCTTTTCAACATCGTTGAAGATGTTGCCCATCCGAATCTTCCAGTCTTCACCTTCCGGGCGACCGGCATGGTGATACATGGTCTCTCCCACCTGACGCCAGACTCCTTGCTGGGATTCCGGCGGCACGTAGGCCGCTCGTTTCATCAGTTGTTCCAAGTCGTTGGCCAACGCGACTTCCGTCGGCGGCAGAACTTCTTGAATGATGAACTTCACCAATCGATCCAGGTCTCGCATGATTCTTTCCTTAAAATTAACGATTCATTTCTTCCGCGAACTTCTTCCAGGCGTTGCATGTACGGACGCACCGATCATGAACGGCTCTTGCTGCTTCAAAGGCTGTTGGCCAGAATCGTTCACCGTCAGGCCACATACCGTAGCTGGGACCATCAGCCAAAATATCAGCTAGAATCTCTTCATAGCTGGTTGGCTCATGAACAATGACGGTCAGCATCACCAACCCTCCATCGGAAATTCAAGGTACACTTGAACCTGACGACGGATTTCATTGGTCATGGTCTTCGTCCGGTCAGTGTTCGTACTGATTCGGCCGAACCAACGCCAACCATTCTTCACGGCCTTGACGCCGGTATGGAAGGCTTGCCAGTCGAAGGCAACCAAGTGGTTGTCAAGGCAGTCCTGCACTTGAACCTTACCAGCTTTGATTAACGCTTCGACTTCTTCGTGCCACTGACGGTAGACAAGCTGACCCGGTGGCACATCTTTCATCTCACATTTGCCGAACACGAACTTGGTCGGACAAATGACGCCATTCACCAGACCCATGATGTGCCGCGACTTGTATCGCGGGTTCTCATAATCTGGTTGGCCAGCAGTCAGAAAGTGCTGACCCGGAGGAATCACGGCTCGCGGCACATCGTCATGGTGCCAACCAGGGATGGCGGGATACCATCCGGGCATCAACATGTGACACCGCGAATCGAAGACACCACCATGATAGTCCTCAGGCAATGCCTGGAGGAAGCTCTTCGTAATCGGTCCGCCATGTTCCCAAGCGTAGGAGACGGACGAGTTGAAGAACATCGGTTCGTTCTTGATGGCGTCCTGACTGAACTGATTCGGCAGAGCGAAAGGACGAACAATGAATGCTTGCGAGTCGAACACTTTCATTTTCAATTTCCTTAATTAAAACGGGGATTAACTGAACACGGTGGTAATCCCTGAGGGGCGGTTTACAGCCGCTCTCTCGGGACTTCTCCGGACATGGTGGGGAAGTAACCGTATTCAAACGCCACCGCAAAAAGATAACTTGGGAGTTCAGAAGGCACGGGCCATCACCTTCTACCTTAATCCTTTCTGAGGGATTAACAGGAATACCACGCTCCTGCCTACTGCCAGATTCTTGCCTCTGGCTTGCATTCTGGGGTCCGTTCAAGTTATTAGGTATCGGGGATTAAAAGCTTAGGGTTGGCACTTTTAACAGAAGTATCCCTTAGCATACGCCACCGAAAAGCACACGCCAGTATCCAGCATTTATTGAATGCCCCGTCTGGCCACGGTGCATCGGACTCAAACTTCCCTATGCTAGACTGTAGGGAATCTTAAAACTCGGGAACAAGCGGAACGGCTATTGCCATTTAAGGCATCCACTTTTCAATTGAAGTAACCGTTTCCTAACGCCACGAGAGTGTTGGGTTTTGCTAACCATAAGTGACCACACCAACAGGCCACCCTTCGATTCCTCCAAAAACGGGTTTAGAGTTGGTCCGCGAGGTAGAGCAGAGCAGCCTTGAAAGCCGCTTTGGTTTTTGCAGGGGACGCGGGGACTTCTTCCATCTTGGCCGTCATCTCGTCGAAAAGACGATTCTGTTCGGCTTCCATTTCTTCCTGCGTCGAGTTCGGTTTCGATTCGTACAACCGAAAAAACGTGACAATCGCACTGAGCGTACGAAGTGTCGTAGCCATCTTCATGGACAGAGTCAGCAGCAAAAGTTCCTTGAGCATCGAACGATTCCTTAAAAGAGTGTGGAAGAAACAGGGGCGAGTAACCAGCGTCAGAACCCCGATGACCCAATTACCCACCCCTGTGATTCAAAAATCGGGGATTGTTCGCTACGGCTTTTCGTGCAAAGGTAGAAGTAACCGTAGCAATCGCCACCGAAAGAGCATGTACTCACGTTATCTGTTATTCTCTTCAATCTTCGGCATCGTGCCTACTTTCGAGGCAGACCACGCCGTGAGTACGACCCATGTAGGTTACGTCCACTTAAGGACGATTGCTACCAGGGCGGGCCAGATGGGGACGGAACCCTACTCCAGCGTCAGGCCGGCTTTGCAGCCAGCTTATCCAGATACTTGGCCTTGTTCACGATGCCTCGACGAATCGAGGCGATCACAGCGTTGGCACGTTTGACATGCCGCTCCGTGTACGTCTTGCCGATGAACTTCTCGGCAATCGTGCCCGCATCGAGCAGGGCACCGTCTTTGTCTCGACCTAACTTGCTGACATTGGCTTTCGTGATGTTAGTCATGGTTAGTGACTCCAATGAGAAGAGGGAACGGGTTTAGGACGCCAGGAGATACACGCCGCGAGGTTTGTCGAAGACAATCGTGGCGATGACCACTGACTCTTCGACCTCGACTTCTTTCGGTTTGCCTTCGACGATTTCGGTCTTCTTGACCATCTGCATTTCCTTCACTTCTTGGCGGTCGCCAAAGAGCTTCTTGGCATTGGCCCGAATCTTCGTGGGCAATGCCCCGCGACCCGGCCAGAGTTCACGCAGCGACACTTGACCGCCATTCCGTTTGCGGCATCGGTCAATGATCTTCTGAACTTCGCTCATGATGCACCTTTTCCTTAGGGTTGAAAATCGGGGAACAAACGATTACAGCGTCACATCACCAAAAGAAGTAGCCGTAATCAAACGCCACCGAAAGCACGACCGGGTGGGTTCGAACCACCAACCTACGGATTTGGAATCCGTCGCTCTGCCAGTTGAGCTACTAGCCGTGTTGTGTCCGGGAATAAGTCGAATCAGTATAGCATCCTACCATTAGACGACAAGCCCCGAAGGACTCGGTGGGATTCGAACCCACATCTCTTCTTTGACATAGAAGTAACCGATTCTAAACGCCACGGAACTAAGAACCAGGGATCAGTGAAACCGGGTTGCGCTCTGCCATGCCTGCGCTCGCACCCCTTGCGGAGTGAGTTAGGATTCGAACCTAAAATCACCTTGATGAAGTATCCGATCTCGTCGCCACTGGTAAGTTGTGTCGGGGATTATACGGTAACGGGGTTACAACGCCTAATGAAGTACCCGCTACCTTACGCCACCGAACGTCACTTAGACGATCACCACGAGCAGGCCGAGCAGGAACGCGATGTAATCCGGCGATTCGCGAACCGAGATGGCTTCCAGGTCCGAATCGATGTCGATACGAGTGCGGTTGTCGCTCTCGTTCTCGCCGAGGATCGGCACCATACACAGAATCATTTCCGGCCGAATCCAGATCGAGTGGCCCGTTTCGTAGCAAGTGAGACGAATCATGCTGCATTCCTTAAATGGAGGTTCAGATCAGTTCCAGGAGGAAATCAACAGTGAGTTCCAACCGACCGATCCATTCACGTGCTTCCGCAAGCTGCTGGCACTTTCGTGTCAGTTCCGAATCGTACCCTTCGGGTCGATCCGCAAGTGCCTTCTTGAGTTCTTCGTGCAATTGCTTATTTGTCTTTGACAAATCACTAAGCAATTGGTCACGGCGAGCAATCATCTGCTCCATCCGATCGATCATCTTTTGACGATCGGTGAGCTTCATCATGTGACTCCTGAGCCGCTGACGCATGCCCTCAAGAGCCTTGGCTTGGTTCAAAATCACGAGGTCATCGGCTGCACTCATTTCAGCATCTCGTAGGTGTCACCCGCCACAGCTACGGGTATGTGTCGAAGAACCTCGTTTGGGTCCATGTCGTTGGCTGCACAACGATTCACGGCTTCGTCGAGGTTGGTCATGATTCCCCAAGGGGTCACAATCCAAACTGCGAACGAGGTAATTGGTATCGGCCGTCCAGTGAGCGTGACGGTCTTTGCAACGAGGTCGATCATAGGATCAGTTGTCCTGTTCGGTTGTTGATGGCAATCTTGACTTCGCCATCAAGTTTGGGTGTACCAAGTGGAGCATACGACTGGTCCCCTGCGTCGTGCAGTTGGGCACCAGTGACGGAATCTTTTCCGATAACGTCACTGAGATCGAACGATGTCTTTTTACCCGGCAGATACTTGTCGGGTCCACCCTTCTTCATGATTCCGCCGAAGCAGGACATGCACACATCAAAGGGGAAACCTTTGGGTCCACGTTGCAGAATCTTGAATGGGCCTTTCAGGGACTTGTTGCACATTCGATTCGAGCAACGTCCCTTACTTTTTGGCGGCTTTAGACTGATCAGCAAGGCGGTCCCTCCGTTTTTGTATTCCACGCATCATGGCCCAATAGCCCGGCACCCAAGGCGTCGGAACTTTGGCAAGAACTTTTTCCGCGTCCTTCACATCTTTGCATCGCATGGTTAGCGTCCCTTAATGTTCATGATCAAGACAACGATTCCTACAAGGAGGAATGAGATGCCCAAGATAATCGCGACAGGCAAACTCATGGTCGGGTTGAGCATCATAACAAATCTCCAAATTGCGGGAGCAGGATTCGAACCTGCGTCGTATGGCTTATGAGACCATGCTGGAAACCGCTCCAGTCCATCCCGCATCAAAGTTGCCGGGGTGGGATTCGAACCCACGCATACCCCTCCGGAAGGGGCGACTTTGCCGCTAGTCTACCCGGCGATAAAACAGTAAAAGATTAGCGATCCATTGACCGAGCGGCACTAGGCTTGCTAATCTTTTACTGGTCGATACCTCATTAAACCGTGAATCTAATGAGCCTGGAAATTAGGAGCTTTAACTACCATACAACACCAATGGGTAGTTACGCGATATGGCCTTACGCCGATTCTTGCTCTGCCGAGAAACTACAATCCGGGGCTTCACGGGCCTTACGGACGTCGGCAGGCTCAAGGCGTCGTTTGGTGCAATCATCAAAATGATTAGGACACCGATCAAATGGATCAAAGGGCGACTCCTTACTTGGCCAGGAGCAGTTTCGTACCACGCGGCAAGATGCGATTCACGCTCTTGCTCTGGATGAAGATGTCGTAGTTACCGTGGTTGCCCGGCACGATCTTAGCGTGTTGGTCACGCGGCAGACCGATCAGGTCGCGGGCTTCGGGGCCACCGTAAATCTTCTTGGTGCGGCCGGTGTTCTTCTCTTGGATGAGAACCTCTTTTGAGGGCTGAACCTTTTCCGGCTTCACCAGTTGATAGAAGGCCGTACCGGGGATGTAATCCTTGCCGGTCTGCTCTTCAACGAAACCGCGGATGATCGATTCGTTGGCGACCGTGAACAGACGGAAGCTCGCCGCCAAATCGTCGAGTTGCTTCTTGACGTTGACCTTCGAGAGGTCCGGCGTCGCCTTGAAGAAACCCTTCGTCTGAGTGACACCGCGGGCACGGTTGTCCATGTAGTTGGACACCGCGTTCGAGGTCTCGTCGCTCATCTTCCGCGTGCCGATCTCGGTCAGTTCCCATTCGTTGACGTTGTCGATCGCGATTCCGAACTGACGACAGAAGACTTCGCGGCGACCGACGGGAAGCTGGAACGCGAACGTCCAGTTGCCCTTGTCTTCGCGGTTGACGATCATCCGTTTCAGGTCCGAAGCCGTGGTGAAGACCGAGTTGAGTTCTTCACCGTCCGTAATCGGATGGATCAGGAAGCTCGTGTTCTCGTCGGTCGGCACGTTGTCGAACAACGCGATGGCCGAAGCGACGGCATCGAACAGGGCCGTCCCACCGCCGGGGTTGTAGTTCGTGTGATCCAGGTCGGGAATCATGTTCACGTTGGCGTGCTTGAAGAGCGGTTCATTCACGCGGTCGTTGAACGTAATCAGGGACACGTAGACATCCTGATTCTTGAGAGCCGACTTGCGTTGCAGCGTCGCCTTGATGTTGTTGAACGTCTGCCGAACCGAGGCGGTCAGTCGGCTGTGACCAATCGAACTGGACGAATCCAGCACGATGGCGATGTAGGTCTTCTGACGGGGCTTGGTGACGCGGCGGCGAGTGGTGGGAGTGCGAGCCATGATTTTGGTGTCCTTCATGTTGAGAATTTTGTGGAAAGAAATTCGGCGATGGCCTGCTCTAAAGCAGCCATTCGTGATTCGTTGCTAACGTGGCTGGCGGTGACTTCTTCACCATTGTCATGGATGAAGATTCCCACCGCCGCCCATTTCCGTATGACCGCTTCCATGTTACTCCTTCGGAGGAAGTTGAGCGGCAATCAAGGCTTCCTTGTTGCCGGCAATCGCGTTGCGGAGACCAGCGGCAGCGGCAGCGGCGAGCAAGCTTTGGAAAGCCTGATCGTACTGTTGCTGGCTGAACTGGTAAATCGCCAGACCGACGAGGCCGGCCACAGCGATATAGGTCTTGAGTCCAGTGAGTGTCCAGGTCATGTTCATCTCCCGTTTGGACGGGGGTCGCCACAATGCTCCCACCGTTCGATTCGTTCCCCATTCACTTCTTCAACCACAAGGTATTCGAAGAAGTAGGAGAATTGTCCCGGCCCTTCAATCTTAATGCCATACGTCTTATGACGCAGGTCGAGAAGATTCTTACCCTGCCAAACCGTTTTATATTTCGGTTTCGGGTCGAACCGACTTGTCGGCTCATAACCTTCCCGGACTTGCAATCGGTACGTGTGCATCAAGCCTTGAAGTTCTTCGGCTTTGCGCTTCGTTTCGGCCTTGGCCCACAATCGGGCTTTCGGTCCCTTTGCCATCTCTTCGATGGCGATGACGATTACCTCGTCACCGACTTTCGGTTCTTCCTGCCAGTCCCCATTGTGATAGATGCGAGCATCCAAATCACAATAGAACTCTCGCTGTTGCGAGTTGTGGAAGAATATGTTTCGCGGGCTTTCAGGACTCTGGATGAATCCGAACTTCCCCTTCTTGTCGTAATGACAAACGGTGCCTGTCATAGTCGTCCTCGATTTTGAAGTAGGTCGAAAATTTCGACCCTTTGCTTTCCAAGAGTTCGGCCAGTTCGTTTTCCTCAATGCAACGTCGAATCTCCGACGCTTTCGTCTTGAGATAGTCTTCGTAGTCCTTGACAAACTCTGGCCGATTCTGCTTCGTCAGCTTGAACTTGAACAAGTGAAAGAGTTCCAGAACGGTGGAAGCTTTCAGTCGTTCGTAGTAAGGCGACAAAGGATTTTCGCTTGGCAAGCTCTGTGCCCAAGGGCCACAGTTGTCAAGGACTTCCATATCAAGCGTTGCACACCCCGTCGATTCCATTCGGAACCTGACCAATGCCGCGTGAACCCGTTTTAATGAGTCACGTTTCTCTTTGATGCAGAGTAGCTCGAAGAGAACTCGATCGCGATTCTTACCGCAAACCTTGCAAGGAACGGACGTTGACTTGTTGTCGCACTTCTTGCAAATCGGCAGGTCTTTGATTCTCATGTGGTTCCTCGATTTATGCGCAGATTTATTTACAGCGCAGAGTGGTTCTGTGCAATTCCATCAGAACGAATTTAAGTGGGTTTGGAGTCACAAAGAAGTGACATCCCTTGACTCTTTCATAGAGTCATGATCCAAATGCATCCCGCTTTGTCATTGGAATGTTAAGAGACAAGCTCACAATTCCAATCCGGTCGAATCTTGTGAATCAGCCCGTTGCTCTTCGCCGAGTCCTCAGTAATCTTCTCGAAGATTTGTGAGCCGGGAATAGCTGCTTTCATCACACTGTTGACCATTTGAAACTTTTGCCCAATGGCCAGTTCGTTGAAGGGTTGCTGCAATCGCTTACGAGCCGGTGAATCCATTGATTCTCTCCCCCAGGACACCTGAGTATTGACTCATGGCGATATGCTGGCGAACCAGGCGATCGCGTTCGAGTTCAGAAAGTTTGTCGAATCCACTCGTCATCATGAAGCGGTGGAGTTTCTCGATTTTGACATCGAGTTCGGTCTTTTCTTCGACCACACGTTCTTGGTACGGTTCCATTAGTAGCTCCTGCAAATGGCTTCGAATTCCTCGTCACGCATTCCGACCGATTGCTGGTCGAGAGTCTTGCAGCGGGCTTGCGACTGCTCCAGCGTCATGTTTCGGAAGATGTGGTCACTGTTGACAACATCCCAAATATGTTGAGCCAGAGAGAACGTATGCCACTGGAAGGTCTCACTGATTCGCAACCGATGTTCAGCAATCCGAATACTCGGTTTGATGCCACCCGGTTTGCAAACCAACTGGTCAATCGCAGTCACAAAGTCACTTCCGACTTCGTTACCGCACAGCCATCCGTAGATGGCCAACTGGACAGCCCAGCTTTCGTTCAGTTCTTCGAGACGTTGGTCTCGGTTAATCAGAATCCCGTGGTGCGGGGCGATGATGCAGTTCTTGTGTGGGCCGCTGAAATCGGCACCACGAATCCGCAAGTAACCCGGCATCGGGCTGATTCCCGACTTGCTACAGTAGCCATTCACCTTGAAGTCCAAGGTGACATTGATTCCACTTTTGTGGTTGAAGGACACGTCCGGTTTTCCCAGGAACGTGACCCCTGACAAACTCTTCGTGACGCCTTCTTTTTGTCCGTTGACCACGCCACGAACTTCGATTTCAAACCGCGGTGTACCAACCGCTTGTTCCAGGTCCGACATCAGGTCAGCCAAGGCTCCCGAGTGCTTGTAGCAATCGAAAGCGTGACGGCCGTTGTCCCATGCCCAGTCCCAATGGTGTCGTTCGACTTGAGCTTCAAAGAGCGTTCTCAAATCGAACCGTGGGTCATTGCCTTTACCGAACAATGCTTCGTGCATCCAACTCTTCACGTAAGCATCGAAGGCGGACCCAATCGACATTGGCTGAGTTTGTTTGTCTCGCGTCGGACGATTCTCAGAAAGATATCTGAGATAGTAGCTCTCAACATTCTCTTTGAAAGCTGCGATGCTCGTCGGGCTGAGGTACTCAAGCTTCCTCATTGTTGCTCCTTAAGAATCGGTTCTTGATGACATCGAAGATGCGACTAGCAGTCACGTAGTTAATACCCGTCAGTTCCTGAATTTCCCTAAAGGTATAACCCTGACACTTCAAGTCGAAAATCTTTCGTTCCTCTTCCGTCAATACGGCAAGCTGAATCTCTTCATCAAGAATCATCTTACGGAGCGGACTGATCTCTCTGCCAGCAACTTCCCGGTTAGGCAGAATCTTTTTGTCTTTTTGTCCAATCTCATACCTCGCATGGGTTGACAGCGGAATCAACCGATCTCGATGTATGAACCGACCACACGCTTCATGTATCTTGTAGGACACAAACTTCCCGAAGGAATCAGTGTTCATCTTGTGGATGTCGTGACAGGCTTGAACCAAAGCGAGAGCACCCTCACTTACGAGGTCTTTCGATTTCTTAGGTTCCAAAGCTCCGTAGCATCCAGCGATGTACACGACCAGTTTCAAGTGACCGGCCACAATCTCTTCGATGACACTCTTATCCCCAGCCTTGAGCTTGACTACCAGTTCGGCTAATCGCTCATCAGTAATCCGAGGCGAAGGACTTTTCCCAAACGGATAGTGAATCGAACACGGCCTTGCTTTCTTACCGAGTAGGAACATCAACCTCCTTTTTAGCGTTCCTTAGCTGGGCTTTCCATAATCCGTTTTATTCCTATTCCTAAGTCTCCGATTCGGAATCTGGCAGGAATCAAATCGCCGATTTGATTCTTGCGAATTTCGCCTAGCTCGCAAGAGGCGAGCGGCGCGCCGCCCGTTCACCGGGCGAAACCCTTTCGAGATGTCAAGCGAACCGAAACGCATTAGACCACGAAACGGGGAAACCATGCAAGAGGAAAAGGCGCGAACGTGCGCATTTTCTGAAAAATAATGCGCAACCGTGCGCAAGTCTATGCGCTTTAACGGTTTACGTTCGTTGTCTAGTTGCGCACTGGCGAGCAACGCGCCGCCCTCTCTTATTGGCGCGAAAAACTACCTAAGAAGTTTCCCCTATTAGGTAGTTTTCCACCGAATCAAATCGGAGGATAACTCCATTTCGATTTGATTCGATAGTACGTTTGGATTTGGAAGTCATCCAGGGTGGTAATCTTCCCACCGCTTGGGTCCAAAACCTTACCGTTCATCCAGGCGATTGCATGGCGTTGATTATTTATTTCACCTGTCAACACTCCGTTGCTTCCTTCAAGTATCTTGACGAAAGGCAAGTGAATCTCAACAGGCCCACCTATGCCACCGGGACTCTCAAGCATTGCAATCGGTTCGAACGTCGTAGTCACAAAGCCTAACCTATCCCCAAGGTAGATTAGTTCTTGTGGATGGAATCCTCTTCGGCAATTTGGTTCGGTAAGGTTGGGCCACCTTATCTCGCTACCATCATGACCGATAGCTTTGATTACCGCCCAGACTGGCCAACTGATTACATACGACCAAGCGGTCGGTAAGCAGGACCAGCGGTTAGGTTGGTACGTCATTTGGTCTCACAGTTTCTTGGTGAACACAACAACGACATTCTTTACATTCCCAGTCTGGGCAATCGTCACACCAGAATACTGGAACATCTTTGTTGCAGTTTGAACACCAGCCGATTAGTTCGTCTTGCACATTGGTGTTCCTGGAGGCGGTGGTGTTGGCTGAATGAACAACGGCGTCGGTGTCTTGATTCCACAACGAATACGGTTGTGAACGCCCATATGTACCGTGACAGGTCCATCGTTGGCTTCCCAGTAGAAAACAGTGAATGTCAGACCTTCATGACTGAGCGAGATGAATCGATCCTTGCCAAGTACAGTCAAAAAGTCTGCAACATCCTGTTTGGTCTTCGCTTCATTAGCCGCAGATGTAACTACAGCATCTGGGTAGTCAACCTTGATTTCAAAGTCTTTGAAAGCTGCTTTCATCTTCGCTTATCCTTGTGTTGGTCAGAACGTGGACGGCGTCCACGATTCTCTTTGTCGTGAGCGGGACAGAAAGAACACTTACCGCTTTTTGGAGCGCGATGGCCGTACGTCTTTTGGTTTGCGTTTTCGTTTCTTCTTCCCATACGTTCCCCAAATCTTCTCGTTGATTTCCTGGTAGGTCTCGATGGGCAAAGGTTTGCCACCGAAGACGAACCGTGTGTTCAAGATTCCAAACGGTGGACACTTGACCCATGAACCATCTTTCCAGACGATGGCTTGCGGTGGCCAACCGTAACAGATTGCTACGGTTTGTTTGGTCGCTCTGTGCAGTTCTTCACAGAGGGCACGTTCATGATCCGTCGGGTAGATACCCTTGACTTCAATCCACAGGTTCAGATTACTGAGGAAGAAGTCAGGCAGATAACTACCAGATGGTAGCGGAAATCGTCGTGGTTCATAGGTCCAAGGAACATCAAACATGTTGAACAACATGCAGTATTTGGCTTCCGTCCGTGAGCGGAATTGGACGCCGCAATACAGTGTTGGTTTTGCTTTGATGTTCATTCTCGCCCATCCAGTGCGTTGTGGACCACGATCACCGGAATCCTATCCCCAATGTACTGCGGATATCCATTCTCATCTTGAAGCTGCGGGTAGCACCAACAGCCTCGGACCTGGTGGTGTTCCACAGTGTCACGAAGCGGGATTACGTGGATATCGTCAAGGCACCACTTGGGCACATTGCGACTTGGTCTTTGATTTCGTCCGCTGTTGCACCCTGGATGTTGACCCAGGGTTTCGCGGAGAGATTGAAAACACTCGGTAATCCAGTGATACAGTTGCCGCAATGTGAACATTTTTCGGAGTCCCAATGAACAGTGAGTTCAGTCCGTTTGTAATCACGTAACATGGTTGTACCCACAATCGTCACACGCTTCATGCCGATCAGAACCGCCGCCGTAATCAGAACTCGTCCAGCTTCGTTTGTTTGGATGTTCACAAACGCTTTGAAGAAAGACTTGCTCAGCCTTGAGCATCTGTGCGTCTCTTTTCAAAAGCTTCTCTCGAAGCTCCAGTTCCTTTCGTTTTGTTTTGATTTCTTCAACGGTCATGTTATGCACTCAATGTGTAGGTGTTTCTGAGTGTGTCACCAGAGACACACGAAACATAGGAACAATAATTGTTCCTGACAATCTCAATCCCGTTAGGATCGAGAATGCCTAGACCCTGAACAGTCACTGTCCGTTTGATGTTCAGAGGCGGTACTGTGAAAACACAAACCAGTTTCTCAAGATCGCGTTTCACTTCCCGTAATCGGGCACAAGGAAGCGTGAAATCGTTACCAAAGACAAATGCACTGTATTTCAACAGTTCACTTTCTTTGCAGTTGAAGACTCGATGACAGTCATTCAAGAACTTCAACTTCTTGGATTGATTCTGTTCAACAATCTCATTGCCAAATGAGATTTGAGTTGCACCTAAGAAACCAACCAAGCTGCCTAAGAAGCCTCTGCGATTATCCATGATGCACCTTTGTATGGCGGTCTCCAGGCCATTCTCCCTCGCACGGGAGAATTTGTGCGAAGACCCAGAGACCATTAGACTCAGAAGGATTCGAACCCTCGCTAACGGGTCCAACGCCCGTTGTGCTACCGTTACACTATGAGTCAACGTACCCGCTTGGGTGGTCTGCTCTGCGTTCGCAGTCGTTCCACGCACCCTAGACGCTACGGCACTTTGCCAAGCGGGCTTACAATCACTTCTTGATCAGAGCCAGGATGGCATTGATCACGGTTTGCAAATCCAACTTCTGACCCGAGAACAGACTCAGGACGAGCGGCAGGAGAACAGCCAGAATCGTCACAAGTCCAACGCCAGCAGCCTGTGCCTGCTTGACGGCGTCACCGAGCTTTGTCTCGGCGTCGCGACCATACTGGTACGCAACGCTCTTCAAAAGCATTTTCAGTGTTCCCTGTTGATTCGCACCAACGACACCTGCAAGGTGTTGAGCTTCGATCATTTATCCTTCTCCAAGTAAGTTGCCCCAACGCACTTGAGACACAAGCGTCCCAAGTGAATATCCGTTCGTTCGATGAGCGGCTTGACCACACAACCCTCACGATGGTGTTGTGCAATCATGGACTGCCCATCGCTCAAGTTCACAACCAGGTCGAAGTTGTAATCGTGAATACCGAGGAACGGTACCCACGGAACATTCGGTGCCGCATCGCGAGCTTCTTGAGCATTCAGCCAACGGCCTTCGTCAAGAATGTCGAACACAGCAATCGAGACTGGCTTGTCTTGAGTGTGGCCGTACTTCAAGGTCTGTACGTTGCCGTAGACTTCACCGTACAAAATCTTGCCCGGATTATCACGGCACCACTTTTCAATTTCCGGTTCATGGCTCAACGCCGTCCACCACATGTTCCGCGACTTTGTCGGGGAATGTAGGCGATCGTAAATCTGTTGACAGCGTTCTTCATCGGGGATGTTCGTGTCTTTGTTCAAGACCCGCTCACGCAACCAATCCATCGTGATATGGTCGTAAGACGGGAACTCCTTCTTCCATTCAGTTCGAGACCCACAGTGCATCGCACCGTCTTGATAGACGTACCGTGCGTTAGCTCCGTGAATCTTCTCGGTGATCCAAACCTTCTCGCCAGGAATCAGCAAGTTGTGATACTTGCGGAAGGCATCGAGATCATACTTCGGACTGTTCAAGCTAGGAGCCTTGGCGACTTCGCCACCAAGTACCAAGCCGTTGGAAGCTCGTTGCTCACCGGGCAGCGGCGGTTCGTAGTGAGTGACACCCAACTGTGCCGCAACGTCTTGACCCACGACGCTACCTTCCGGTGCCGGAATCATCAGACCGAACGAGACGACACCACGCAGCTTCATGGCCTTGACGCGGTGCGTACCATCAGCCTTGGCTTTCGGCAAGAGGAAGTCAAACTCTTTCCGGTTTGTGTCAACCACCGAATCAGGCGGAAGATACGCACCAAGAGCGACACCCTGCCAGTCTTGCGTTCGGACGATACAGGTGTATCCTCCGAAGACCCGAACGATACTGAGCGAATCAGCGTTCGGGTGCTTTTCCATCACGATCGGAACAACTTCAACTTGATGCGTGCTGTTTGACATTGTATGCTCGGTAGTTAAAGGGTAGTGCTTACCAGCGTCTCGGTTCCATCTCAACAAGACGTTGTAATTCATGCAACCAAATCATGATTTCAGGAGTGATAGTACACTTCCGGTAGGTAGGACCGTAAGGTCTATCAGGTCTTTCCTGAACCCAAGTGGCTCGATCCGTGAGCCACTTGATTCGGTCGGTGATCTTTTCATTGGTGCTGTCATGGACCTCAACTACTTTGACTCTGACATTGCAGATTTCAAAGTAGCAGAGATAACCCTGACGCATTGGATCATAGGTGATTAGGAAATCACCCATGCCTAACAACACATTGCGGTCCTTCGCAATATCGTTCGTCGATACCATCTGATCCACGTAGTTTGGACCAGTCAATGGGTTTGATTCGGAGCAGACGGTCGTTGTACTCATCCTCAGTGATCCCTTCTTCGGGCATCTGTGCATACACACCCTTCGGTGTAATCGGCAACATTGCCACGCTCTTCGTCAATGGTGCAATGCTCGACAAGACCGGCTCGATATCATCTTCCTCATGGTTCTCGTCGTACTCGTAGATTTTCACTTCGACATTCTCAGAGAACTCGAACGTGGCTTTGAACTCACGGAACGAGTTAATGCTGGGAAGCTTCTTGTTGAAAACCTCAATACGCTCGGCGAGACTCATGTACTGGTCGAGTACCGAATCAGCTTGCAGGAAGTTCTGCACAGTCGGCCACAGGTGATATTTCAGATTCCACTTCGGACGGAAGTTCAACGTGTTACTCACAGCGTTGTCCGACCATTCCCGTTGCAGCAAGCACAACATGCTTGCCTGTTCCCACAGACTGACTTTCTTGAAGCCAGTCTTATGAACAGGGAACTCGAAAATTTCTGTGCCCTTCGGGTCCGTGACATCCGGTTCGTGAGGCACGCCAGCATCAAGAAGAATCTGATACACTGGCGAGTTTCTCGACAACCGTACCCGACGAATCATGAACTCGAAGTTCGGACGATTGAACCCTGAGTTCTGACCTGGGAGATTCGGAGTCGTACCACCGGGCTTGATGGTGGTGTGACGAATCGGGTCAGGGATACCAGCTTCCGAGTTGCACCAGTGACCGACGTTGCGAACCTTCTCGTAACCCTTACGCAGATTCGCAATCAGCTTGTGGGTTCCGATCTTGTCGGACCATTCGGCCACGTTGATGATGCTACCGCCGATGCGTCGATTACGGTACATCACACTATTGGTTTCAGGGCGATGCGTCGGAAGCAAGGTTACAGTCGTCGCATACACCGTAGCGTATTCGACGGCTCGGAGCCATGCCTCGTCGGTCTTGCATCGCATCGGAATCGTTTCGACAAGAGTACAAAGCTCTTTGTCTTCGAGTGGTTGCTCTCCGCACGGATTAAAAGCGATAGCTTTATCCAGACGAAGCCCATCCATCGACTTACCGATACGACCGAATGGCAAGTTAACCTTATTGATGTATCCAGGCTCGCCATTGAGAATCACCCTTTTTGCAATCTCGCCAAGACGTTCGAAGTCTTCGCTGGTTTCCAGGAACACCGAGTTGTTCGACATGTAGCCCCAGTCCTTGCGGTAGGGATACTTGTCGTACTGTTTCAGGTCCATCACTTCATCGATTGTTCCCGCACAGAGTTCGGCTGATCGTCGGACATTGCCCGCCACCACGCAACAGCCAGTACAATTGGCAAGGTCAGTCTTAAGAAGAACCGAGTCATACCATTCCTCACAGGCATACTGTTCCATCAGCATTTCAATGCGTTGATGGAACTTGATCAGGGGAGCCGGACCAGAACAGACGCCACCGAATCCACGAATCGGGGCACCCTCTTCACGAATCTCGTCGTAGATGAATCTCGGCTTCGGGGAACCTTTTTCCCGGAAACTCGTAATCAGGGCTTTGGTGGAATCACACCAACCTTCACGACTGTCAGGGATGACATAGTCGTAAGTTCCCTTCGGATTGTAGACCGTCAATTCATCTTGACGTTCGGGTAGGAATCCTACACCAACGCCGCACATGAGCATATCCATCATCCAATGGATATCGTTCTCAAGTGTTTCACCGATGATTGTGAATCCACAATTTTGAAGAGCAGCCGAACCGCGTTCGTAAACGAAGTCCGAACCCATCGCCCAGAGTCCACGACCCGGAGGCAGCCATTCCATCTTGTACATCGACACCGCGAAGTGGCGAGCGTACACCTGCCAGAATGATTCGTCCCACGGAATATGGTTCTTGATGTACCAGTCCTTGCGGATCGAGAACGTACCTTGAACCGCACGGATGATTGTGTCCGGCCACCACTCTTGACAAGTCTCCAAATCGTTTGGAAGAAAGATGTCATTCGAGTTGGCAACCTGACCCCTGCCGCAAGAACCACAATACTCCTTGCCCGTAATCGGGTTGAGTTTGATAGACGGCTGGCGACAATTTTTGCAGATGTTTCGCGAGTACGTCCTGAAATACAGGAACTCTCCGAAACCGTTATAGCCGAAGTCTGGAATCATCGAGCGGATTTCTTCCAGCGTCGACTCTACGAGTTTGAATCGTTCTTTAACAAACATTCAGGTTCCCTTGGTATAGGTCCGAAAGAGCAGTAAACGGGAGCGTCTTTGATCCCGGTCAACTTGCCACCGTTGTAGGTGATGGTAAAGCGGTAGCCATTTTCAGTTGTCAGAACCCAGACACCCGGTTTGTCTGGCAATCCTTTGACCCACCTTGGCGGTGGCATGTATTCTGTACCTTCACTCTGACAAGTGAGATACTGTTTGCAGTTTTCCAGTTGGATTGGAATATCTTGCTTAGGCGGAGTGTACCCTTCCGGCAGCATAGCAAAGAGAGCGTTCCAATCTTTCCAGCACTTGTCGTCACCGAAGTTGTCTCGAACTTTCCTTATTTGATCGAAGAGCTTGTCTTCTCTTTCCTCATAAATGTCACCGATGATGGACATGATTCATCCTCAATTTCTTTCCAAATTCTTCGGATGATAGCATCGCGTCTATCAATCTCACCTTGGGCACAACACCACAAGATGGCGAGCGTAGCTACCACTCCGAAGATAACCAGGCCGTAAAACGCCAAGAAGATTTCAGTCGGCACAATGCACATTCTTCTCGTACTTCCGCCAGTGTATCCATTCACCAGCACGAGTCCAGAAGCCCCAGTTTCGAAGCTTGCCAGTCGTGACACACAAAGTGATTGCTCGCTTCTCGATTACCACTTGGTGTTTCCAACTAGCTGGACGGTAGAGCAATCGCCCTGGTCCGTACCATTTCTTTCCGGTTGGCGTGACTTCCCAGTATCCGCCCCACAAGATTAGTGAGTAGAAGTTCCACGGATGGTCGTGCAAACATTCGTCATCACTTGCAACGAAAATGTGGAGATACACTCGACACCATGAGAGGACTAAAATCTTTAGCCGCCACATGTAGTCGGTGTTATCTCCACGAGTGATTCGTTCCCATTGGAACATCTTCATGTTTGTTTTCCTAGTTGGTCAGAGAATCGTTTTTGAAGGTCTTGGTATTCTTGGTGGAGAGTGTTGAAAGATTGTTCAAGCTCTGCCTTGTCGCGGTACAGAGTTTGAAGTTCGTCGTCAAGACTTTCGAATCGCCGACGCCAATGTTCTTTGGCCTTCTTGAATTCGTTTTCGAGTTTGACGGCGTAGTTCCGTGCAACAGTCAGGAGTTCTAAATCGACGCTCATATGATCCCTTCCAAGATGAAGATTGAGACGACGGTTTGTGTTTCGCATTCCTCGCAATAACCACCACCTTGGTCAGGCTCAACCTCAGTGGTGTAATCGCAATCCTCATTCGAACAGATGCCGGGAGCGACACTGTCCGACATGTACGCTTCAACCAAATCGAGCGGGTTGGCGTAGCCTTCAATCTCAGCAAGTTTGTCTGATTTGCTCATCGGCAATACACCGAAAGGTAAAGGTACCAGTTGCTAGGACCGAACAGCTTTTTGATTTCGTCGTCCGAGTCACTCGTCAACACATAGATGCCCACACCTTCGGCAGCCATCTTTGTGAAGTCACGAATTTGAGCGTCCGTGAATTTGTATGACGCGGCATTCTTACACTCAATCCAGCGAGTCCCGTAACCACGGTGACATGCAAACAAGTCAGGAAATCCTGCTTGGTACATATTGCCGTGAGTTGATTTGACAAACCAGCCTTCGAGTGTAAGACGTTTGATGATCGCCTGTTGGATGTACCATTCAGGACCATGACCACCTTTAGGCTTGAATGGTTTCATCTCATTACCCATTGGTCTGGTTCGCCTTCACAAGAGCGAGAAGAGTAATCGCCTGGTCGATCTTGTCATCAGAGCCGCCAGTCAGAAGCTCATGAATCAGTTCGTTGGTTCGACGCAGCTTGTACGTCATGTCCGCATCGACAACAATCTTGAACCAGTTGGTGTCGTGGTGTTTGTCGATGGAATCAGTCAGTGCCTTCTTGATCGCCTTGATCCCGATTTTTCTTTTTGCGGCCATAGTTGCGAATCTCCTTGTACTTGGTGCGAAGGCGTTTGAGTGCTTCTTTGAGGAGTAGTTGTTCACGAAGGTCTTCGTACTCCATCAGGGCATAGTGTTCCCACTGTGCCTCTGGGAGTAGATTCCAAATCTCGACGACATCACGCAATTCGTGAACCGTGATGTCGGCGGTCAGCTTCTGAATGGCGTCGTTGAAATCCTCATCGCCCTTCTCAAGGCGGTGTGATTCTTTCGTCAGTTGCTTCTGCGAGACGCCGCTCATTCTCAAGAATTTTTCTAGCACGGACTTCTCCAATTAAGACAAGCAACTGTTCTTTTACCATGCTGTTATATCCATAAATCCCCAGCGATCTTGCCAGATTCCGTAGAGCGGTAACAGTCATTGTTGCCGTATCCGAATCACGAATCTTATCCAACAAAGCAGAGAACAACTCTCGTTCGTTCTTTTCGAGAAGAATGAAGAGTTGTTCTCTTTCAATCGCAGTCGCCTTGTTGATAAGTTCTTGAACATCATCGCGATTGACGTAGTAATCCAAGCTCCTAGCTTGGAGATACTTCCGTCTCGCCATTGCCAGGAAGTCCGGGAGGGTCTTCATTCGATGATGCCTCAAGTCTCTTTTCACATTCCGACAGCACGCGATTCATGAATCGACACGCTGTCGTATGAAGAAGTTTTTCTTCTTTGTTCAATTCTCTGTCACATGCAATCCCGGACAGTTGCATCCGAGTTTCATGTGCAGCTTTCGGTGCGTCGAGTGGACTCATATTATGAACCCTCCCACTAGGATACTACTGACGCCTTGATGTTTCAATCATTTGTCGGCCCAAGATTTTAGCCCGATCATCCAATCCATCTTGATCAATGGGACCTTTGGACGGATGGATTCAACTGATTCATCAACGATACGCTTAACCTCTTGCGAATACTGCGGATCGGTGACACACATGATTTCGTCATGGATGTTCATACCGATTACACGCCATGGATTCACACCATGAGGTTGAATGTTCCAGATATTGCGTTGCAACTTCTTAGTCGCCTGTGCCCCGCTGCTTTGAATCTGGTGGTTCGCAGCGGCACGCATTGAACTCGCTTGGATACTAAAGGCAGCACCAAACAATGCTGACCTTGTCGCACCTTCGGCCATTTGGAGTCTTGGATTCACCTTAGACCGAATGAGTCTGATCTTGATATCCTTCCATGCTCGTGGCGGCTTCTCGCCAAGCATGAAGAGTGCCTTGCAGATTTTGTTCTCAAGAGTGAAGTAACGTGGGAACCCGAACAGCGATTCGATCTTGTCCGCAGGTTCGTGCCATTCTACCTTACTGCCGATTCCGCCCGGCTGTCGCATGGAACAGAACTGATCGACAATTCTTTGGCGAGCAACGCCAACCTGTTTGAACTGTCGGCCAAACTCGGTGAAGGCTTTGTTTGCGGTTTCCAAATCGACGCCGAGACGATCTTGGAGAGTTGGTCCTTCTCCACCATAGAACATAGCGAAAACAGCGGACTTCGCTTTGGTGTACAAATCCTTTCCATCGTTCATGCCCTTCGTTGCTTTCAACGATTTGTACGTGTGTTCGGGATACACATGGATACCGAACAACGCATGAATCGCCTTACCGTCTTTGTCACAACTTGGACAGTACACTTCTTTGGTGGGACTCACCGCTTTGTTGAGCTTGCACTTCTTGCAGACCTTATCCGAATTGCGTTCCCGTTGCGTACAGGCCGGACAATAGATGTCACCCGATTCGATGACCATTTGTCCGTCGCAGTATTCGCAAGTTAGAAGAGCCTTCCGTAAGTCTGGATCGTTGTAGCAAGCCTCAGCAAGTGTGACTTCAAATCCTGCAAAGTCGCCTCCGTCAAGAGAAAATCCTTCCCACGCCAGTGGAAAGCAGCTGCGTACTTCCTTTGTCTTGTTAATCCCTTGGGCGTTGAGACCGTCTGTTCCTGACATACGAGAGGACAAGGCCCCAATGACTTTGAAACTTGCGTGAAATCTCCCAGCAAGAATAAGCTTGTCGTAGATTTCAATTTCTTTGGTGGCTTTTCGAGCATCCAAGACGTTCTTGGCTCGAATCGCTGCGGGGTGTAAAACCTTTCCTTTTGATCCACAGTGTTCACACTCCACGTTTGACGGTGCGATAACCGTTTTGATGATTAACGATTTCTCACCTGTCAGTTCACCGACAAGTTCCGAGACAGCTTCACACGCTTCCGAGACTTCGATTTCATTGGCCGCTGACGCATTACACTTGGGGCAAGGCATCTCTTGCTTTGCCATTGCCTCAAGAAGCACTTTCTTCGTACTACCCTTGAGAACGAGCTTACTTGCAGGATCAAGCAACTCGTTGATGTAGTGCTTTACTTCGCGTGGGCCAGTAGGGATGACTTTCTTTTTGGCGATGGCCGAGGCTTTAAGGGCTTTGAGCTTGTCGATGTCGATTCGAAATCCCCGCCAACGAACGGCAGCCACCATACAAGCCAACTCGGAATCATCATCACCGGGTTCAGGACGCCCGAAATTCTTCCAGATATCCCGAGTGTATGTAACGTCGTCGGTTGCATATTCCCTCGCCAACGGGTTGTAAGCCCAATGACTGATGTGATGCCTGATTACTTCTGGCCATGCCTCACGAGCCATCTTTTTCTTGTTCGTCTTGCTACCGAACTTCTTCGCGAACGGTACGGCTTTTGCGAACGGAGCGTAACCGTACTCGGCAGGCCACCATCTTCGGTCAACTTCAACGTCAGTGAATCGAAGCACACGGCTTGGGTCAATACCCAGAGCATCAACGGCCAGTGCTTTCAATGCACTACTCGGAGCGAACTTCAAGACGACATCTTTGAAATCGGGATTGATGACTTTCTCTTCATCCACGATATCATAGATTTGCCACTTCTTGCCCTTCTCTTTCTTCCGGGCGAAGTAGATGTCTTTCAGGTCGATTCGTCTTTCCAACTCTGCCGCAAGCTGCCAAGCCAAAGCTGTAGGAACACGGCGGATACGAATGTCGCCGCGATCCATAGTAGACTGATAAGGCCCCTTACGGGCATGGAGCATGAGGTCACAAGCTGAGACTGGCTTAAGGCAAGGTCCGTCACGACCCATAGGCTCAAGATCGGCAATTCGATCAATGATATCCTCTGGGTAATCATCGTGGTCGTGCCATAACGAAAGAATCGTATGGAGCTTGCACAAATGGAACCAGTCAAACGCGAGGTTAAACCCACACACGCCTCCTGGATGGTTAGCGAACTTCTCGATTAGTTCGAGCGTCTTACTAATCGGGTTCTTCCAAACATCATACAATTCAATCGGACCGTCGTCTTCGGCCCACTGGATCAGGACGCACATTCCGTGCAAGCCACATGTCTCTGTGTCGAAGAAGATCATTGATTGTCTCGTCAATGGTTTTGAAGAATTCTGTTTGTTGTTTGGTGTAGTTTGGAGTGATTGTAATTCCATCAGGCCCACATAAGATTGTTGATGTACAACACATCATTATGTGGGCCTTTTGGCGATAGAGCCAATCAATTGCTTGATTGATTCTTAAGTCTTGTGGAACTTCAATCCAAGGGTACATCGCCACCTGTTGCAAGGAGAGTTCGCAGATCGTCCCAAAGCATGGGACATAGAGCCTTCTCACCTGACGCACGACACTTGCAGCTAATCAGGTGCGGAGCGTACTGGCGAGTTGTCAGTACCATCGGAGTATTGCAGATTGTGCAAGTCCGGTACGGAACATCCTTGCCAGCCTCAAGTAAGGCTTTGGCGTATTCGAAGCTAGGCTTCTTCACTGGCCCTTGTGAGATCGTCATTGTTTGGGTCTTCCTCAGTGATAGTGCTGACTCGCCGACGAATGGCGGAATCATGCGGATCAGGTCGATGAATGATTTGTGTGTTGACGCCAAGTTCCCCACAAGTGGGGCACCTGGCACCAGCTAACACTTTACTGCAACCCTTACACCACTTCATCTGGCTTCACCTTGAGCTTCAAGGATTCATGGTCCGATTGCAGATTCGCATGAGTCAAGGTCAGTGCCTTGTGTTCACCTTGAATCTTGTCGAAAGCCGCTTGCCAGGTCTTCTGGTCCTTGTCAGCTTGTTCCTTGACAAGTTGTACTTGCAACTCGGCTTTCTCGCTGATCGACCGAAGATTCAGAATCTCGGTCTTGAGCTTCTCGTTTTCATCTTGAAGCTCTTTCAGCTTTGGAGTCGCAGTATCATCCAGACTACGCTTGGTCACTTCATCGACCAATACATCAGCAATGTCTTCACAAAGCGAAGGGTCCATGATCTTCCGCTTGTGATTCGTGCGGGTCCAGATTCGAGCGGCAATGCCGCGTGCTTCATCCATTGTCAACATTGCGTTGTTCTCCGTTGAAGGAAGGGTAAGCCTCCTTAAGGGACTTGAAGTATTCTTCCGTGCTAATAACACCAGATGTCCAAGCCAACGTCCGTGTAGCAATGTTCGGACCAACAGTGTCCGTAATCATGTCTTGGACTTCAAACATCTCTCGCATGTTGCGAACAACTTTGGCCTTCTGGTCAGAGGTTATGACGCTCTTCTTTGGTGTGATTGCGACATCAAGACTCTCGCCACGGAGCTTCGCCTGTTTGATCTTGACCACAGTGTCGATCCGGCCTTGACGAGATGGAATCTCATGCAAGGCTTTGATCTGGTCCTGTGTTAGGAACCCTGCTGCGATTTCCAATTGAATGTCAGGGTCGAGATCGAGGATCAAGTAGCGAGTTGAAATCCAGCCGGTGGACTGACCCACACGCTTGGCAACTTCTCGCAACTGCAATCCTTTATCTCGGAACCACTTGACGGCCAGAGCTTCCTGGTACATGTTCAAGTCTTTGCGTTCCAGATTCTCGATGAGATTCAAGGAACGAGCTTGATCTTCGGACAGGTCTTTGACCGTCCCAGGAATGTGGGTCCACTTCAACAGCTTGCACGAGTAGAGACGACGATGACCCACAACCGTCATCCAATCGTAGCCGTCCTTATTGTAAGGACGGACTACGATAGGTTGCATGAGACCATTCTCGCGGATGGACTCAACAATCGTTTGCACATCAATCGGTGCAAGCTTTTGTTTTCGGCAATTCCAGTTTTCCTCGTCGGAAAAGATTTTCTTGATTTCAAGCTGTTGTACTTCCACGTTAGCCTTCCCACTTAATCTGGTTGTTCAACTCACCCATTGTCAGAGCTTGAAGTTTCTTTTTCTTCTTCAAGTTATTCAAGACGAGTTCGTCACTAGGCAAGTGAATCAGGTCGATGATGGTTGCACCCCGATTGACATCCATACCCATACGATGGATACGGTCTTCGCTTTGAACTCGCGATTCAGCGTTGAAGTCATTCGAGTAGTATACGATTGTCGGGCTGGCCGTTAAGGTCAAACCCATACCAGCCGCACTGGGCTGGCCAATGAATACTAATCGACGCAGTTCTTTGTTGCCTTGGAACTGGAGCAATAGCTGTTTGGCATCAAGCCCTTCCAAGCTACTTGCCCAACCACGGCCATCAACGCGAATCCAGTCCCACTGATTCTTCTTCGCTATCTCAACGCAGCGATCAACAGAACCAGTGAACCCCGCATAGACAACGAGACGCCCAACGTCGTCGTGTTCGTCAAACAGGTCCGAAAGGACTTGTTCCTTCGCAGATTCGACTTGCGTTGCAACGCGAGTATACGAAGTAACTTCGCCCGATCCGTCGCAATGCGGACACGCTTTCTCGCCAATTTGAAACGTGCCTTCCGGGATTTCAAGCCCTTCATATTGTCTCCGCATCATTTCGTCATATTGGTCGTCCGGACCAATGTAGATGAAATCGATCGCAGTACGCTCGCCCTTGCAGAGCGGACACGTTTCCGTGCCGATCGCCTGTTCGTCATACTGAAAGCCATCGGAGAGTTCTCTCAACAGAGTGAGAGTTTTGATTCCACTGTTGCCTTGAGCCACAAGCAGCTTGGCAGCGTTGACGATGTTCTGGCTCGGCTTGATGCGGATTTCGCGATACTGCTTCTCGGGCAGATCGAGACAATCTTTCTTGAGCTTGACCAAAACCAAGCCGTTCATTCTCTTGTAGAGATATGCGACTTCGTTCTTGCTCGGCACGTACACATGAGCATCTTCCATGATTTCATCGTGTTGATTTTCATACTTGCCGCAGGTCTTGCACTTCTTCTCATCGTCGAGCCAAGATTCTAGTGCCGAGTACACACCCGCGACACCTTCCGCTTGTTTCATAATCGCAAGACGCGATCTGAACTTCTCGGGGTTGCCCTCTTTCAAGAAGCCAGGGCAAGCGATGTTACACAATGACCACCAATCCACCGGACTCTTTGGAGCCGGCGAACCAGACATCAGAATGACATAGCCCTTCTCGCCCCAGTGTTCGCGGATGTAATCAGCCATCCACTTGGCAGCTTGTGTACGAGCCGCGGTATGCGTTTTGCATCGCGATGCTTCGTCGAACACAATGCCTTGCGGCGGTTCCGCACCTTGCGGCCAGTTCTTGCAGAGTTCTCGGAACGCTTCGTAGGTGTGGAATCGAGGACGAACCTTGGAGTTCCACTTATCGAACTCAAGCTGTACCGAGTACATGGCAGACTTCGGTGCAATCCAGTACCAACTCTTGGCATTGGATTGTTCCATCGCACTGATTGTCGAGAGCGTCTTGCCAGTACCCATTTCGGCGGCAATGACGCAGTAGTGACGAATCAGTTCAAATGTCGCAATGTCGATTTGGTGTTGCCGGAGTTCGGGACGCCAAACGATGTTGCTTGTGTCAAGAGGCTTGTCGAACCAAACATAAGGATCACCGCCAGCGAGGAAGTCAAGCTGAAAGCGATTATGTTGGGAGTCACTAAGACTCCAAGCCTTAATCGGCGGGTCTTTGAACCCATGCCAAGTCGTACCCTCAAGAGCTTTGAGTTCTTCGGTTATCTTTTTGTTGAAAGCATACGAAGCCCAAAGCCGGTCACGTTTCTTCGTGAACGTGACCGGGTACCGATAATCCCCAATTTGGATTTTCAGGACCTTTGGAATTCCCTCTTCAAATTGAAGATCAGTGAACATTGAGAGTATCCTTGTGTGAGTGTGGAGTGTAAAAGAATCTTCGTGGCTGAACTAGCTCAGCTATAGTACACCTTTTGGTGCATTGCAGTTCACGAAGATTTGAAGATAATAAAGGCGACGACTTCGAGAAGCGTCAGGCCAAGGGCGAGTGCCCACAATTGACGACTGCGATACGTGGCGTACTGCACAATCCCTTGCACACGAGCGTAGACCTCAGCCGACACAGTCGTCATGGTCAGAGTGGCGAAGAATCGTTTCCAGTGGAGTCTGACAATTGTCGCCAGAATCGCACCGCCATACAAGCCACCAACGAACAAGTGAGAGACGTCTTTGAAGACATCCTCTTGGTTGATTTGGCCGGTGGCCGGCATGAGGAATCGGCCAATGCCGAAAGCAATTGTGAAGAGCAGCACGAATCTCATTTCTTCTCCAGAAGCTTGAAGGTCTTGTCCTTCAAAGGAACCTTTGAGTAGTTCACCCAAAGCTGACCCATTTCTCGTTTCTCCATGTCCATCAAGACAAGGTTCGTGAAATGTCTGAATGATGGCAAGGCCGATTCAGAGCAACCAGCTATGAAAGCCACGAGCCATTGTTGCAGAGTCCCACTGACAATCACATACTCTTCATCAAAGCTGACAGTGAAGTTGAGATTGCATTCTTCGATGATCTCGATTCTGTCTCGCTCTTTCGGGCACTTGAGCAAATACACGTAATGCTCGTGCCGGAGTAGTGACCCAAGATTCGTGAAATTGCATGGCACATCCTTGAAGTCTGTCAAGGTCGCCAAGTATGCAAGCGAGTGATTCGGTGGTAGACGTAAGCTGTCGATCTTGGGCGACTTCTCAAAGCTCTTGATAAGCTGCAAGAAGTTGCCCATATCGACAACTGTTTTACCCATGAATCCTACTTGCATGGTTCACCCTTAAAGAGATGGGCGGGAGGGAATAGCAATCGCCGCTCAACAACCACTAACATCTCAACCGCCCAATTGATCAGTCCGGGGTACGATCCCGGTAGTCGTGAGACTAAGCCGACTCCAAATCAACACGACTAGTACCTAGTCGTCAGGTATGTCTTACCCTATTTGCCTGTTCGGTTATCCTACTTAGGTCTTATCAAGGGAATCAGACACTATCGGTCACGTTTGGTCTGACCTTCTTCCTTCTTCACGACTTCGACATCCGATTCCTTCGGGTTGGCAAACTTCGTCGCCTGCTCGATGATTTCTTCCATCGGCGGGATCGTGAACTGAGTCGAGCACTGGGTGGACACGGGACCGTGCCACTTGTACTTGTCAGTCTTGATGAGGTTTGCCTTGAGCGTCATCGGACGCGGACCCTGGCCCGGATCACCATTCGGGAACTCGGGCGTGATGTGGGCCGGATTCGCCGGACGCGGACAGAACGAACGGATGTTCGGGGCTTCACGGCGGCTCGTCTTGCTGTTGCAGTAGAACGTGGCGAAGCAACGAGCAGGCAGTTCAGGCACCCAGAACAGGAACTCGATCCCGTACATGCAGCCCGAATCCTTGATCTCGGACTTTTCTTTGATCGTCAAGAAAGTCGTCGACTTCGGATCGTAGCTGCTGAGAATCCCTTCGCCGATTTGCATGGCCTTGTAACGCCACGCAATCGCGAGGACGTTGAACTCAGCGGTCAGGTCTTCGATTTTGTCCTTCTGGCGGACAAGGCCGTAGCGGCCGATTCCAATGAGTCCTTCTTTGCACGCATTGCTATTCCCGCCGTAGAGCGAGATGTACGGAAGGAAACCACCTGCGGCGACGACATCGCCCCAAGCCTTGTCGTCCTGCGTGTGGACCGACATCGGGAAGTTCTGATTCAGAGTGGAAAGGTCTGTGGACATTGTGTAGAGTCTCTTGGTGGAAAAGGAAAAGGGGAAAGAAAAGACACCTAGCCGTAATCAACGATCACGGCTAGGTGTCGGTTGATTACGCAGCCGCCGGAGTTGCGGGAGCATTCAGCTTGGCGACTTCCTGCGCCGCTTCCTGAGCCTTGCGCTGAGCACGTTCGGCCGCGGCCTGAACGCGTTCGGCTTCGGCCGTCTTCTTGCGTTGTTCGTCCTTGGCCTTGGCGGCTTCGATCGAACGATTGTCAAGATGTACGGCGTACTTGAGGCCGAGGAGGAATCCTTCTTCGGCGGTCTTGATTCCAGCTTCGCGAACGAGCTGGGGTCCGATGACCGGCGTCTCAAGCTCTTGCTTGATTTCGGCGGTCTTGCGGGCACGGGCGACGGCGACGAAGCCTTCCGGATTCGCAGCGCGACCTTGACGGCGAGCCTTGTCGAGTTCCTGTTTGCGGGCCTGGACGGTTCCGCCGAACTCTTGAGGATTCATCGACTGGGCGCGATCAATGAACGCGGCCTGTTCGTCTTCCGGCAGCTTGGCCAGGACGTAGGCGTTGCTCAGATTGATTTTGCCACCATCGACGAGGGCACCGACGGTTGCCGTCAGCTTCGTGAGGCCGAGACGTTCCTTGAGCCACGTGTCGCTCTTGTGCAACTTCTGAGCCATCTGGCTGAAAGTCGTCAGAGGATTGCGACCCATGAGACGCTGGAGAGCCTTGCTGTACTCGACAGGCTTCGTCTCGATCTTGTGGATGTTGCCGAGGATTTGAGCTTCCTCGACTTCGGCGTCGCTCATCGACTTCACCTGAGCCGGGATCGTTTCTTTGCCGGCGTCGAGCGACCCGGTGTAACGATGCAGACCTTCGATGATTCCGTAGAAGATTTCGCCAGTGGTCGCGTCCTTGACTTCGCGGACGAGGATGGGATTCAGGATGCCGACATCCTTGATGGAATCAACCAGCTGAATGTACTCGACATTCGTGCGGTTGACGCCACGCAACGCGACGGGATTCTCGCGAATCTGTGCGAGCGGGATGTGCTTCAATTGGGTCAACTCATTGGACATGGATCAAACTCCAGAGTGGGTTGCGATTCTTGGATCGCGGTTGAAAATCGTTCACGAATCAAATCTGATTTGATTCACGGTGAAGCGGGATAGCCTCATATAGCATGGTCCGAAACGGTTTCTTTTGTTTCACGAATTCCAGCGAACCCGCCTATCTATAATGGCGCGAATTCCGCCAGCTGCGCCGCCCTCCGCGCCGCCCTACTATTTTCTTCCCTTTTCCTTACTCTTTAATGGCGAACCCTTTTAGAGTTCCTCGCATTAAAAGAGTAAGGGAAGGGAAGAAAATAGTAGGTCAACAATTCTTGAAACAATTCGGCACGTTTCGGACCATGCTAAATAGACCCGTCTTTCTGTAATGTGAATCCAATCAGATTTGATTCGTAAATGGAGGATTCCTGTGCTGAGAAGCGAAGCAATCAAAAAATTGCTCGTTGCTAAAACCCATGCTGACCTGGCGGAAATGTATTCCAAAAACATGGAAGTTCAATTCAATGTCGCTCAAGATGGTGGCGATCGAATTGAAGAAGATTTCAAGGGGCGAACACTCCACAGTTATACCGATGGTATCAACAAGTGGAGTCACTTTCGGATTCCGCGTAATGCGAAGACCGAACCCGAAGATAATGATTGCCCCGTGTATGGGGACATCTATCAACATGCCGAAGGCGTTGGCATGACGGGTTGGGACTGGCAGAATCGCTTGAGCCGATGGGTCGCCTACGATTTCGACGCCATGACAGGTCACTCGGATAAGCACGAGAAGAAGATGACCGACGAGGAGCTTCAACAACTCCGAGAAGTAGTATCCGCGATTCCGTGGGTCACTATCCGATTATCAACGTCAGGCAAGGGTATCCACCTGTACGTGATGCTTGACCCAGTACCCACGCAGAATCATACGGAACACGCCGCCCTCGCTCGGGCGATTCTTGGGTTGATGGCTTCGATTACTGGCTACGATTTTCAATCGAAGGTTGACACCTGCGGCGGTAACATGTGGGTCTGGCATCGTAAGATGACCGGCACCAAAGGATTATCCGTCGTAAAGCAAGGAACGATTCTTACGGAGATTCCTCAGAACTGGCGTGATCATGTACGCGTCGTGAGTGGTGCGGCACGTCGCACGTTGCCTGCGTTCGTTACGGAGAACAGCGAAGCGAACCCGAACCTCGAAGACATGTTTGAGGAAGTAACCGGCACGAAGACTTTGATTCCGCTCGACAATGAACACAAGCGATTAATCGCTTTCATGCACGAGAACAGATGTTGTGCATGGTGGGATCAAGATCACCACATGCTTGTCACGCACACGGTACACCTGCAAGAAGCTTTCAACAAGCTGAATCTTAAGGGAGTGTTCAAGACAAATGCGAAAGGTGAAAATTACGGGCAAGACCATAACTGCTTCGCTTATCCACTTAGAAGGGGTGCTTGGGCAGTTCGTCGGTATACACCGGGGGTTGCCGAGGAATCGACGTGGGATCAAGATGGGCAAGGATGGACTCGATGCTACTTCAATCGAGAACTTGATCTCGCAACTGCGTGTCGCGCATTCAATGCTAATGAAGATGAGAGCGGAGGTTATGTCTTTCGAGAAGCAGAAGTTGCAGCCAAAGCCGCAACTCTCCTTGGAATCGACCTTGGCATCCCTTCCTGGGCTAATACTCGATCCGCCCTGATTAAGAAGGGTAAGGATGGAAAGTACATTGCCCAGATGGACGCGACCGAACATGATGACCCACGAGAGATGACCCAATGGAATCGTAAGGGGAAGAAGTGGTCACGTGTCTTGAGCGGTAAGGCAGAGGTTGCACCCGAGACCGAGGGTCGTAACTACGACGAAGTTTGCCGGCATATAATCAGTTCGGCCCATTCCAATTTGGGCTGGCTGTTACGTGCAGAGAAGGAATGGATTGACGAGCCATTGAATCATGTGTCCATTGGCTTGAAAGGAATCGTCGGCAAGCAAGCTCTCGTGGATACGATCCTGGGCGAAGCGGCACTCAAGCCGTGGAAGATCGTGTGCAGACCGTTCGAACCTGAGTACCCCAAGATCGCGGGTCGCGTGTGGAATCGGAACGCACCACAATTGCGATTCCGTCCCACGAATGCAGACACGCTCTCGTATCCGACATGGCTCAAGATTCTTACACATTGTGGCAAGAGTCTGAACGAACCGATCAAGAAGAATAACTGGGCCAAGGGTGCAGGTATTCTTACTGGTGCTGATTACTTGAAGGTATGGCTCGCATCGCTCTTCCAAGAGCCGTTGTGTCCATTGCCTTACTTGTTCTTTTATGGACCACAAGATAGTGGTAAATCTATCTTCCATGAAAGCATCAGGAATTGTTTGGTTACATCAGGAGTCGTGCGTGCGGATACGGCGCTGATTAATCAGCAAGGGTTCAACAGTGAATTGGAAAAAGCTGTTCTATGTGTGGTTGAAGAAACCAACATGAAGAAGAACAAAGTGGCCTATAATCGTATTAAGGATTGGGTCACTTCGGAAGAGCTTCCTATTCACCCGAAGACAAAGACGCCCTACAGTGTTCTTAATACAACACACTGGGTGCAGACGGCGAATGAAGCAGACGCCGTTCCTGTGATGGAAGGTGACACCCGAATCGTTATGGCTTTTGTCGATGAGCTTTCTCCTACGGATAAGATTCCTAAGAAGATTCTCATGCAGAAGCTGATGAAGGAAGCACCTGACTTCATTGCAGAGTTGTTGAGAATTCAACTTCCAGATTCTAACGACCGTTTGAATGTGCCGGTCATTGCGACCGAAGAGAAGATTCGTGCACAGCAAGCGAGCCAGAGCTATCTTGATATGTTCTTGGCTGAGCGTTATTATTACGTCCCTGGCGAAACGATCCAATTCAAGGAACTTGTGGATGCGTTCCATGAATGGTTGCCGGGGAATGAACGTGATAACTGGATGATGAAAACCATTGGGGAATCGTTGCCGGATAAATACGTTAAGGGACGTAGCCCGTCCACTAACCAAGTTATCGTTGGTAACATCTCCAAGAATAAAGATGCAAAGCCTGGGAAGGTTTTGGTTATTCGCAACGAAAAACTCGTACCATCGGAGACCTAACCAATGGATGCGATTAACGAAGCCTTCAAAGAACTGAAGCCAGAAGAGCGTGATTCTCTGATGGCAGCATTTGATGACTTGATTCCGTTCGTTGTCAAGCTAAGCAACAACAGGTTTTTGGGTGCCCACTGTGGGGAAGATTCCAGCTTGACCGTGGTTGAGACCAATGGCTACTGGTTTGTGGGTACATTCAAATGAAAGTCATAGCGTTCGCAAATGACGCCAAGCGTATGGCAATCCGGTTCTTGAGCCAAGAAATTCGGCTCAAGCATCCGGGTTGCAATATCTTGGTGATCGCAGCAAATCATGTCAAGCTGGAGAATCTATGCAAAGTAGATTACTGCTTCTTGACAGAGGCGGCACCTTGCGAGGTTGCCGCCTTGGATGGAAAGCTCTACACTCTAACGGGTGTTCCTGAGCAAACGATGAGAGAGTATCACGCGGAAGTAATGGCATTGCTACCGGAGATTCTTGCATGAGTGAAGACCTGTTGCGTATCTACGCAGACCTGGATGACACGGCAGTCACGCGTGAGAACTACGTTCGTGCACCGTTCAATTACCCTGGCAATAAGAAGGAATCACTTGAACACTTACTTCCCTTGCTCCCCACTACTGACGTTTGGGTTGATGTGTTTGGTGGTACTGGAGTTGTCACTCTTAATCGCCGTCCTTCGAGACTCGAAGTCTTTAATGACCGATGGAGTGGTATTGTTGCTTTCTATCGTTGCATACGTGAGCCTGCGAAGCTTGATGCCCTAATCGAAAGACTTCGGTTGTGCGTCCACTCGCGTGAAGAGTTCATGTGGTGCAAGCAAACCTGGGAAAATCCCACGGACGATGTCGAACGAGCGGCACGTTGGTACTACATGATTCAATGTAGTTTCGCTTGCCGTGGGTTGTTCTTCGGCCGAGTCCTCGGACCGGCCACACCGATTGCAAAGAAGATTTCGGAAAATCTTCCATTGTTCTATGAAGTCCATCTTCGGATGCGGGATGTTCAAGTTGAGAACTTGGACTTCCGAGAATGCTTCAAGGACTACGATTCCTCACAAACAGTCTTTTACCTTGATCCACCCTACTACGAAAACAACATCTACGCCATCAACTTCACAAAGCAAGACCATGTAGAAATGCTCGACAAGGTTTTCAAGCTGAAAGGCTTCGTTGCGTTGTCCGGGTATAAGAACGATTTGTACGACAAGTTCCCCTGGGACTCAGTGCACAACTGGTCACGCCAAGATAAGATGGCTACGATGTCTACAAAAACTGATACCAGTTGCGTAGCAGGGTTGGATATTGAGCGTGAAGAGAAAACTGAGTACCTCTGGATCAAGGAGGCATATTAAATGTATGTCACTTGGTTAATCAACGTCCCGTACTCTTTCAAGTTTGCTATGGATTCTAATGGCGACTTGATGAAGATTTCTTGGAGCGATCAATGCACCTGATGAAACATCTCAATGGACACTTACTATGTGCCATTGACGTAGAGACGACTGGCTCCCGACCCGGCTTTCATGACATCATCCAAATTGCGGTGATTCCATTGGACGGGTTGCTGAAACCAGATGGGAATCGAATACCCTTCCTGTTGGACATGTGTCCGAAGCGGCCGCAAAATGCCGAGCCGGATGCAATGGCTTGCAACAAGCGAGAGCTTGCCGAGCTTGTACTCAGGGGTGTCGATGCCGATCGTGCTGCTGATCTCTTTGTTGAATGGGTCGAGAATCAAAAGCTCGGCTTCAACAAACGGATTATGCCGTTAGGTGCAAACTGGCCTTTCGATCGTTCACACATCATGGAATGGTTGCAACCAAAGACATATGAAATGATCTTTGATGCACAGTACCGTGACACTCAAGTCGTTGCGACCTACCTCAACGATCTTGCTTCGATTCGTGGGCTACCTTACCCGTATCCCAAAGTGAACCTGAGCTACCTGTGCAATATCTTCCGCATCGAACGGACGAAGTCACACGATGCGACTGATGATGCACGGGTCACGGCCGAAGTGTACGCAAACCTTCTCAAGCAGTTCGGTGCGTAATCATGGACTACCTAGACAAAGCTAGAGAGAACATGGCGAAGCATATCGACAAACTGGTGTTGGCAGAAGCCGCAGCACCTTTAGGAGTGACCATGACTGAACCAATCAAGAACGGCGACTTTGTCGTCAAGGATTCTGGCGAACGTAAGGAGTTTGAAACCGGAGCAGTTCGCGACAAGTCAAGTGGCAAAGGTCGCTTCGACTTGATTCCTCCACATCCTCTCCGCCGATTAGCCAAGCTTTACGAAGCTGGCTCTCTCAAGTATGCGGAACGGAACTGGGAGAAAGGAATCCCAACTGGTCGGTTCTTCGATAGTGCTTTCCGGCATCTGATGGATTATGCGGAAGGTGATCGAAGTGAGGATCACTTGATTGCTGTTGCGTGGAACGTGTTTGGTATGGTTTGGACTCAGGAGCAAGTACGACTCGGCAGACTGCCGGAATCATTGCTGACGTTTCCTGAGCCAAAGCCACTCGATGGGACAACGAAAGACGTACCGTTCTAGTGAAACATCACGCGAGGTCGTATACAACTCTGGAGTAACATCCAGCGGCGGTCCATCTCCGAAAGAGAAACGGATGTCGCGGCGTGATATCTGGCGGCATAGCTCAATTGGATAGAGCGTCGGTCTACGGAACCGAAGGTTGGGAGTTCGAATCTCTCTGTCGCTAATGTAGGGAACGTGGCCGAACGGTAAGGCACAGCCCTGATAAGGCTGCGTGCGAAAGCACTAGCAGGTTCGACTCCTGCCGATCCCAATAGTTGATTCGCGTCAGGGTCAACTAGACGCACTTCGGGTGCGGATGCAACTGGGCTTACATAAGCAGGCTTACCAGAGCTATGCAAGACTCCTAACGGAGTAGTCCGATGGCAATCACAATCACCGAGATCAATATTCGGAAGCCCCAATATCTTGATTCTCGGCTCCTGGCGTTTGTTACTGTAGTCTTCGATAACTGCTTCGCAATCACGGACCTGAGGCTATTGCAGCTGAAAGACGGTCCTTTCCTGGCGATGCCTTCGAAGAAAGCATCTACGCCGTGCCAGCATTGCAGACGTAAAAATACGTTTGATTGCAGGTACTGCGGTAAGTGCGGCAAGCTCTTGGAGTTCAAGGCGGAAGAGCATTTTGACGTAGCTTTTCCGATCAATAACGAGTTTCGTCAATTCATGCTACAGTCGATCCTTGAGAAATACAAGGCTGAGACACCTGTAGCATAATCGTATCGGTGAGTGATTTGTGGCATTAAGGCTCAGGCGTCCAACCCTTCGGGGCGTGACCAGAAAGTGTCTCCACATACTCACCGTGTTGCCCGTATAGCTACAATTGGTAGAGCGCCTGCCTTGTAAGCAGGGGGTTGAGAGTTCGAGTCTCTCTGCGGGCTTTTGATTTGGGCGCGTGTGCCGAGCGGCAAAGGCGGCATGCTGTAAACGTGCTGTGGAATAGCTATCCACTCGCAGGTTCGAGTCCTGCCGTGCCCACTTCTTTTGGAGTGTCAACATGCTGAACTGGTTTCTCTCCCTGTTCAAAAAGTATCGGGATGGTGAGTCCCGAGTCGGCCGAATCAATTGGCACCTGGATCATCAACGGTATACCGTTGCTCTCTGTGGTGGCAATGAAATCGTGACAGCCTACAATGTGAATGACCATGAAGAAGTCATTCCACGCGGATCGGCTGTTACGCTCATCCACCAAAACGATACGTGGTACTTCCATGTGCCGGTGTGGCTATGAGCATTCTGTTCCTTGACATTGATGGAGTCCTGAACGGCCACCAGAGACATGCTAATGGGTATTGCGGTATTGATTCCCATTGCATGAGTAACCTGAACCATGTAATCGCACAAACCAAATGTCTGGTTGTAATCAGTTCCGCTTGGCGGTACATGATGCCAGAAGCCATGACCATTACTGGCTTTGAGTATTTACTCAAGAGTCATGGTTTGAATGGTAGTGTCTACGGTTACACTGAACGTGACGAAGTAATCACGAAACGCGAAGATCAGATTTTGGCCTATCCCAAGCAAGGCAAATGGGCCGTTGTCGATGACCTTCCTCTAGCCATAGAGAACTTCGTCCGAACTGATGGTCGTATCGGTATGCAACGGCATGAAGCCGAGATGCTGATTAAATTGTTGGCCGGTTAACTCAATTGGTAGAGTGCCAGTCCTACACACTGGATGTTACAGGTTCAAGTCCTGTACCGGCTACTTCCCTCTACGAGTCGAAAGACAGCACTGTTATCGTGTCACCGATGAATGAGAAAGGTGGACCTGGCGTATCCAGGGTGAATAGTCGGCTAGAGGGATTACCATGCCTGACGATGATGAAGATGAAGAAGACGAGGACATTGATATCTATTGTCCTTAAAGGCGAGTGAGATGTCTTGGCGATATCACCGGGCTTTCAATCCGGGCAGATGGGTTCGAATCCCATACTCGTCACTCCTTAATGGGAGATGACTATGTTCAAGTTACTCTTAATCAGTCTGATGTTGGGCGCGACTCCTGCGGAGATCACGCAAAGTACAGTCAAAGTAGATTATCGATTCGGCGACAACATCCTCGTTGGGTCTGGAACGATAATCGAAACCACCGACGTGAGCTTTAGTGTACTGACGTGTTCGCATTGCGTCCGACATCATGTGCCCAATGGAAAGAGCAAAATCATTCTTCAAGATGGTCGAAGCTACCCGGCAACGATTATCAAGATTGACCCGGACCGTGACCTATGCCTCTTGAAGTCGGACTTCAAGATCGAGATCAAACCTTCCGAGTTCGCGGACGATGATTACAAAGATGGAACAAAGATTCAGGTGTCGGGGTTCTCGGCTGGTCGGTTCTATTCTCTACGGAATGGAACCGTGACCAATGACTTTGGTTGGAAGGTTATCAACAAGGACAAAGTCATCTCACCGATTCTGAATGTACACGCCGTGCAAGGTGATTCGGGTGGTGGCGTGTATCGCGATGGAAAACAGATAGGTGTGCTATGGGGCGGTACCCCTGGTGGCATCTACGTGAATCGGATGGATACGATTAAGTCGTTCTTGAAGTGAATTTATCGGGCCGCTCCTGCAATGTGGAGATGATGCATCAGGGTGGTGTAAACCCATCCGGTCCGACCCTGCGGGTATAGCTCAATTGGCAGAGCGTCAGTTTTCCAAACTGGATGTTGAGGGTTCGAGTCCCTCTACCCGCACTATGCCTGATCGTCTTACCTTTGGCAAGGCAGCCGGTCAGGACAGCGGTGGATTAGAGCGTGTGGGGCTACACCACCAGGCTTATTACGAGTAGAGAGGTTGTGCCAACAGCCATACTGTAATCGGTCAAGCCCTTCCTTTTAGGAGATTCACAATGATCGCAGGTACTGTCCTTATTTCAAGGAACAATGACGAGGCTTTGAACACAAGTCCTGGTCATTGGAACCATTGTGCAATCTACGTGGGTGGTGGACGCATCATCCATTCCCTACGTGATCAAGGTGTTGTCGAAACAGTCTATGGCGAATGGCTCGCTTATGACTGTACTTGGGTATCCTTGATTCCTATTGATGTGGCGGTTGGATACAAGGCTGCATTCAAAGCGACACAGCTTGTAGGCTTGCCGTATCGTACTCTGTCAAGCGTGTTTCTGCGTGCTAGGAACCTTAGCCGTGGAATCAATTGTGTTGATGCAGCGGTCAGGGTTCCTTACGAGTTTGCTTTAGGGAAGAGCCTCAGTTCGATTCATTGGCCTGACCATGTAATCGAACTCACAGGTGTGTTCACAAAAGGACCGACAAGTTCAGACTGATTCTCGGGCCGTTAGCTCCTAACTGGTAGAGCGCCTGCCTTGCAAGCAGGAGGTTGTGGGTTCAAATCCCACACGGTCCATTGGAGATTGAAATGGAACTTTTAATTAAGAAGTGGCGTGCCGAAGCAAATGATTTGGGGCGTCGCTTAAGAAGTGGTTCTTACATTGACCAACAACAACGTGCTGCTTATAGTGCGAAGATGAAAACTCTTCGTGCTTGCATCAAAGAACTCAAAGGGATTGGTTATGGCTAGACCATTGCTAGACTTGGTTGATCAAGTTGCGAAGGAACCAACGAAGAGAGACTTGCAAGAACTTCGACTAAGAATCGAGGCGATCCAACGCGGGGTTGATGATTACCCGCCAGACCTTTGCATGGTGCATGTTAAGGATATCTTGCAAGGAAATTGTATCACTTATTGAAACATTCCCCGGTAGCACAACTGGTAGTGCAACTCGCTGTTAACGAGTAGGTTGTAGGTTCGAATCCTACCTGGGGAGCTTGTGTGGACAAGACGGTTAATCGGCTAGTCAATCGAAAGCCGGGAGACAGGCTCGTCCGGGCCATCAGCACTCGTCAGAGTATTGATGGCCCGGCCTAGACCTCCGGATAGTGCGATTGCGGGTTGACTCGTTGCGACTAGCCCTCGAAAGCAGTCCACACATTAACGGTGCGTTGCTGGAAGGCCATAGCACGTGGTTTGGGACCACGGGATGACGGTTCGATTCCGTCCGTGCCGAATGCTGATGAACGCGGAGTCATGTCGCGTACATGAATTAGCGAGAGGGATACTGTGAGCCGCCGGGAATCCCAGCGGGTGTACACTCACGGAAACGAATCTGTTTCGCAGGTAGTCGTCCCAGGGATATATCTCCTGGCTTCCGGAATCCTGCCATCAGCACCTATTAAAACGAAAAAGCCCGCGTAAACCAATTTTGGTCTACGCGGGCTTTTTTCGTTTACACGTTTGCGAGGACAGCCGGTTTGTCGTAGACGATGATGACGCGGACAACACCAGCGGTGACGTTGGTGTCACCGAGGGCGGAACCGTTAGTCACGATGCCGTTGACGTCGATTGTCGTTTCACTGGCGATGATGCCGAGGGCATCGGTGGGAACCTTATTGATCTGGGTATTCTTGGTCAGTGTGGCCAAGGTACCGAGTTGGTCAACGTCACCACCATGAGGTCCAATACCAAGCTTGACAGTGGTGCTTCCACCGACTGCGAGCGTGGTAATCTGTGCGATGACGAGCTTGACTTTCGAGCCAGCCGGAATCGTACAGACAGGTTTGTACTTCGTGGCATTGCCAGTGAAGTCGATGACTTCATCGACCTTCACTTCGATCGAACCAGCAGGATCAGCAAGCATCTCGGCACGAAGTTGTGCCAGAGTGATTTCCTGTTCCTGACTTTGGCTCTTGGTCACACCACGGTCATCAACGACCGAGGTCGAGTTCTTGACCACAATCGTATCGACTGTGTAATCAAGATTGGGAGTGGATACTGCCATATTCAAATCTCCAGAGGGTTAGACGTTGGGGAGGATGGCCGGTGTGTCGTACACAATCAACACACGGACTTTGCCGCTGACCAGGTTTCCATCCGACAGCGAACCGTCGGCGACAACCGTGGCACACAAATCGATTGTGGTTTGCGACGCGATGATCGCATTCGCATCCACAGGAACTTTCGACAGTTGGTAATTCTGCGTCAGGTTGGCCGCACCTTGCAGCAAAAGTGCAGGTGTCGTACCATGAGTACCAAGACCCAAAGAATCACCGGTGCCATCATCGACAACCGTTGTGAGAATCTGAATGGTAGCACGTTTGACTTTCGATCCTGCCGGGATAACGCAAACGGCAATGTAGCCGGCGTCAGGGGCAAGAGCCGTGATGTCGATTGTTTCATCGACACGCACTTCTTGCAGTCCAGTTGGATCAACGAACAATCGTTGATGAAGTTCTTCGAGCGTGATGACAACCGGAACTTTCAATTGTCGAGTCGTGCCATCACCAAGCACGACAGACTGGTTTCGAATCACCGGAACGGTATCCGATGTAAACTCCAAAGCAGCTTGCGGAGTTGCCATAGGTCATATCTCCCTTTTGGTACATGTTTGACAGAAGGCTGGACCCACCGGCAACCCAAGTAGAGAACACTGGTCTACTAATCGGGAACCAAGTGGGCATTTAACACGGACCCCGATCGTTCGAAACCTACAGGGTTTGTAGGTCTGAACGAATCGGTAAGCGTCCGTTGGATCGCGAACATAGTTCGCTGGTGGTTCCCACGCTGGGGGAGGTCCACGCATCGGGAATGTAATACTCCCGTCACCTTGCAATTTTGCTCCCGGTGGCAGATTCATTAGCCTACTCCTGGTCCAGTTGGGTTGAAAGGATCAGAGATTGGGTAGTTACAATACTGGTAACTATTGGGCTTCGGAATCGCATACGGGTCAAGAGTCGTTCCAGCGTGCCAACCTTCAATATCGTGCCAACCAGTATCCCAGCCAACTGCTTCAACCGTTGCACCTACCCCTTGGACAACACCAAGGGGATTATTGTAGTACACTGATACAATACCATCAGAAAAATTCAAATGGTGTGTAGACCAGTGTGGACAATCGATGAAAAGATTGCGTTCATACGGCGGACCCAACATTGCGTAGTAGGTCACACCTTGACTAAAAGTTGTATCAGACAACTTGTAGTGAACGTAGCTTTCAATCAACCCATCCTTGCTATCCCACACGAAAGGGTTGATACTTGGGTTTGGATAGCCTTGTGCATCGTGAGCCGCTAGGTACACTTTGCATGTTGCCGATCCAGCACTGTAGCCAAGACCCTGCATGAACTCTGTAGCAGGTGCTTCGTTTGAAGAAAAAGTTTCCTCAAATGGCATCTTCGCATCTCGCTGCCAATTCCTGATGTACACTTTCGGTTCCGCACCAGCACCATTGTTACCAATGGTGTGGGCAAAACCAATTGTGATTCGCAGTCGGATACTGTCCTGACCGTTGACCCAAGGACATTTATTGAGTCGCAATTTCCTTCGCAGAATCGTTCCTTTCTTACCGTACTTCTCGGTTGCCGAATCAACACAGATTCCAGTACCACCTTCAAAGCCCATGACGGTAGCAACATTCTTGCCAACCATCGGGCGGCTCGACATAGGAGACAGCCCGTATGGTTGCAAGTTGTTGGAATCGGAATCCATATCCGTCAGCCTGAGAACTTTCGTCAACATACCAGCGGTAAGTTGCTTGCCGTCCCAGGTTACTTCGTCACCATATGTTAGAGCCATACGGGCACCTGCATAGTGTATTCACCGGCCGGACCCTTGGACACTAAAGCCCAAGTTCCCGAAGGAATGTTATCGTTAGCAATCTGCAATTGCTTAACGCTAACAGCAGTCGGCGGGTTATTCAAACCACTCTTGTAGATGTTGACGTTGTAAGTACCACCGCTACCACCTGTCACGACACCCGGATAAGTAGAAGTACCACCTGTTGGCAGGAAGTACCGCTTAGTCGTTTGCTTCGTGCCAGTGCTGGTACGTGTCCGTGTAGTACCATTCGGATTCGTAGTTGTTGTCGTGGTAGTCGTTTTGTCAGACCATGTTACTGGCTGAATCATGACCCACATACCAGCTTCATGCGTGACAGGGTTGGCCTGATCGTAAGAAGCATCGGTAGCTTTCGCAACTACGCTTGGTTTGTCAGTACCTCTCGGATACGAATCCAAAAGGTATTCAGGCAAACCTTTATTGGAAACCCGTCGAATCTTAGCAGGAATGGCCGAAGTATTAACCGCTTGTGGGTTCGTACTCAAGTCATAATCCTGATTGATTCCTGGGTACAAGTCCGGTTTCTCATCTTCCAGTTCACCGATGTTGTTTTCCACTTGAGGCGAAACAACAGGGTTCAATTCTTCGGCACCAGGATTCGGGCTGCCATCGTGTGGACGATCGCGGCCATCATCGAATTCCATCGGCTCAGAAGCAGGATTGCTACCGCCGCTGACAATGTCACCGCCAGCAGTCTCTCCAACATTCTGGCTACCCACTTCATCAGTGATGTGCGGGTAGAAGAAGAACCTGTCAGGGTTTGCACCTGGATACTTGTGCATCTCTCCGATTCGCACAGGCACCCAAACAGTGAAGTCGATTTCCATCGCATCACTGTCCAAGCTCGCACTTTGCACAACACCGACCACTGGCTCATCGGACACAGACCTTAGATCGACCGTGATCGAATCGAAAGTCTCAAGTTTGAGTTTGTGCAACGGCGTCTTGAACTTGACCAACTTCCATGTGTTGGCCTTTCGGATAATCCAAAACGTCGCACTCAAATCAACCAGTCGCGTACTTGTGTACGCATAGTAGTTGTATGTTTGTTCGTGGCAACCATACTTTGCCATATTAGCACGGAGAAGGATTTTATCATCCTTTGTACCAATGTCGGAAGCTGCGAACCCTGTCGGTGGTCCGTAGTATATCTTGTAAGTCGCGACGAACTTTGTCACCAGTTCCTCGGTTGACGTATGATGAATCTCAAGAGACTTCTCTTCGATATCATCCAACGTAATCGAGTCCACTGGTGCACCTTCCGGCACCAAGTACAACAGGTAGAAAACATCCTCTTTCAACCAGATTGCACAACGTGCTTGGAAAGCAATTTCCTTCAACGCGTCAAACAGATTCTTCCGATCGAACAAACAGAAGTGCATAGGGAATGCACCCAGTTGTGCCCGAACAGTGTTGAAACTGGTCGTGTCGCAATCGAACGGTGGTGCAGGATAAGGCACACCGCTATAGGTGTGAACCAGATACTGCAAGATGTCGGCCGTATTAGGACCGACAGGCGAAATAAGATCGACGTAAATTTGATCTTCCCACCCGCTTGAAAAGCTGGAGTCTCGATTCAAATTGAAGTACGACTTCTTATTTTCGTCCCGTAGATGCTGACCGTTCGTTGACGATGTTGTTGTCCTAACAATGCCAGTTCCAGTTTCAGCAGTTACCAACTCAATATCGTTGATGTAACTCAACGGCTGCTTGAGTGTAATCATCGTTGCGGTGATTCCTGGCCCACCATCTGCTGCACTGAAATTCTGGTAACTGACTGAGTAGTAGTTAGCCGGAACCGCAGTCATCAATTTGGTGCCGTCGTAATCGCGGATGGCATACACACCCAAAACTGCACAAGGCAGCATTGCTGCTACCCAACGCATTGGAAGGTCGCTCACCCACTTGATACGAGTACCAGCCTTGACGAAGATAAAGCCGGGATTACTATCCACGATGATTTTGTCAGCAGCCTTCTTCGTGATGTCGATTTCAGTGACCATGCCCATGTCGGCATTGATGTCGTTGGGAAACCCAAATTCATTCGAGCCAGACAAGTCCGAGCTTGTGTACTTCTCGACAGTTGATTCACCAACTTCAAGGTGTGTCAGGAATGGTTTCTTAGGCGTCACCGAAGTGATGTGTAAGATACTATCCCCACGCGGACTGGCTGGTAATGCCGAGATGACCCCGGTGACAATCAGTTCACCAATTTCAAATGTCGCTGGCACTCCCATTGGGAATGTCTGACCATTGAACAGGATCACGTAGTCCTTCTCGAATTTCTTCTGGGCTGTGATCTGCTGATTAATCGCAGATACACCATCCAACATTCGCTGACCTTCATTGAGCAGCTTGGTCGCACTATCCATCATGCCTTGACCCTGTTGAAAATCAGGATCATCGGGATTCTCTTCGAACGGTCCTACGTCTTCGCCGCGGCCAGCAGAGTTTGTTTGCAGTAGGCTTCCAGCCGTATACAATGCCTGGGCATAAGCGTCCGAGAACTGCTTGGCCATGTACAAGTTCTGAATGTCAGCTTCGAGTTTCGGATCGTGCAATCCGATGCTATCCATCAAGGTTGCATTGCCGACCAAATCGAGACTGACTGATGGAACCTTAAGCACGGTTCCAAAAGGCATGGGCCATGCCTTTCCAATCATGTTGTCATTGAGCATCGGGAAGTCGCCTTCTTCTGGCGAGAATCCGATTTCTGCGTCTTCCAGTTTGCTCACAATATCGAAGGACATTGTTCGATTAACTTCAACCCAAACAATGGGCGAGTTAATCACGCCTTCAAAGATCACGAACTTATCATTGAAGTTAAGTTGCGTGAACCACTGGTAGATCATGACCTTTTTCTTGTGGATGTCGCGTGTGTTATAAATCGTTTTGATCGAACCATCCGTATCACTCAACGTGATCGAAACGGATTGCGAATTCGATGCATTCGAGATATTCACAACGTCATCAAGGTTGGCCAGCTTGAGAATCTTACCTTGCAACTGTGGTACGTTTTGATGCGCACCACGGTCGCAATAGTATTGGGGTGGACGATTCTCGCCATCCCAGAAGATTGCTACAACGCACAGTGGTTCCCCACCGAGCTTTGTAGTAAGCTGCGTCATTGCCGCTGCTGAAATATTTTTCATTGGAGTACCTGAAAGTCAAACTCAACGTCGTAAGAGCCGCAGTTTTTGTCGTTGGTGCAAACCACCTGTGCATCTGGAGTGAGAATGATTCCATTCCACACAACTCCAAAATGGTCCGTTAATTGGACACTGAGTCCAATCGTGTCAGCAAAGAATCGAAGCAACTGTTGAGACCTATTCCGAGTCAAGTTGGTGAGCTTGTATTTGAAAATCTCCGTGATCGACCAAATCGGGTCACGGAAGATAATCGTGTCACCACCGCGTGTTTGATCCTGCACACGCTTTACATTGATGCTATCACTTTCTCCAATTTCTGGTACTACGAGAGTAACGGTTGTTGCACCGTGCACCAGAACAAGCGGCGTGTAGTTAAGCGAGTCCGACGGAACATTTACAGAAATGTTCGCAGACGGAAGCGGCACTGGAATGTTAAACGTCTTGACAGCGTCTTTCTTAAAGAAAGAAACGCTTTGTGTAATCGTCAAAGACGAAGCTGGCGTGGACGGACTGTACGTCCCGGTAACAACCACAGCGTGAGCCACGACCAATGTGCTTTGCAAGGCACGAGTCGGGACAACACTTTGAGTAATCGCCAAGCCTTGGTAAATCTGTTGAGGATTTACATTGGCCGCTTGTTGACTGATTACCAGTGCATTCGCACCTTCGATGTAGTAAGTCGGACTCATGACTTGAGTCAGACTCAAAATACTGTCTACAGCGATGTTCAGAATCTTCCCAACAGCAACTGTTTGGTTGACGTTGAAAGGTTGATTCGCACTGGCGTTCTGACTCGAACAATGTACCGACTGAGTCAGGTACAAAGGTTGTTCAACTATTTGACCAATGATTCCATCTGGCCCTTGGTCGCCTTGCGTGATGGGCAAGAACTGGGCGACGCTGATATTGATGATCGCCATTAGTCAAGCTCCTATTGAAAAGCGGAAGGAGAAGGATTCGAACCCTCAACTGCCTTACGGCAGTTACGGCTTAGCAAGCCGCTGCAATACCATTCTGCCATCCCTCCGAAAATAGGGACCGGGTTTCCCCGGTCCCTGTTCGATTTACGCCGATGTCGTGTAGGTGATATTCAGTTGGTCACCGCTCGACACTGGGACGGGAGACGCGAAAGGTGCCGTCGCCCACAATTTTCCGGTCGTGCCGCTCTTGGCACTTCCGCTCGTCACGAAGATTCCGTAGACCGTTCCACCACCACCATTGATGTTGAACACGCAGGCGGAAGCATTCGTCACCGTTCGAACACCAGCACTAGCCGTACCGCTGGTCCAGCTTACACGCGTCGATTGCGAGTAGGCGATGAACTCGGTCCAACCACCGTGGCTGTTCATCAGGTCAGCGTTGTCAACGGCCGGCGAACCAGCGTTGTCGATGAACCCGATGTACCACGCGTTCTGTGCGATTTGCGTTGCACTGTTGAACATCACGTTGAACAGGGTATTCACCCCTTCGTTCGTGATGTTGTTCAACGTGTGGTGAACTCCAATGAGTTCACCTTTACGATAGTGTTCCATCTTGACGGGGTTGCGGAATTTCAGCATCTGCACAAGGCTTCGATTACGTTCCGCGACGAAATCGATTTGGTCCTTGACAGAAAAAGCTCGAACGTCGTTATTCATCTTGGTCTCCAGGGTTAAGCATTACCACGCCGTTGTTCGCGACGTATGATTTTCATGACTGCACGAGCAGTCTGTTCAGGACTGTCAGAACCGCTAACATTGAAGGTCATGTTACCGATGCTGCTATTCGTCACGGTTCCACCATGAGCATAACCACCACCGCGTGGTGAGTCACCACGATTCATGCGAACAAGTGTCGCATAAAACTTCTGTGTCGATTCCGGGTTCATAACGAATTCGCCGCGTCGTGCACGAATCATTACGTTGTCCGGTCCGAAATTGGAAAACATGTTTCCAATCAAACCACCTTCTGCATACCCTTGCGGGTTTACCATATTTCCATTGATGATAACAGGTGGCGGAGCCGGTGGCGGAATCACTAACGGTGGAGGGATGTTGATGATTACCGGTGTCGGTCCATTCTGAATAACTGGCAACGGTATAGCACCTTGAACCGGTGGTCCTACTGGTGCTTGTACTGGCCCATTCTGAATGACCGGTGCGGCCGGTGTTGCTGGTGCTGCTGGTGCTGCTGGTGCTGCCCCTGGTCCCCCAAGGATTCCAGGTGGCACAAGTCCAGCAATACCTTGCAACCCTGTTCTGATTCTTTCGCCCAGGGTTCTCAACGCTTCCGGCGCTTGGTCTACAGCACGCTGTACAACATCCATTCCTTGCCGCCCAACACCAACCAATGTCTCACCAGCACGCCGAGTTCTCTCAGCTTGGACTCGTGCATTAGCTTCGGCAATCGTTGCCTCAGCCCTGGTTCGAGCTTCGGTCACTTCCGTGAGGCGATTCATCGCAACACGAAGTGCCTCAGCACCCGCCGGTGTGTTTATCAAACCGTCAGCCCGTGGCGTGGTTGGTGTAAGACCACGACCAATTTGCAATCGGTGGAACAATTCGGCAACTGCTCTCGTTGCCTCTTGTGCCGCTGCAATATCTGCCGGTCTGCCAGAAGTAACAGCTTGAGTGTTCAAGCGTTCTGCTTCTGTAATGGCAACGTGCAAATCTCTTGCACGCTGAGTACTCAAAGCATCCGCACCTTCTGCGACAAGTTGTCTTGCACCGCCAAAGGTTCTCGGATCAGGTACAGCCCCTCGAATCTCACCCAGTGTGACCTGAGCAGCCCGCAGAGCATCAATCTGCTGTTGCCTTGCAGCAGTAGCATCAGCCGTTGCCTTGTCCGTATTCCTTGCGATCTCAGCCAACAGACCGATTTGCTCACGTTGGTTAGCTTCACTGACTCGCCTTGCCTCAGCATTCTGAAACAAAGCTTGCGTTGCAAGTCGTTGAGACTCCAACTGGAGAGTCAGAGCTTGAACTTCTTGCGGAGTCGGTGCACGCCTACGAGCTTGTTCAGCTTGTTCAGGAGTGATTGCACCAGTACGCAAAGCGTCAGCAATACCGGCTTCAATCGAAGCTGGCAATGCTTCAACACGAGCAATCTGCTGATCAATAGTTCTATTGATCTGTGCTGTAGCGTCTCGTCCGCCAGAAGCACCCTGGAAGTTCTCGCGTGGCTTTCCATCCGGGTTAAGCAATTGATTCGGCAGACGAGATACATTACGTTGACCTTCTTGAACCAATCGAAGTTGCTCACGCAATTGTCGATTGATACCTTCAAGTACAACTTGTTGTGCAGCCAATCGTCTACGATTCGCTGCCTCGAATGCTTCTTCCGCAGCATTGAGTCGTCTCGCCCCTTCTTCCCGTTCACGGTTGAATGGGTTGAAAGTTTGATCCTGCCCAGTAGACCTTGCACGGAACTCGGCGTTGCGTCGCGAAGAGCCGGCACGAATGTCGTTCTCTTGGTCGTTCAACTGACGAAGTTCGGCAAACTTTCTACGGGCCGATTCAATACTGTTTGCGTCACCCTTAGCTTCAAGCTGACGAATCTCTTCCATCAGCCGTTGTCTACGGTCACGAATCAGATTCAACTGGCTAGTCGCACCAGCGTCTTGAGCATTCAGGAGTTTCGCAGCATTGTCCTGTTGCTGTGGACTTGTGAATCTCGATGTTTGCGAAACATCAGCAAGACTCTTCAACCGATCTTGGAACGATTCCTTGTTCGTCTTCTCGGCAAATTCCTGAACTCGCTTCAACGATTCCATGATGCGAGATTCAGCTTGTCTTGCGACATTTTCCATCGACTCGATTTGCGAACCGAATGCACCGAAGACCGATTTGCTAGACGCTTCGATTTCTTCACCGAGCGTATGAACTCGTTCTCGTTGCAGTTCAGCTTGACGGTTCAGTGCAGCATTGACTGGCAAGAAAGTATTTGCAATCGCTTGCGTACCTTCTTGCAAAGCTGTTCGAGTAAATTGGCGTTGACCGGCTGCCCAAGTGTTAGTACGTTCCATCGATTCGCGAGCAGCTTCATTGAACTGCTGCATTGCTTCGCGATTGAGTCTTGTGGCCCGGTTAAGGATACCGAACCATTCAGCAAGTCTCTCAACTTGTTGGGCCAGAACAACCGCACCAGCAGCAACCAAAGCAATTGGTTCAACCAGTGCTGCAATCAACCGACCAGTGTCAGTGATTACATTTGCCAATCCACCAGCACGATCAGCCATGCTGAGAATCGTGTTGATGATTCTCGGACCGATTTCGCCGACGAAGACCGTCTTGATTTTCTCAAGTTCGTCATTCCACCGACCTGTCGCATCCACAACTCGCAAAGCAGCGTCAGCCGTATTGTTTAATCCTTCAACATTGTCTAAAGGATTACCACCACGCTGTCTTTGTTGGAAGGAATCAGCAACACTCAGACCGCCACCAGCACGACGACTCTGAACAGCTTGCCGTGCTTGAATGTTACCTTCATCAATATTGCGATTGATGTACTGGAGTGCCCCGCCCAATCGTTGGGCTTGAATCAATTGCTGAGGGCTAAAGATTCCATCGCCAGCCATCAAGTCACGCATTCGTTGCGTAGGCCGTTCGATGGAATTCATCACCGCGCCGAGTTGAGTCATAACCTCGGCATCAGAGATGCCGGTGGCTTTCAACTCTTCCATCAACAAGGCAACTTCGGAGAAACTAATCCCCAAGCGTTGGGCTTGTGAAGATACTCGACCGAGCGATCCAGAAATCGCTTCAACGCCAATACCCGTTTGAGCCAAGTGGATCAATTGGTTACTGACGTGTTGCGATTCCTCAGCCGTCATCTGGAAGGCACGAGTAACAGCAGTAATAGCTGTTGCCGCTGCTGGTCCAGTAGAACCAGTAACCTCAGCCAAACGAATGGCCGAGTTAGTAATCGCATCGATTTGCTCGCTGCCCTGTGCCCCACCTTGGTCAGTAGCAATTCGACCAATAGCAGCCGTGTCTTGCAAAGACCGCCCATAGGCCAAAGAAAGATTCTGGAATTTGGCAGACAGTTCATCAGTGCTTACACCAAGGTTCTGGTGCAGAGCAACAATGCGTCCAACCGATTCTTGATATTCGGCAGCGGCCGTAATCGAGCTACCCATCGCACCGGCAATGTCGAGGAAGACACGCCGAATGACTGTAACTGTCAACAGCCGGAAGATGCCGTCCCATGCAAAAGTGAAAGCCTTAGCATGTTCGACACCAGCTTTACCTGTCTTGGCCGAGGCTTGAGTCAGCTTGTCCAGCGAGTCAGCGGCTCGTTGAGTCGCTCCTGCGATTGCATTCAAAGATGCAGCTTGTTGAGCTTGTGCTGCAATCAAGTCGCGAACAGCTTTTGTCGTAGCCTCGGTCGCTGTCTTTTGGTCAGCCATTGCAGAGTTCATACTCTGCAAGTGTTTCTCGATATTTGCAGTCGAAGCTGCAAACCCGTTGAACGCTGCCCCGGCAGCTGCCAGGTTCTTGTTCATATCGACGATTGCCGCGCCGATCGCATCTACAGATGCAATGAACTGACTGGCATCAAGTGTTACTTGTGTTTGAGCAGGTGTTGCCATTAGTTCAACTTCTTTCTAATTAGATATTCCGTTATGGCAGGAATCCTTTGAAGACCTGTTCGTTCCAAGTAGTCGATGAACGCGGCGGTCCCGAACTGATAACTCTTCCAATTCAGTCGCTCGTCGTTGATCTCGTAGTATAGCACAGTGTTGTCATAATTGAATTGCCAAGATTTACCATTGTTGGTAAACACTCGGTTTGCTGGTGTCGAAAACCCACGAGCAGCATCTGGGGTTTTAAGTACACCTTCGTAGTATTCAATCAGACCATTCACTGGCGAATTTTGTTTGGGCCGTTTGGCCAATTTCTTTTTGAATGCTGCGGGGCTAGAAGCCGCCGCCATTCCGATTGCGTCTTGAAGATTGAGGAGCGTCCCGCGTGCAAATCCTGTTCGGACTGGCACGCGGGGTAACGCCGCCTCTACAAACTTTCTGGCCGCATTTCGCATCTCAAGTGCGATAGCCTTTTTGAAAGCTTCAGAGAATTCGGCCCGTTTGAACTCGAATCCTGCGATACTGATCTGAACTTTCATTTTACAACCTCGGTCCGCCTGCTTTCAGAAACTCGATTTTCTCGTCGAGTTCTTCATAGTCACGGATTTGAGAATAGGCTATCAATTGAGCTTGCGACCAGACATTACAGTCGTCCCATGACGTTTCGATTCCTGGCGGTCTTATACCGATTCGCTCGCAGGCCCGCCAGATTGCGTAGTCGTGGGTTCGTCCTCTTGGGATGTACCGTTCGACACTTGTGTTTCCTGCGATTGTATAAAACGCCGGCGAGCTTCCTCAAGTTTCTGCTCGTCGAGGTTGTTGGCAATGAAGACACCGCGGGAAATCAGATTCCGTTCGATGGAACTGAATCCCGCAGCCTTGAGTTCATTCTCAAAATTCAGCCACGTACCTGGGTCCTTGATGTCGATGGTTTCCCATTGCAACCCTTCGGTCGCTTCGAGAGACTTGATCAACATGAAGTAGGTCTGCATCGTGACCCGTTGCCGGACTGCTGCTTGGTATTTGACATCCTTGAAGTTCTGCTCTTTAACCCCACCTGGCTTCATAATCCAGGGTACCTTAGGTTCGGGGCAGAGTCGTTCGAAGTCAGCGTAATCAAGCACGGCTCGTGCCTTGAAAACGATCTGACTGTCACCCCGAGGGATGACAATCAGTTCTTCGTTCGGACCCTTAATCTCTTGGCCCAGAATACGCATTGAATGCCTCGCTTATTGGTCAACGCGGGTAACGGTTGCCTGAGTCAGATTGCACTTACCCGTACATGCAATCATGGCCGTTTTCGTATCGTGCTGGAGTTCCTCGTAACGGAACTCAGCCAGATCGATGATTTCCTTCTTTGCCGTGGAGCAAGGAGGAACGTACTCGATACGCAGAGTAACGCAGTACGGTTCGCAAGGGTCTTGACCGGCACTGACCCAAGTCGATGCCTGACCTTGCTGCTTGAGAACGTCTTCGACAGTCAAGTCTTCGCCGGTGCTGGACTTGATGAAAATCCAGCCGAAGTCGAGTTTGACTTCCAGCGGTTCTTCATCACCATTACGCACCGAATCGAGCTTGCCGCGATTCTTCTTGTACTCGCGAGCTTTCTTCTCCGTGTAGGAGAAGCTACCGTCACCGAGCCGCACTTGCAGGGTGTGCGGAGCGACAGCGACCACAGCGTTGTTCTGAACCGCCAGGGTCAATGCCGGAGTGAACGTCACCGAAGATGTTCCGTTTCCACCAGTCATGGTGTAGACGGTCGCATCATTCAGCGTCGTGTCGTCGTTGGTGATCGAGAAGCTGTCACCAACTTGGATCGTTCCCGTTCCAGTGTCGATCGCAATCGTCGAGATGCCTGCCGCGTAGGCCGGGACACCAGCGGTGAGAGTCGAATGGCTGATAACGATTGCCGCAGGGCCAGACGTCATCAAGCTGTTCGCTTCCGAATCGATCAGCGGGAGGTTTTCGCCGGCGAGGTCGCCAACGAAAGTAACGGTGAACGGACCAGTGCCGGTCGTACCAGTCACAGTCACGTTGCCGGAACCGATTGTGGTCAGGGCTTGCAGAGCAGCCTGAGCCGCAGCAGCCGTGTACGTCGAAATTGCCGCAGTCAGTTCACCGCGGAATCGCAACTTGTACGAGCCACTCGCCATCGTGCCATCGAAAGCAATTTCCTGGACTTCGTTGGTCCCCGCGTTGTTCACGAGGTAACCAGTCGGTCCACCGCTTGCCGTTCCATATCCATCGAAGATATAGATTTCGGCGTTCTTGAGGTCAAAGTACGCGTAAGACGTATTGACCGGAATACCCTTGAGGTACTTCATGTTCAAAACTCCTGTTAAGTGTCCAAGTACATACAGTAGTAGGCTTGGACCGTTGATTGTGTCAATTTCACAGCGGGATCAAGCTGGCCGAAGTGGTGAACCACAATCGGGTCAGACTCTTCGGTATCAAGGACGAGGCACCCTACAGCGCTTTTATCGTCTTCAACTCCATTACCGAGTTTGAATACGGTAATACTGGGGGCAAAAGTAGCAAACACGCGGCCTACCGAAGTATCGTGAGTATAGACATTGTTGCCAGTCAATTGAGTTTCGACCAAGAAGTTCATGGTAATCGTGTACTTGTCACGGCCATGACATTCCCGAACCAAAGGTCCATCCATTCGCATTTCTGCCCATGTCGGTTTCTTGGTAACAATCTTACCATTCTTATCGACATGCTCAGTAAGCTCGATGAACACATGAATCTTGTCTTTAAGTTGGTCTCCAAACCAAGTATAAAGAGAAGCTCGAATCCAGCGGATGATGTGTTCTTTGTTAATCATTGTGCGCCCCTTGATCAATATCAAGTTCAGTGCACACTGAGTCGCTCAGCAACTGTGCTGGCGGAACACCTTGTGTGTCTGTCATCGTGATAACCCAACCATAACCGCTAATCAATTCGGTGATACTCGAAATGGCCCATCGTGTGCCATTGTGTACGATGTAATCTTCCATGTTGGGCACAAAGTCGACAGGGACATCTTCTGCATCAATGATGCAGACATGTTTGGCCGTGTCAAAGTTACCACCGTAGTTGAACTGATTATTGGCTGGCTTGAATTGTCGCTTGCTGCCTTCATCCAACACGACAGCTAAAGACACGTTCAGGACAGTTTTCGGTTTTTCGATTTCGCCGGTACGAGTGTCAACTGTTTGCGACCCGTAGCGGTAAATATCAATTGGAGTTCCATAATCCAATTTCAATTTATACAACACATTCTTGATGTAAGCTGCACCGCCGGGTGTCATCAGTTCACTCCTTGGGTTTGCAAAGATCGAGGCATTCATGAAGAGTGTCATGCAATGGCTTGAACTGCTTTGCAATTTCAGCGATTGCGTTCTTCAACTCTTCTTCTTTTGTGTACAGCAAGACGGGGACTTTTACGTCGGGTACTGGAGCGTCGGCCACGATAATGTGGCAGTTTTCAAGTGACGCAATCTCGAAACCGTAAGCCACCAGCACTTGACGTAACTTATCCTCATCGCGGCTGATTACGCAGACGCGAATCATTTCGGTATCCTCCGTTCCAAGTCAGCAACCTTCTCACGAAGCTCGGTATTTTCCGCTGACAAAGTTTTGAGTTGTTCTTTCATAGTGATGTTTTCCATCAGCGTTGCGACATTCGCAGTTTGAATGTCAACAACTTTTTGTTGCACTTCGACAAGTTTCGTTTCCAGCCTCTGCATCTTCGCATCTTGCTGCAAAATCGTTTCTTTGTAACTTGTCAAAAGGAAAGCAGCACCCTCCTGATCCTCTTTCTTTTTCTGCGACAAAGCTTCCTTTATCTTTGTGATAATCGGCCCGATAGCAGCAGAAATTGCCATCAAGACAGCAACCCATTCTGTTGAAATAGGTTCCATGTTAAGCTCCTTATACCCGAATGATGTCAATCTCTTCCGGGTCGCGTAAATATGGTTTCAGGTAACTCCAAGCTCGGAAACTAGGAATGCCTGCACGCATATAATCGGGGATGAACGAACGATCGTAACCAGTTCTGACATTGCTGTACGTTTGAGAAGTAGCAGCAAGGATGTCAGCTTCACGATCAGGATCATACCCTTGGATGAGCTTTATCGCAATTTCAAAGCAAGCCTTTTTGATGTCAGCAGGAATCGCGTCATCCGGGTCACCTGCGGTATTGACGCCACAGATGATTACCGGACTCGGACCACGCGGAAACTGATGAACTTGGCTTGCGTCAGCTTTGACTCCCGTGAAGTTCAAGCGATCGATCATCTCGGTCGCCTCGTGCATGGCAGACTTCTTGTCTTCTTTCCTTGCACGCTTCCACGCTGTAGAGCGTAGACGATTATCAAAGTAGTTGTTTGCTTCCGACAAAGTGCCGTAAGCATCCAAATACTCAGAGTTGTATGGCGTACAACCCTGCATGGGAAACAAATTGTTGAGACAGGCCAAGTTCAGATTGGCTTGATTACCTTGGGTTTGTGCAAGGGTCAACGTGCTATCAACAGAGATGTCAATAATTGCCATTAGTTAACCCTCACTCCCTGGTATTCAAGTTCGACTTCGTACATGTCGCCGTTACAAATTCCTCCACGCGAAGTGGAAATGATTTCAGCCGGATCAGTCAGTAAGAACCCGGTCCACATTTCGCCCTTCCAGTTCGTCATGTTGATTCGATCTCCGAGGAAGTCCAGCAGGAATCGTCGCAGTTCATAAGCCTTCCGTTGATTTATGGTGAACTTGTATTTCAGCTTACGGTTGGCACTCTTCTTCACATAAGAGTAAGTCTGGCCAGTGATCGTTCGCTTAATACTTACTGCTGCTACATTCCCTTCCGAATCACTGTATTCAGGATTCGGCAGCACGATCGCACGTGTAGCACTTTGATAGACTGTAGACCCACTTGGGATGGGGCAACATTCAATATCAGGTGCCGGTCCTGGAAGGCCATCCGGAGTACCTGGAATCGGTGTCGAGCCACCTTGCGTCACAATGACGTTAGGTACTTGAATGAAGCCACCAGCCCCATCGGCTTTCTGGTGTTCTTGTTTGAACTCCAGTTCGCTGACAAGACTACGGTTCAAAATCATCGCCAGACCGACACTTTGTGTGACGGCCAGCGACTGACTTACCGACTTGTTACGTTGTACATCAACGTCAACATCATGGTCGAGATCGGCCAAGACGTTAGAAGCATTCCGTAGCGGACCACCAATGACCGATTGCAAAACCGTTAGGTTGTTTGCTACCGATATCTCAACGATCTTTAAGTAACCAACAGACTGTGCAAGTGCCACAGTGTGTTCGATACTTCTATTGAAGATCGCTGCAATCGTTACGGTCTGTGCGGGAACCAACACATGGAACTGTTGGTCAAGGTGTGGATCGTATTGAACGGCCACATCTTGCGTAATTGTCAGTTCGTTGCCAACACCAGTTGTTTGGACAACATCAACATCCTGAGTGATTGTCAGGGTATTGTCAGCGTCAGTCGGCTTGAACTGGAAGTAGTCAGCAGACTGGCTAAAGGTCAGTGTATTCGAAGCACTCTTCGACAAATCCTTGACAGCTTCAACACTCTGACTGATTGACAAACCTTGTTCAACGGATTGAATAGGTGTGGCAACCAAGTTCGACTGAGTAATCGTCAGAGTCTGACTGATACTCCGATTGACCACTTTGTTTGCAACAACCGCACTTGAGATAGTCGAAATGTCAGTGACATTTCGACTTGGATCAGAGTGAGCTATTACAGATTCAGAGATCGTCGGAGCATCAGTTGTAGTTCTGATGAACGTCAAACTTGCTGTCGCACTCTCACTAATGGTCGGTGCGTCAGTAGCAGTTCGACTAAGTATCGCTACCCAGTCAGTCGATTCCGAGAGTGTTGGTGCATCGGTTGGATGCCGAACAAAATCAGCGACTACTGCAACACTCTCGGAAAGTGTTGGAGCATCAGTTGTTGTTCGCGTTACAAGGATGACGACCGTTGCATCTTCGGAGATGGTCGGGTCATCAGTTGTTGTTCGAGGCTGGATAGTTACAACGACAGCAGCATCCGACAAAGTCGGAGCGTCGAAAGTAACATTTCCAATAACACTAACTGCTGTTGCACTTTCAGAAATCGTTGGAGCGTCTACCGTAGTCCGGTAAAACAAACCAGTTCGATCCACCGATTCCGAAGTCGTCGGTGAATCTGTTGTTGTTCTGAGTAGACCTACTGTTCTACTTACCGATTCCGATAGAGTAGGACTGTCTGTTGTTGTCAACGAATCGACAACAATGTCGCCAAGTAGGATGTTACCTAGAAGGCTGTCACTTGTTCCCAATTTTCCGGTAACAGCCATTTAACAACCCTTTCTATTGTTCTAGCCAATGTTTCACGTGCATTTGTGCGTCCTTACTGCCCCCGTTAGTATTGGCGTAGAAGAATGCTCCGGTTGGGGTACTACCTCCAGAGAAGAAAGTACCTCTGGCTTCACTGAACAACGTAATCCACATTTTTCCGTTATTACTGTAACGGAAGTAAATGTTCGTGTTGTCGTCTTCTACCTGAAACCAGCGAATCCAGTGTCCTGCATTGTCTGCAAAAATCGAAGCAGGTGTACTTGAGTAAGCCGTTTCGTTGGTGTTCTTACCAACTTCAAGTGCCTGTCGATTACTCGCGTTTGCAAGATGTATTTCCTCACACTTACCGGATGCCGAACTTCTCAAACCCAAACCACAAATCATGTAGTTATTGTTGGGAAGATTCGGCATGAAGTGCATTGTCACCTTGTAAGGTGCAGTCAATGCTTTGTATCGAAGTCGCATACTGTAACCAGCACCGGCTGGTGCTGTGAGTATTACGCCTCCACGGGCTGTACTCACCGAAGCACCACCCTGATTAACCCAAGAGAATTGGGCGTCAACAGGTGGTGTCAAATTCGGAAAGAACGGCCCGAAGTGATTCCAGTTGGCCCCATCATCAATGGCTATCGAACACCCGTCAGTGATGATCTGCGAACGGCCAGCGACACCAGCCGCTGGCAGATTAGCAAAGGTGTCACTGAGTCGAGCATCACTGAGCCACTGGTCAAGGCCAGCCTTGGTAATCGTCTGGATGATTACGTCACCCAAATTGTGCGAAGCACCAGTTGTTCCTTCTTGCCCACGAGTCACGGTGAGTGTATTACCCACAACCGCTGTGAGTCGCATAATCTCAGACCCAATGACGACTCGTCCTGGGGCTGAGAATCGCGTACCATTCACAACAGTAATCGACGTCGTCGAGTTGTTGATGTTCGCGTCAAGCGTCGTGCGTGCGAAGTTAGGAAACTGTTCCAGAGCCACGTTATTCCTCCTTCCAACTCAACAGAGTGAACGCGTGGTTGATTACGTTGCCTGTGTTGTTTCGGCCGTAAAACATCGCTTTTGTTGGTGCGTTAGACAACCAAGCTGTGTGAGCTTCCGAGTAGACAGTAATCCAGTCGAAACCGTTATTACTCATGCGGAAGTACAATGTGTTAGATGCGTATTCAATTTGCATCCAACCCATTGAGTATCCGCAAGTACCCATGAAGCTGTAGGCCGGTGCCGTATTGAAGTTCGTCGTACTTCCCCAACGGCAACATTCAACATAGCTGTAATCATGGTCGAACACAATGAAGTGCATCGACACAAGTCTACCACCAGTTGGGTCATAGAAGCCCATACCGCAACTTTGGTAGGACAAAGAACTCTGGTTGAAGATGAAGTAGCCAGTAATCTTGTAAGGTGCTGTTTTTGACTTATGCAACACTCGAAGACTCAGGCCACTATCAGCAGGAATCTGTACGTTGATTCCACCCTTCGTTGTCGAAGTTGTGCAACTCCCTTGGTTAGCCCAAGTAAAGTCACCCAACACTGGAGGCGTGAACAAGTTCAACGTGGACATCGTTGCCAGTGAACTACCATTATCACGCGTCCATTGGTCAGTATCAGTTGGGAAGTAGACCAACCCATCTTTTGCCGCAGCCGGTGTACTTGCGAGTACACCAGACTGAGACAAGTCCGACACACTTTGATTCAAAGACCCTGCTGTCAGGGGTCCAGTTACGACATCAAGGTCAGAGTGACTTGCAGCAGATGTCGATTCCTGTGCCCGAACAACAGTCAAGGTGTTTGTAGACCGTGCCGTTACAAGCATGATTTCCGAACCAATTAAGATTCGGAAGTTACCAGTGGATGGGAAAACAGCCCCACTGGTTACGACAACTGTCGTAGTGGAATTATTGATTCCACCATTCAATGTAGTCGTTGCCAGATTTGTGCATGTTTCCAGAGCCACTGTTAATACTCCTTGTAATGGAAAATTTCCATAAAACTGTCTTTATTGTTGCTAGTTTGGCCACCAAAGCCAATCTCAGTAACTGTTCCCAGGAAATCCGCATTTACAACGAAGTGGTATGTATACCAGAACACACCATCTTGACTGTATTGACAAGTCCGGTACAACCCGTCTTGTTTGATTCGCCAGAACATTGGACAGTTCAGCGTATTCAGACGCGGGCTTGAACCGATTGCAATGTAAGTGCTGTTAAAGCCACCACCATTGTCATACTTGTCGTTCAACAAGTGCAAGGCATCGCCACCCGTAGCGTGAAAGCCTGCACCAAAGTGAGTGTGGGCATTTGATGCGTTCTTGAAGATCAAACCCCACCCAGTGTAATCAGCAGGGTAGCCAAGCAACCGCATTCCGATTTCGATGGTGTAGTCGCTGACTGGTCTACTCTTGACCAGCATACGAACCAAACCACTTGTTTCAGCCGGAACCTTCATGATCCATGAGGCACCATCACGAACAAAAGTGGCAGAACCTTGTTGGTGCCAACTCCACTGTTGATCGAAAGTGGTGCTTGGTGGTACAATCGGATACAGCGGTCCCCATTCTTCCCAAGCACTTCCGTTATAGCGAGACAGAACAAAGCCGTCTGTCACACCGTAGATAGCACCAGTGCGGGCAGTCGCTGGCCGATTCGCGTAAGTACCAACACTGTACATTTCGGCACGAATCGCGGCCAATGCACCGTTGGTCAGTTCGTAATCAACATTCGCTCCACTCGGGTGAGTAGAACCAGATGTTCCCTCTTGACCACGAACGACAGTGAATGTTGTACTGGATACACCAGTTACTTTCATTAGTTCATTGCCAACGCGAATCCGAAAATTTCCACTTGTCGGAAAAGGCGTCGCACTGGCAACAACCAAAGTTGTTTGCGATGCGTCAATGCTACTCGATAGAGTAGACTGTCCTGCACCGTTAAACAGTTGTTCAAGAGCCATCTTTAATCTCCAAGAAAAGTTACGGGAGTGGGATTTGAACCCACATTGTTTGGCTTATGAGACCAAGCTGGTACCAGATTCCAGTCCATCCCGTAAAAGCGGTCGATGAGGGATTCGAACCCTACTACTCTCGGTTGACGGCCGAGTGTGTTAGCCATTACACCAAAAGACCGTAAAGGGTTGTATTCGACGCTCTCTCCGCCTAAAGGCAAGTGCTTTCGTTATACAACCCGAAAATTACGGGGCAACCTCAATGAGGTTGCCCCGTTTGATTACGCTACGAACACGGCACCGAGGTTGGTGTCGAGTGTCTTGATACCCGCGAGGATATCGAGAGTCACGCGAGTACCCTGGGCCTTGCCGTCGTAGGTCATGACAACGCGAACGGACAGGCCGTTGTAGTTGACGTTGGCCGACGCAGCACCGATTCCCTGGCGAGGCAGTTCCATCGGACGGGTCACGAGTGCAATCGCGTTCTTGTGGAAGGCGAAGTTGTACTCACCCATCGGCGACAGTTGCACAGGCGCTTCGTCCGCGACCGCAACTTGCAGCGAACGGTCCAAGGTCAGACCGTAGCTCGGGCCGGCGTAGGTGGACACGTTGATGATCGTGTACACCGGGCTGTTGGCCGTGTTGCTGAACGAAACCAGCTGACCAATCTTCGGCACGACCGAGAGACCGTCAACGATGATTTCCTTGTTGTACCCAGCCGCGTATCCGGCGGTGAGTTCAACAGCGCCCGGAGTCGTGAAGGTCACGACCGCACTGTCAAGCACCGCACCCGTGAGGGCCGGTGTGAAAGTGATGCTGGTCGCCGTTCCCTGGCCACCAGTCAGAACGCGGTGAGGAACGCCCGAGCCAACAACCGTGAACCACGCGTTGTTGAGGAAGTCCGTCGTACCGGTCTTGAGGGCGAGGGTCGTCGCGCCAGCCGCAGCAGCCGCGTTGGTGCGGTACGTCGCGTCGACAGACGGAGTCACGGCAACGCTGGACATGTGCTGAGACATGTACGTTCCGAATCCGTACTTGCGACCGATGTACGCGTTCGCGAGAGCCTGACCTTGGTCACCGACTTGGTTGGCCTGCGTGAAAATCGGCAGGTTCAAGAGAGTGGTTTCGGTCGAGGGAGTCAGAATCAGGTTACGTCCATCGACGTAAGCCAGGTTCCGATTCATGATTTCGCGAGTTCCGAGGATGCCGTCGATCGCGTTGTTGACGGTCAGGCCGTTCAGGGTTCCATAGGCATTGCCCATGAAGTTGCTGACCTGGCCGAGAACGACCTTGTCAATGGCCTGAGCGTGCGCCAACATGGCGGGACGCATGTATTCGGTCACCAGGTCCTTGAAGGACTTGCTGGCTTCCGAATCGTAGATGACGAAGGTCACGTGGAAGAGCTGGTCGAGGACGACCGCTACGTTCGTGGCCACGGCATCTTGATCCGTCACGTTTTCCGTGCCGGTCTTGCGGAGGGCGGTGAACTTGCTCGGACGACGGGTATTGACCGTGTCGCCGTAGGAGGCGATCAGCGGGCTAAAATCCCGGTGAACGAGGTTCGCAGCCACCATATTTTCCTCAAGGATGGCGAGCGATTCCTGTGCCCACATCTGAGGAACGTATGCGCTGTTGTCGTTCGCGTAAACGGTGCAAACAGCGACCGCTTTGAGGTAATTGAGAGTCTTCATGTTTTACAGACCTTCTTTCTTGCGCCACTCACGATATTGAGCGGGCGTCATTTCGGATGGATCGACACCCCTGCCACCGGGCCGTGTATTGGCTCCCACGCCAGCCTGTGCAGTAGTTTCAAACAAGTATCCGTACTTGGGAATTTCTTTCATGCGTGCCACAACTTCCGGCACCGTCAGGTCCGCGACGAATTCCTTCTTCTCTTTGTCAACGTCCTTGAACTTGGTCTTCGGAACGAAATCGCCGGTCGGTTGACCAGATTCGTCCAAGACTTCAACGAGTCGCGTCTGCGGCCCCAGAATAGCAATCAACGCGTCAGAGTCGAATGCTTTGTGGGCTGCTGCCTCACTGGTAATCGCTTGCTTGATCTGAGACGAATGAAAGCGATTCTTCCACTGATCACGATCGGCCGTGAGTTGCTCGGTCGTGGCCTTAAGGTCCTTCTCAAGCTTTTCTTTTTCCTTGGCAGCGCGTTGTTCCTTTGTCAACACGCTATTTTGAAGCTCTTCGATCTTGGTCGTCAGATTCGTCCGTTCTTGATCGGAGAGACTTTTGGACTTCTTCAACTGCTCAAGCTCAGCGACGTGCTTGTCGACTTGAGCCTTGTGCTTTCGACGATCTTCCGCCAGCATCTTGTTCACTTGGTCCTGTGTGAACACCTGGTTCGGATTCGCTTTTGCTTCCGCTTCGGCTTTTGCTTTCGCAGCAGCTTCGGCATCAGCAGTAGCTTTGGCTTCCGCTTCCTTTGCGGCCGCTTCTTCATCGCCATCGTAAAACGTCGAAACGATCAGCCCAGGGAGGTAACGATTCTTCATTGCACACCTTTAGAAATCCCTACTATTTGATGGGTGTAGGTTTCCCAGTTCCGCGTACTGGCACTTTACCAGTATCATTTTGAGTGGGGTCTTTCTGTTCCTTCTTCTCGTTTTTACCAGCCAGTGGGTCACCACCCTGGTCTACGATTCCTCTGGCTTGTCCATCTTGGACAGGATTCTTAGGAGCTTGAGCCTCCTGAATCCGTTTCAATCGCTTCTCATGGTCCTTTTCAGCTTTCTCGGCCTCACCCTCAGGGTAGCCGCGAAGGATAGAAGCTGTACCGTTGGAAACCAATCCATGTTCCACATCACTGGCAATCGTCACAGGATCGCTACAGAAACCAGGAGCATCATCAATTTCCTTATAAATCTTCTCCATCGTTTCTTTCGAACTAGACGCTGCAAGCAACGAGTTTGCCAATTTCTTGCCAACAGTCTTTTGATACGTAACACTCGGTACAAGTGGCAGAAGTTTGCCCAACTGTTCCGATTCGGTACGGCGATCTTGTTCAGTCCGTAGCGTGTACGTTTCAGGATAGTTGACTGTCGCGACTTTGTTCTCTCCTTCGTAGTACGACCAAATCTCGGCGACTTTCCGTTCGCCGTTTTCAAGGGTCATACCAATGTAGCTAAGACCAGCTTCAAGAGAAGCTTCATCTTTTGCTTTCGATTCCGCCGATGCCATTCGTGGACCTTTGAGATTCGCAAGAGCCAATCCGACGAGTTGTCGAATTTCACCCTTGAGTTGGTCCTGTTTCTCCATCGAGGCGGTCATCGGTTCCGAGGAAGGGTGAATGAACTTCGGAGCGTCCAAACCCTTCGGATATCGTCGTCCTTTTGCGACACCCATTTTGACTTCTTCGGTGCTGCTTGTCACAGCACCTTCTGCCGTACCATCTCCAGCAGGTCGGAGATGTTGGCTATTCATTCGTGCTTCGTACTGTTCGACGTAGAATGGGAAGTTAGCTTTCAGCGAATAAATCATATCCGCCGAAGCCAGATTGAGCAAAGCAATCTGGTAATCCGCGATGTTCTTCATCAGCGAATCGCTAATCTCAAACAATACGAACGGCACAATCGGAATGTTCAGGACTGTTGGGTCTTTGACAGGTTGATTATTCTTATCAACCATGTCACCAGCAGCATTGTAGAAAGCGAAGTAGACCTTTCCGGCTTCCTTCCAGATTCGTCGATAACGCTCAACACAATTCACCGGGAAACCAAACTGATTATCATATTCGTAAATATGATCTCTCAGTAAGACAGATTGAAACTGAGTAAGGTCATCAGTATCATCAAGCTTCCAAGCTCGAATGTCTTCGGTGATGTAAGTGTAAAGGTAAGGATGTTTGTGTGCCGAATCTGCCTGACTTTGTCCTACGTCACTCGGCATATCGACATACACCCCGACTTTACGCATCTTGAGCATTTCCTCAAGAACACTACATCCAATGTAGTAGTTCATCGAAGAGCCGCACAAATCGACACCACCGTTGCCACCCTCACAAGCTGCTTGATACTTCTTACTGCCACCTTGCCGGCTCACATCGGCCATACGCTGATAGATGGAGTTCTTCACTTCATCAAGAGCGGCCTTTGCAAAGGCAGGACAATAAGAAATATCCCGACGCATCGTAAAATCATCAGGGTCTTCACGATTGGTAAATTGTCGGAGATACTTTCGGATGAAAGCGGTTCCGCTCTCATACGTGTATCTCCACTTTATCCATTCTTGAAGTTGTTGCTGGTAATCGGGATGCGTCAAATTACAAACATTTGCATTTGACATGTCATCTCCAGATTACTGGGTACTCTGCTTGAGTCCCAACGTGTTGCCAGTGGAAAGAGAAATCGCTTTTCCGTTCGGTAGTTCTTTGAGTCCGTTGGGCAATGCTTGTCCAAGGACTTCCCAATTCGAGGCGTCCAACACCTTGGCTCCGGTTTTCGGATTGTAGGTGATGCCCGCACCACAGGCGGAACAAGCGTGTGGATGGGAGCATTCACCCGCTTGTTCCGCCGATTCTACATGACCGCATGTTTTGCACTTAAACATGATTACCCCGAAACCGTGAGAGTGTCGGTCACAGTGAGCGTGTCACCGTTGCCGACTGTTGCGTCTTGGTTCAACACCGTCTCGAAAATCATCGGGTCGGCTCCAGCAGCACTCAGCGTGGTGAAGAGACCCATCCGGTGAATCGCGGTCAACGTACCGCTAATCGAGAATGCTTTTTGCAGCGTGAACGTCGCAGCACCAAAGGTATGGGCATACGTCGCCAACGCACGGGCACCACCGTTGTTGGTGATTTCGGAGGCAAGCACCGTGTTCGATGCACTTGCAGCCGAAGAGTTTGTCGTCAAGGCCATGAATCGAGCAGCAGCAAAGCCACCCGGTGCGATGATGAAAGCATCACCGCTTGTCGGTGTCGTGCCTGTCGTGTCATCAGCCTTCCACCATTTGTCAATGGTGATTACGTTGGTCGTGTTGCTGATGATGTTGCCGTACACAACCGGGTTGGTGCTGGTATTCGGTGCCGCATAGACACGCATACCAGCCAGACCGAGTTGAGGGGTGGCAAGGTTACTGGCGGTCCATACCGAGCCAGTACCAGTGATGCTTGTGCTGGAAATACCAGTGGAGATATCCGACGCAACAGTATTACCTGCTGCCGAGAATCCACCGATTGCGCCGCACAGCCAGTCACGACCAATGTTGGTCAGCAAGTTGTAGCTGACACCAAGGTCTTCATAGGAACCATCCGCTCGGGTGATTCCTACATGGATTGCGTTCGGTCCCATGCGGACCTTACCGATCGATTCGTGCGAACCGGACTTCACACGCTGACGGAACATGGACATCATTGCCCCGTCATTGTAGTGAACGATTCTATTCAGTATGTTCTTGAAGAACATGGTTTCTCCTATATAGGTGTTTCGACAATGTCTTGGCTCTGACCCATACCACACGCAAAAGGCAGAGCGATTTCTGCGTAGTTTCGTGCGTGTGCCAAGTGGTCTTCATCTCGTTCCTTCTTGATGTATTTTGCCACAGGGTTACCATCCTGGTCTTTCTCGAACACACGCACCAAGGCTTTCAGGTGCTGCAAGTATTCGAGGTCAGTGTCATTTGGCAGTTCAATTCTCTTCGACCGGAATCGGCCGAGAGACATATCCAGCCACGATGTTCGATCAACTGTGATAGTTGGTTCTGCGTTTCGGTCCGCATTCGGTACGTTAATCTGTTTCCCTTGGATGCCTCGTCCATAGAAACACATCTTAACGTAACCCCAAAAGCGAGAGGCAAATTCAAATGCCTTGCGTCTTTCAGGATTCGCATCAACTACACAGAAGTTGATTTGAAACTCTCGCATCAACACATCCAGGTCTTCGAACTTTTGAACCTTACCCATCGTTACAACACGACAGTAAGATTCCAAGTTCAAGTCATTCTGAACATGCTCCGGTGGGTACCACAAGTCGATTTCGTAGTGAATCCATTTACCGATATCGACACCCATTGTCGTGAAGCCATTCTTCGGAAGTTCTTTCTTTTTGTAAGAACCGTAGCACTTCTTGATGGTTTCGTCATCAAGCTTCGCACCATCGACAGTATGAGCAAGTCCGCCTTTCGAGTTCCAATACTCTTGCTCGACAGCCGGGTTGTATTCCGATTCTATCGAGAACTTCGCCAGTTCGTATGGCGACACTGTCGGCGAATACTGCTGATGAATGTAGAAGCCACGTTCCTCACGGTCCGTATAGCTTGGCACCCATCGACCAGTTTGAAGCCACTCATGCTTGCCCTTATGAGGCAACACGGCTTTACAGTGTAAGCAAATCAAGTGGCTCTTTTCCAAGTCGGGATCAAACAGGTCTTTACCAGTGACCACCAACGACTTAGGAAACTCCAACTCGATGAATCTTTTGCAACTTGGACAGTTGAAGAAGAAATGCTCTTGAGTGGTCTTACCAAACAAGTCATCAATTCCAAAGGTAGGAATCGTAGGCGTTGAAATCGCCCAAGCATTCTTTGTCAATTGACCGTCTTGACGAGCCATAGCCAGTGGAATGTTCTTCTCCACCATTTCGTCAACTTCGTCCAGTACCAAGAAGCCGACAGGAATCGACTTCAACTGGGAGCGACTTTTGCTACCACGAATGTAAAGATTCGTAGGGCCGGCTCGTTTGTGTCCGATGTTCTTCACATCACTGAAAAGATTCTCCAGATGCGGCGACAGTTCCAAAGCCGGATCGAATCGTCCGGTAGAAAAGTCGCTCGCATCAGGAGTCTTTGATGGAAGCACATAAAGGCAATCAATCCGTTCGATATCAATCTTGAAGAACGTCAGATTGAGAACGGTTTCCGTGTAGCCCATCTGTGCTGACTTCTTACCCACATTCATTGGGGCTTGAGAATCATGCATCTCCTTCAACCAAGGATGGTGTTTGAATCGCCACGGACCAGGGAAGTCCTTACCACCAAGTACCCGGTACTTTTCAGCCCATTGGGAGCAGGTAGTAATCGATTTCCGACTAAGTCCGGCAGCGATTCTATTGGCCATTTCCTTGAATAAGGGGTGTTTCAGGTTCGGCATGATTCATCTCTGTAATAACTCGCATGATGCGTTCGGAGACGCCAGCAATCTTGTCGGGAGGGCAAACCTCTCCGATGATTTGAATGACGACATCGCCCATGAACATCATGTTTTGTTTGTTGACCAGTTGACCAGTAGCCAGTTCGAGTTTGTGGCAGCTTGCCACGAGTTTTTCGATTTTCACGACCAAGTCGGAAATCTTGGAAGAGTAAAGCATGAGGTCAGTATCGGTATGACACTTATTCATGGTCTCTTCAAGTAGTAATCGTAGCACTCCAATTTCTTCATGGAGGCTCTTCAACGAATCATTGTCGGCCAATTCGTTGATGCGGTGTTGCCATTTGTTGATTCTGTAGTTTCTTGCCTCTTTTTGTTCAGCAATCTTATTGCCGATTCCAAAGTGCAGCTTACAGAACTTCTGTCCTGGCACCGCTCGAATGTTGCAAGGGCCATGAGCATTCAGGCCCTGGCAACATGTAGGATCATCCGCCTCAACGCGGATAAATGATTGGGCATCTTCAATTGGCATTTTTCACCATGGCATTCAAGTGTGCTGCGTAACCCCGTTTGGCACTGTATAAGAAGGCTTGAGCGGCTCTCATGCCACCCACGTAGCCCTTCTTAAAGTGCCAAGAATCAGTCCCACACAAGCTAGGTAGGACTCGCACCAATACACCGTCGATCGTCTCGGCGGCATTGTAATGCGTTTCTTTCACTCGATGGAAGTGTCCCAACTTCCATTCCCGGTGAGTCGTTCTGGCCCACTCATGAGGCCATTGTCCGGCCATAATCGCCGGTAAAGAGCCGTGTTTTTCGTCACAACCGTGAGTATAACCCAAAAGATTCACACCATATTCGATGTGTTTCCTTGGCATTTCACTCGCATCCACGGTGACCGTCCTGGTGTGACGGTAATGGGCTTCGAGAACCTTGATAAGGTACCAACTTGTGTACCAGTCATGATTCCCAGGTACCCAAAGGATGTGTACTGGAGCGATTCCCATGAGCAAATCGCAAAGATTAATCAAGGCTCGCTGTCCTGTAGCGAAAATCTTGGCTAATCGGCCATCAACATCTTGTGGAGTACCGGCAGTTGTCGTGTTATTTGGTCCATCAACGTGGAAAAAGTCTTGTCCGATAGGCAAAACGATTCTGTCAATGTTGAACCCACGACTTTTTTCGATCAACTCATACGCCGCATCAGCGTAAATCTGTTCCGCGATCTTGAGATCGTAGTTCTCTCCGGTTTCTCGGCCCCAAGCCAACTTACCGAAGTGGTGGTCCCAAATACTTACCTCAAGAAGGTAAGGATCAGCGTGTTTCTCGTAAAAGATTCGGTCGATTTTCGCGGCAGGCACTTGTTCGAGGAAGAGTTTTATGCCATCTTCGATCAAAACAGGCACTTTTCTTCGCAAAAAGACCTTAACTTGCCACAATTCTGTTGCGGCAAGCACCTTTTTCTTTGAATTTTTCGGCTCAATCTTGGCAACACAGTCCCATTTGTTGACTACAAAGCGTTCGACTTCCCAAACCTTTGTATTGACTTGTGCAGCCTTGAGAGCTTGATCCAATGTTCGCACTGTCTTGGAGTGCGAAGTGATTACTGTGACATCTTCCTTAACATCAACCTCTAAGTTTTCCTTAACCCCTGCTAGTGTTTCCTTCCCGGCCTTCAACTTGCGACGAATCGAAGTGATTGTACGACCCAAACGAGATGCGATTTCCTTATGAGGCACCTTTTCTTTATTCAGGTTGTGTAAAATCGCTTCTTGCTCAGGTGTCCAGAACATAAAATCCCCAACTGAGGATGAAAGAAACTACCGTCACCGCGATGTAACTCGAACCGGTCTTGCGACCACATCCGCCACATACCCTCCTCGCGGAGAGATGGGCGGATGTCCACCGCAATTCTGACACGTATGTGTCGGGTTGGCGGTATGGTCCCAAGTATCACCACAATTGGTGCAGGTGTGAGTGTGGCCTACAGGATTCCTAACAGCCGATGTCTTTTGCACACCAACCCAAATTCGGCCGTATGGACACGTTGGGCACTCTTGATAACCCGGAGTAAGCGGGTAATAAATGTGCAAAATGTCCAAACGAATGCGTTGTTTGGGTGTATTTGGCGGAAAGTCCAACCGAATCAATGTTCCATCCTTAGGAACACCAACGATGTAACCAGGCTTCTCGCCTGTAATCGTTTTCAATTCGATCAGTTTCCACATCGGACTTTCGATTTTCGGGGCACTTACAGCAAGTACCACAGCTTTGTTGTCCTTGACAGCTTTCTTGTACACAGCGTCAAAGCTGTTACAGGCGACGCAATCGCAACTGTCCTTCGTGCACTTGCAATCAGTGCAGTCGCAGTTCTGACAAACGCAACTGATTTTGACTGCTTCGAAAGCTTTTGCAGCTTTTGCTGTACAGCCAACACAGGCACATTTATCACTGGTGCACTTGCAATCAACGCAAGTACATTTCTCGCACTTGCACATTTTGACTTGTTCGAAAGCCATCTTGGCCTTCTCAGTAGCCGTTTGTCCAAAAACTATGGACGGAAGGAGAAGAAACGCAAGTACAAGCAAACCCTTTTTCACATCCAACCTCCATCGTTCAAGCAATCACCGGCATCCATTTGATTCGGACGCGGTGCCCGAACCACTTGGTTGTTCTTCGGCGATTCGAAGCAATTCGCCTGATTCTGCGTCTGCACAACAATCATGCCCGTATTGAACATGTATGCCGGCATCGTGTATTCATCAGGATGAACCGGATCACCACCGAAACCACCAACAAATTCCATGCTCATGTCTTTACCCTCTAAAAAGCCCCGTTACCGATTCCTCGATAACGGGGCTGAGTTTGGTTAGAAAATCCAGGGAACCCAGTCGGCTGGGAATCCTTCGACGAATGGCGAGTAGGCGAACACTTCGTGCTGGTCGCAGATGTATTGAAGTTCACCCTTCAATACCCAGAAACCACCACCAGGCGCACCCGACGGGCAGATACCGTGGACATTCCAGCCCCACGAGTTTTGAATCCAGAAAATTTCGCCAAGATCGGGATGGTCCCAATAGGCGATCACGGCCATCTGGTGATTCCAAGTTGTCACTCGGCGATTCAGAAGCACACCGTTCTTGACGGTGGGCTTCATACTTCCGCCCCAGTTCGACGCAATGGTAATTGCGTACTTGTTCACCAGAGCATCGCGGCATTGGTCAGTGTTCCGCAGATTCGCGGTACTCTTCACCAATTGCTTCTTGCCGAGTTCGATGTACTTGGAAGGGGCACCGGCTCGTCCCCAGTCCTTTTCGACGTTGCCCGGTTGATTCAGCGTCTTGCCACCGTCACCGTAGGTAATCGTGTTGGCAAGAGTCGGGTCGTACTTGATGAACAAGGCACCGAACTTGGTGGCCGCTTCCGCAGCACCCGATCCAGTGGACCCGTCCGAGTTGCCTCTGATTCCAGCACAAACACGGCTCTGAGCGTATCCATACGGCTCGTAAATCTGTTCGTACTTTTGTGTCGGATCGGCAAGGACAGTGTTCACCAAGGTGTAAGCCTCGGCACATTCCTTACCTTGTCCAACGCAGGAACCGATTGCTTGGTAATTGGTAGGTTTGTCCTTACCATTTACCTGGCGAAAGGCGTCCCAGAGGGCAACCTTTTCGACGGCCTTGAATTGTCCGATGATCTTGAAGGCCGGCATCGCGCCCATGATTGCAGCGTGGGCGTTTTTCGTTTCAGTGGTACGCACACCCGGCTCGATCCAGCCGGACTCAATGTGCTGACCCTCATGAGCTTGTGTGTACATTTACTTCACCTGTTTCAGGAGATTCGCAATCCGTTGCAATTGCGGAACCAGTTGATCCTTGTTCACCGCGATAGCTCCGTCAGCCGGAGTGATTGGGATGCCCGCAAGAGACATCTCATTCTGAATCAATTGCTGCACCGCGATCAGTTTCTTGGAGCAGCCGAGTGTTTTCGCGACTTCACTGAAGGCCGACCAGACCTGGCCGTACGTCTTCAAGTCTGCTCGTGTTTTCACAAACACGCTGCCCTGGCC